ATTGTCACATATACCTAAATCAAATTGATGGTGTGAAAGAACAATTAACAAGAGAACCATTTGAATTACCAACTCTTAATCAGTTCCCCACCTATGAAGGTTCAAGACCATCAATAGAATCTTATACTATTGGCGATTTCACACTTAAAAATTACAAATCACACCCAAGTATAAAAATGCCACTTTCTAACTAACTTTTTATTATTTGAGGATATTTATATTAAAGGATAAACCTTAAAGTAAATCAATATGAAGAAATTTTTAGTTTATGAAATAAAAAACAACATTAATGGTAAATCTTATGTCGGACAATATAGTGGATTATCATTTGAAAAATATTTTGGGAGTGGAAAGTTGATTAAGTTAGCCATAAAAAAATATGGGTTAGAAAATTTCTCTAAAACTATTTTAGAAGAGTGTTCTAATAAAGATGAGTTGAATGAAAAAGAAATTTTTTGGATTGATAAACTCAAAACAATTGCAAACGGCTATAATTTAACTGAAGGTGGCACTGGTGGAGATTTATCTGAATTTATTAAGTATGATGAGAATTGGGTTGAAAACCAAAGACTCTCAACAAAAAAGTATTGGGACAATATCAGTGATGATGAAAGAAAAAAAAGAAGTGAAAGTGTATCTGGCGAAAAAAATGGAATGTATGGTAAAGAAGGATTTTGGAAAGGTAAGAAAATACCTAAAGAAATTGTAAAAAAATCATTAGATAATAGAAGAAGTTATGATAAAGAACAAAATCCTAATTGGAAGGGAGGTTTAACTTATGTCTATTGTGAATGTGGTAAAAGAATAGGTTACGGTCACACTCATTGTAATAAATGTAGACCAAGAAGTAATGACGATAATCCATTTTTTGGTAAACAACATTCGGAAGAAACTAAAAATAAGTTAAGTGAAATCAGAAAAGGAACTTATAATGGAGAACAGAATATACCAATAATAATTGATGATGTTGAATACCGTTCTGCTGGTGAGGCATCCAAAATACTTAATCTACCTATGGCAACGATAAGATGGAGGGTTTTAAGTAAAAATAAAAAATTTGACAATTACAAATACAAAGATTAAAATTAAATTAATATGACACACCACAATGTTTGGTTTAAAAGATGGTTTAACCCCACGCTAAGAAAGATATTCAAAGTTGAGATATGTTCTTTAATTGATGGTGAAACTGTGATTGGGTATGGAATAAGAAAATATAAAAAGTTATGTTAGGATTAAGAAAGGTTGAACCTGGTAGATGGAGAAATGATTGGATGGAGTTTTACCCTGGATTCCATAAATGGAATTTAAGATACCTACCAAGTAATGGATTAAATTGGAAATTAGATTTTTGTTTTATTTGGGGTCAATTTTATATGACATTCAAAACAAACAAACCACCAAAATATAAGGATGAAAGACCAAAATATGGATTTTATTTTTATTCGGTAGGTAGTTGGTTTCCTGATTCATTATGGATCCATAGAGGAACAAAAAAAATAAAATGTATTGATTTACCTTGGCAATATGATTGGGTAAGAACATCCAAATTTCTAAAAGATGGAACATGGGCACACCAAACCAAAAAAAATAAAATTGATTTTTATACTCCTGAATGGAAAGAAAAAATCCATAAAGAAACACATAAATACTATTACATTCACGACGATTTGTTCCAAGATACTGAGGCCACTTGTAAGTTAGAGGAAAGAGAATGGAGACCAAGAATGTTCAGGTGGACACGACTTTTTAGAAAAGTAAGACGAAGTATTGATGTTGATTTCAGTAATCCGATTGGGAAAGGTGTTGATTCATATAAAGGAGGAACTTATGGTGCGGGACACGACACTAATAAAGGTGAGACAATTAAACAATGTCTTAAAAGAATGATGAAAGAAAGAAAATTTTAACAACAAAAAATAAATTATGACAGGAAAATACCTAATTACAACAGACAGATATTTTGTCGCACCTGACGGAAAAACTTATACCGCAGTTTGGGGTGATGTTAATATTTTAGAAGACTCCATTCTCGGAGTTAAAACGAACAGAAATAGTGCCAACTGGTATGCGATGGTTGGTAAAAATGGTAAAGAAATTACTATTGCGGGATGTCAAATATTTTACGCTATTAAGTGTGAGGAAAAACCATACACAGAAGACGTGGAAGATTGGACGGTTGATAATGGTAAGTTTGATACATACGTAAGACCAACTAAAATTTACATCGCAGAATAACACTCAACAATTAAAGTTTATTAAATTATGAAAAAAAAAATTTCACAAGAAGAAATTCAAGAAATTGAAAGATTAACAGGGGGAAAAATTGGAACACATACATTTGGACCAAACAACGAAAACACATTGGAAAATTCATTCTTATCGCCTGATGGAACATATATCGGTAGTATTGATGAAGCAAGATGGTATGTTAAAAATAAAATGATGGTTGATGAAAATTATCCCCACGGAGTTGCTGCGGTTATTATCGAAGATACATATGGAACTGATAACCCTGTTATCGAAGGGATGTATGGATACACTCACAGAGGTGGTAGTCTTTTCAAAATCGGAGATAGATTATTTGATGGGGATTATGAACCCGTTAAAGAAGATTACCCTGAAGAACAATGGAATGAATACGAAACAAAGTTCGCGGATTTATATCAAGAAGAAGATGAACTTGGTAGAAAATGGATGGATGAAGACGGAATATCTTATGTAATACCATTCAAATTAAGAGGATCAAAATTGATTGAAACAATGGAAGAAGCATTTGAAGCCGCTAAAAATATGTCAAATTATTTAAGTTAATATTATGAAAACAAAAGTATATTCAGCTTTCCCCGGTGTAGGGAAAACAACTTACTTCAATACAACAGATAGAAATGTATTGGATAGTGATAGTTCAAAGTTTGACAAGAAACATTTTCCTGACAACTACATTGAACACATCGAAAGAAACGTAGAAGATCCAAAGGTTGATAAGATTCTTGTTTCATCACATAAAGATGTAAGAGATGCTCTATTAAAAAAAGGTATTCCATTCGTATTAGTTTATCCTGACAGAAGTCTAAAAGACGAATACATTCAACGATATAAAGAAAGAGGAAATAACGATTCGTTTGTTGACTTATTGGACAAAAATTGGGATAATTGGATGGACGAGATGGATCAAATGGAAGCACCTGAAGGTCAAACTTTATATAAGGTAAAATTAGGTCCGGGTCAATACTTAACAGATGTAATAGATTAAAAAATGAAAGAACAAAACGATTGGAATGATCCCATTTTATCAGATGGAGATTTTCCACAAGTAAACAAAACAAAATTCCAAGTAGGAGACAAGGCAGTAAAATTAAAAGGATATAAGTTTCCTTGCACCATCGTATCGGTATTTAAAACCGTAGAAGGAAATGTTAGAGTCGTAGGAGAAATGGATGAACACGGACTTCTTCACATCTTCAACGAAGATCAATTAGAACGCACCAACTAAAATGAAAAATTTAAAAAAATATACAATCAAAGAAATTTTTATTTCTGAGTTAGGTTATTTGATGGTGAAACTTTATAACAATGAAAAACAAGTTTTTACAACTTTAAATCTTGGTAATTGGAAAGACAATTTAAACTTTGATTTATATAATATAAATCTTGATGAGGTGGGCAAAAAATAAAACAATCAATATTTATTATTAAAACAATAGATATGAAAGTTCTAAAATTAGGATCTAAAGGTAAAGAAGTTGAAGATTTACAAAAATATTTAAAAATTAAGGTTGATGGTGATTTTGGACCAAAAACCGAAGAGTCGGTTAAAAAATTCCAAAAAGAAAATAAACTAACCGCCGATGGTGTTGTTGGTGAAAAAACATGGAATGCCATGGGATTTGGTATTACCACCGACCTTCAAGAAACGACATTATCAACAGAAAAACTGATTATAGATCAAAAATTTTTAGATAAAGACGAATACCTGATAGGACCAACAAAAAAAGAATATTTGTTTTTACATCACACCGCAGGTGGAAACAACCCATACCAAGTTATTACAATGTGGAATAACGATACAAGAGGACGAATTGGAACTGAGTTTGTTTTAGGAGGACAATCTGTTTTTAACGGAAATGAAACTTATGATGGGACAATCGTTCAGGCATTTCCTGAAGGTTGTTATGGTTGGCACTTAGGAGATAATGGATCACAACACATGCACTCACACTCAGTTGGAATTGAGGTATGTAATTTTGGTCAAATTAAAAATGGTTTAACTTATACAGGACAAAAAGCTGACCCAAAACAAATTGTGGAACTTAAACAATCATTTAGAGGGTATAAGTTCTGGCATAGATATTCAGACAAACAAATTGAGACATTGAGATCTTTAATTTTACATATTGCAAATAGAGACAGCATCGACATTCGAAAAGGTTTAATTGAAGAAATCAAAAATAAAGGAGCTTTAGGTTTTGAATTTAATTCTGACGCATATTATGGTAGAGTAAAAGGAATGTGGACTCACACAAACACCAGAAAAGATAAGTTCGACATGTTCCCCCAACAAGAACTTATTGATATGTTATTATCTTTGTAATGTATTAAAAATATTATTTAAACCCCATCTCAACAGGTGGGGTTTTTTGTTTTTACCTATTGACTATGATATTTATTTTTGTTAAAATTTATTAACAAATAAACCCTTAATAAAAGTCGAAACATGAAAAATGTATTTTTTGTAAGTTTGATGTTACTTGGGACTACACTTGGTGTTGTTTCTTGTGGTGAAAAAAAAGAAAACGAAACCACACAAGAAGCAAAATCTGAAGATTCAACAAAAAATGTTGATACTCAAAGTGTAAAACAAGATACACTTGTGCTAGACAACCAGAAATAATAATATGTATCAATTTGGATATTATTTCTCCCCCATCCTGTAAGGTGGGGTTTTTTGTTTGACATTTGTATTTAAATTTGTTATTTTTGTTTTATTATGACAGATCAAGAAATCATTAAATACGGAGAAATACAATACTTAAAGGGTAGGTTAGATGAACTATTCAAAGCTCTATCAACAATAACCAATATTGATAGAAAAAGAAGATTAGACCAACGAATTGAAAAATATTTCAACAAATTAAAAAAAGTTGATGAGGTTGCATTTCATTTATATCAAGTTGAGTTGGTAAACAGACAAAGGTCGAAAGAAAAGTCCAAGAACGAAATCAAAGACCTATTGGAACAAATTCTAATTAATGAAAATATTACAAATGAAGATATTCTTGATAGAATTAAAAAACAAATAGATCTATACTGATGAAAACCAAAATACATGTGAATCAACATCACATTAGGTCTAATAAAACAAAGAATACCGATTTACCTGTTATAACAATCAAACAAGGTAGAAGAAACACATATTGTAATGAGGTTGAAATTCTCGGACCTAGTAGGATTGTTTATTGTGGAAGTGGCGATGAAAAACCACTATTAAGTTGTGGGGCAAGAGTCGTAATAGAAACTGAGAGTGAAATTAAAATAATAAGTTGATGAGCGATAAAAAACCTGATAATGTTTCTGATAACCCTGGTTTATTACCATATGGTAGTAATGTTGGTGCTCCGGCAATAAAGGTCACCAATATGGAACATTGGAAGGAACCAAGAATTATAAATGTCAATCAACAATTTGAGGATAAATTTTTGGAACTCAAAGAGGAGTATGAAAAATTAATTGAAGAATACAGATGGAATGAATTGGTTTACAAAGCAAATTTTAGTTTTGAACCGGTAATTGGTAAAGTTTATCACCTTTATTATTCCTCAGACGAAAAAATATTCTTATCTTTGATATCACCAAATGAATGGAATAAAAAATATATTGGGACTTTTAAATTTAATTATAATAATAAATGGACAAAACTATGAATGCAAACAAAGATTTTGAATTTGTGCTTAGAGTATTAAACTCAAGCGAAAACCGTGAACACATTAAAACTACAGATAAACTGTTTGAAAATTTCAAAAACAAGTGGAAACGAAATATGGAATGTTATGAGCTTGTAGATTACATGTTCAAATATAAAGTAGAAAGAAAAAGAAATAAAAAAAATATATGAAACTTACAATAATTTCAGATACTCACAACAAACATAAACACGTTACCGGTGATTTACCGGGTGGTGACTTGTTAATTCATGCAGGAGACCTTAGTTCTATGGGTTATGAACACGAGATTCGTGAGTTCGCTAAGTGGTACAATGGGTTGGATAATTACACCAGTAAAGTTTTTATTGCTGGTAACCATGATTGGGGATTTCAAAACAATGTTGATAAAGTAAAAGAGATTGTTGGTTTCTATAATAATATAACTTATTTGGAAGATAGTTTTATGGGAATAATTGAAGGAGGGGAACCTGAAGTTAAAATTTGGGGTAGTCCTTGGCAACCTGTGTTTTATAATTGGGCATTTAATCTCCCACGAAATGGTGAGGAATTAAAGTCAAAATGGGATATGATACCTGAAGACATTGATATTCTAATCACTCACGGTCCAGCTTGGGGGTTTTTGGATGATGTTGAAGGTCGTCGTGGACAACACTTGGGTTGTGAACTACTAACAGAACGAATTAAACAAATCAAACCTAAAATTCATATCTGTGGACACATCCATAGTGGTTATGGACATTATTATGATGGACATACTCATTACTTCAACGCATCAGTATTGAATGAACGATATCTTTATTCTCATTTACCTTGGAATATAGATTGGGATCCAATTACAAATGAGGTTAAGTTTTTATAACTTAATCTCATTTTGATATATTTATAATAAAATATATATTATGAATAAGTTTGATTTAACCGAAAAATTGAAAGAAGAATTAAAAAAAAGAAATCTTTGGGAACAAGAAGATGATGAAGATAATGATGATAATGAGTCTGATGATAATCAAGATGACGAAGATTCAGACGAAGATTCAGAAAATCATAACGAAGATTTCTGTGAAATGGTTTGTCAGTTATTACACTCACAAACACAAATTCATATTTTCCATTTAGGGACCAAATCATATGCCGAACATAAAGCATTACAGGGTTATTACGAAGGTATTGATGCTTTAACTGATGGTCTAATTGAATCTTATCAGGGTAAATATGGTCTTTTAACAAATTACAAATCATATAAGAATCAATCATACAAAAACAAAAACCAAGTATTAAAATATTTTACAAGTTTATTAAATATGATTGAAGAAAAAAGAGAATCGGTTGAGGACTCTTACATCCAAAACCAAATTGATACGGTTCAAGAATTGATTTATTCAACAATGTATAAGTTGAAATTTCTTAACTAATCTATTTCGTAAATATTATTTATTACATTCAGAGGATCTCCTTCACAATCACCTTCATAATTTCGGCATAGTTGGTCGACTTCAATCTTGTCGTCAACCTCACTGATATCAAGTAATATTGGTTCTGAATGATATATCATATTAACTTGATCATCGTTCAAGAATGTATCTACAGGTAATGATTTAAGTTCAGGGTTCAAACCAAAAAAATCAATTTCATCTTCTGTATAGTATTCATCACTTGATTCATAGTCACCATTTCCATCACAATAATCACAATCAACTTGTCCATAACCATCACATCTATCACAGCCAAATTCACCTTTACCATCACACCAAGAACATTCAATTTCACCATTTCCTTGACAATCTGAACATGGTTCACCATCTACTTCACCAGATCCATCACAGTTTCTACATTCTTCAGTTCCATTTCCTGAACATCTATCACAATCTACATCACCACTACCATCACATGTGCTACAATATTCAGTTCCTGATCCATCACATTCATGACAAGTTATATCACGATAACCCAAATCTCTATAATGATACATTCCGATGTTTATAAGATTACCACGAACTTTAGAAAAAGAAGATTCAATATCTTTAGTTCGTGAAAAGAAGTAAACCATAAACGCGATCTCTACTTTTTCTATTCTTTTAACATTCTTCAAAAGAAGTTTCAATAGTTCATCACTATTGATATGACTCATAATTTGTTGAACATTCATATCATTATCACCATGTTCATCAACTAAATGATTATAAACTTGTTTTGTGAATACTTTATATTTTGAAGGTTGTAAGGACATTATTTAGTTTTATAAATAAATATTGTATTTTTTAGTTATGAACGAATATCCATCAATTAATAAAGATTTATTTTTCTATTTGGTTAGACACAATAAAGTGTTTTTTCCTCCTAATTCTTTATTTAATTCTAATAAACCCCATGTTGTAGTAGAGGATAGGTTCTTTCAAATTGAGAATAATAAAAAGTATTTGAAAAGAAAGATCTATAATCTAATAGAACAAGAAAAACCAGAGTTAGTAGAGGGAAAAGAAAATATTTCAAAAACTAATAAAACAATTAAGTATTTTTTACAAGAATCAAATAAAATTAAAAAACTATAAAATTATGGCTCACCCGGTGCTTCACGCAAAATCAAATCAAAAAAAATTCGGAGGAAAATGGGAAGATTATATACATCTTCACGAATGGATGGATTCCACTAAATCGTGGTATGGACATTCATTACATAGAATGTGGAGACACCACAGTGAAGGTATATTTGAGGCGGAATCAAAATTTGGGGTTTATTTTACAAATTCTGACGGGAAAGTGGTTTATACAAGATACTGTTTGGAAAGTCATGTCAAAGAAGATTGTGATGGAATTATACCATCGGCATCAGATTGGATGAGAATTCTAATATCAGGTGAAAGACCAACTTGGGCGACAAGATCAAAAAAGTTAGAGTTTGAAGATTAAAAGTATTTATAATAAAAGTTTAGATGGAACTAACAGACAAACAAAAACATGATTTAAGAAGATTTTCTTTGATACTAAATTCCTTGAACATGGAAGATGGTGTAGAATGGGTATATAGACATTATGATGACTGGGAAAGTGATTATCCTGACGGACCTTATTATAGAAATAAAAATGTAAAAGGTGAATTAGATTTTTTACCAGGATCAATAGGACCTTTGTTTGATGAAATAAAAGAAAATTTTGATACTGATCTTTTTTATAATGATTACTACGACAATTACACAGGAGGTCTTCAGATATTTGTAAACGCCGAAAAGAAAATGTTAATTGTGAAATATTATTATTACACAATGATCACAGAGGATAGCAGAATAGAAAGATCATTCAAAGAATTATCTGAAACGACTAATCCATGGAGAAGGGGTGAAAGAGAATTAACCAAACTTACAAATGAAGACTTTTTAAACAGAATGAAAGAAGAATACGGTTCTTATGTTGAATTGAAATATGATGGTAGTGGTGATAGTGGGTGGATTGATGATAATGTAGATAGTGATAAAGGAAGTAAAGTTTCAACTAATCAACTTGAAGATATTGCGTATGAGGCTTTAGAATTGTTTCATGCGGGATGGGAAATCAATGAAGGATCAAGCGGGACAATGACATTTAATTTTGAAAATCAAACTTTTACTGTTGAACACTATCAAAATATTGAAGATGAAGCTGAAGACTTCTATAAATCTTTTTCCTTTGCTTAAATGAACAAGTTAATTAAAGAAGAAATACTAAGAATAAATGAGTTAATGAATACAAAAATTCTTAACGAATCGGAATATAAAGAATGCTCAAGATTTTCAGATTCTCCACAGAAATTACTTGTTTGTAGAAAAATCGCATCACTTAAAAGTTGGTTACACAAAGACGATGGATTTGGAATGAAAAATGTTATAAATAATAAAATTGAAGATTTAAAAACCGACATTCCTCAAAACTTAAAACAACAATTTATTCAAGGGGCAAACTTATTGTATTCACTAAATAAAATAAATGAAAGACAAAGGGATTACTTTATAGATAATAAAGTTAATTCAGCTAAATTGGTATACATAAACGGTGATTGGCAATTAATTAATAAGTTAAACACAAACTATTCTGATTTGGCAGAAATGTTAACAGATATGATTTATAAAGGTGGAGATAGGGCTAGACCAATAATTCAAAATATTATTAGAGATCCTAAAGCTGCTTTGTCATCAATACAACCCAAAATAATAGAATTAGTTGATAAGTATTTTGAGGATCCTAATGTGTTAATTGACTATACAAAAAATATAGAAAGATCAACATCTATAGGTGAAATTGCTGAAAAACAAGTTGAAGATAAGTTAATCACAAAAGGTTTTACAACCGATTACGCTGGAGGTAATGGCGATCTAATCGATATGTCTTTTGGGACAGATTTAATCATGACATCACCGGAATACGGGACAAAAACAATCCAAGTAAAAAATTCTGAAAAGGCTTGGAATAAGTCTGATGAATATCCTTACGTTGATTGGGTTATAATTTCAAACCCTTTTACCATTTATGATAATAAAACAAAGGAAGTTGTTGAATTATGAAAATAATAATATCAGAACACCAATTTAATTTTCTTAACGAAAGTGATGTTAATAGAAATATTGATGCTATCAAAAAGTATTGGAAAAGTGAATTGAAAAAAGGAAATCAAATTAGATTTAATAAAGACGAACTTGAATATTGGGGTATTATTAAAACTTCAGATGAAATACATGCTCAATTAGCATTTCAGATATTAGTTGGAGATGAGGAGTTCGCTAAAAAATTCATAAACAAATTATTAAATAAAACATTTTCAACAAAAGACTTTAGTGATAGAATTGTAGGTGGTTATGATTTTGAATGGATTATTACTCAAATGAATTATCAAGATTTTGATTTCTTTTTGTATGGTCAAACACTACCAGGTGGAACTGTTAGTCTAATTATGATGGATGGTAGAAATCTGACTTTACAGGAAGCTTTAGAAGACGAAGATATTGGTTGGGAAATTCAAGAGGAAGTTAACAACGTTGTTCAGGACTGTATGAACGAAATAATTTTACCGGCCACAGGTTATGATGTAGAAGTTCCGGTTATTTATATTGCAGAAGAATGAAAATAATAATTTCAGAACGACAACAAAAGTTATTAACCGAGTCAAAAAAACTTGAGTCGGCACAAAATCTTATTGATCAGGCATTTGAGGAATTAAGAGAAAACTGTGAAAAAAATTGGGTTGAACAATATGCTTGTGATCAAATGGAAACCGTTGAAGAGATTAAAGTTGTTGCATCTGAAAAAGGATCAGCGACCACAAGAGGTCAAAAAACTAATTTTTGGTTGATTGAAGTTGACATATATTATTCATCATTAGGATATACACCTTTTGAAGATTTTATTTATCAAATCCAATGGGAAGTTAGAGAAATTGTCGGATCAAGAAATATTATTATAACCATCCGAGGTACTATAAACTCAAACAAAGACCTAAACTGGTAATGAAAATAATAATATCAGAATCACAATATAATTTACTTTTAGAATCAAAGTTGAAACAAAATCTTAAACAGGAAATTAAAGATTTTGGAGTAAAAGATACTGCTGAACTTGTTAATGGTTTCGATAATTTAATGGAAATTTTAAACATAAATTCTCCGATGGATTTTTTACATTTGTTTGATGACTTGGATGTTGTTCAAAGTGAAATGGACCCTGATTGGACTTTATTTCGATATAAACCAAAACATAATTTGATGGTTCACAATAGAAAAAATAGAACTGTTTTCATTAATTACGAAGAAATTTGGAAACCTTTATTTGATACTGGTCTTTTCGATCCTGACATAAAGGAACTTACAAAAGAGTGGTTGTCTAGTGTCTACAACTTAAGGGGAGTCACAACCGAAAGGTTTTATCAAGCTTCTCCATGGTTAGTTGTCTAGTGTCTACAATTTAAAAAAATAGAATATGAAAATAATAATTACAGAATCACAAGTTAGTCTTCTCAAAGAAAATTCCATTGTGGATATGGATCTTCAACAACTATATGACAGGGCCATAAAATTAAAAAAAGTGGTTTCTAAAAATGTCCAAAGAGAGTTGGAAGATTATTCTTGGTTTGATGGATTACAGGTAAGTATTGATAGAGATTGGGGAGGACTACCTTATTATTTTTTTAACATAAAAACAAATTTGTCCCTAACAGAGGATGAATTTTATAGTCAAGAATTAGGTGATGAAATTTATGATAAAATTGGTGATGTTTTTGGTCACTTTTTTCCAGAGGTTAATAAAAATACACAATATAACTTAACTGGTGTTTGGGATGCTTCTATAACAGACAGACATGGTTATGTAACTCACATTTAGAACTATTTATTTAATATGAAAATCATCATTTCAGAAGATCAACAAAAAGTATTACTTGAATCAAAACAAATTGATTCAGTTCAAAATCTTGTTGATATGGCGGTTGAAGATTATGTTGAAGGTTGTTCTAGAAGACATGCATTTAGAAATCTTGAACTTGCACTTTGTAAAGGGTTCAAGAACGGAACAACAAAACTTAAAGTTTTAGAAGTAAAAAAAATACACGACCATTATGATGTAAAACTTTCTATACACACAGATCAAGAATGGTTTCAAAGAGCGGACTTTCAAGATTTTGAAATCACATTAATACTTAAAGTTGCAAATATAATAGGAACACACAAATATGGGTTTGATATTAAGGACATGGAATTAAATGATCGTGATGAAGAAGTGATTTCTGAAAGTCGTGAAATGAGTACTAAACTAAGACGAAGATTTAGTGAACTTGAAAAAATTGGAGAGTCAATAGAGTATCAAACTGAAATACAAGATCCATGTGATTTTGAGGATGAGAATGACTATGCTGACTATTGTATTGGACAAGGACTTTATTTTTATTACAACGATGATGAAGATGAAGACTATGAATATCCACCAGACGAAATGGTTGAGGTTAGAGATGAGGTAGAAGAATATTTAGAAGAAAAATACCACAATTATTTAGTAGATATTTATAATGACTTAGTAGAAAACTGTAACTAATGAAAATACTATTAACAGAAAAACAGGCCGATAGAATATTCAACGAAAAGATTGAATGCGAAAAGTGCGAACACTCTTGGAAAAAAGAAAATGATGACAAACATCCATTTCTTTGTCATGATTGTGGGTGGGACCAAAAAAAAGGTCTTTACGATAAAGAAAACTTATTTAAGTTTTGGAAAGGAAAATTATCTAAAGAACCAATTGAAGAAAAGTGGTCTGAAAAATATAAAAGATCAATCAACTGTAATAACCCAAAAGGTTTTAGTCAAAAGGCTCATTGTCAAGGGAGAAAGAAAAAATAAAATGGAGTTTAAACAAGTTAAAATTTCTTCTAATTTATCAGAATTTTTTTCTGATAATTTCAAAAAAAAATGGAATTTAGTTGATTATTACGATACTAATAAACCGGCAATTTTTTTTGGTTTATACACAAATACAGATAGATTGTTTTTGCAAAATCATAAAGGAAAAAGTTTGGTAATTTGGGGAGGTTCTGACTTAGATAGACCAAAATCTTTAAGTTTAGTTAAAAACTTAGTAGATATTGGTTCATGCTATACTTGGGTTTATCCAGGTTTTTTTTCGGAAGTATTAAGTAAATACAAAATAAAACATAAAAAAATTTTTGTTCCTATAAAAAACTATGACGAGTTCCAACCAATTGAATGTGGGGATAAAATTTACGTTTATAAAGGAATTTTAGGCAACAGAAAAGATTATTTTAAATGGGACGAGGTAATCCAACCAATAATAAACCATTTTGGTAAAGATAATATTTTGTATACTCAAAACGAAACAATTGAAACTTTAAAAAATAAATTTTATAAAAATTCTTTTGTGTATATTAAACCAAATGAAAAAGGTGGTTGTACTACCATGTTCGAAATGGCTTATATGGGAAGAAAAACAATAGGTTTAGGGTTTGAAAACTGTGAATTTTTTTCTACCTATAAAAACACTAACAACCTAATCCAACAAATCGAAGATGAATCAAAAAAAATTGGTAAAATAAATTATAAAACTTCAGAGTCTATAAAAAATACCTTTATTTCGGATAATTCTTGGTTATACTCTAACTATTATGAATAATGTTTTTTGTGAGGATTTCCGAGTAGGTAAAAATACTTTTATTTCACCTAAGGCAACTATAAAAGGAATAAATGGTAATGCAAAAAAAATAACAATAGGTGATAATACTTATATCGGCGACAATGTTCAAATAATAATTGATGAATTAGAAATTGGTGATTATTGTAAAATACACCATCACACAAATATTCATGGTTATTTACCTATGAAAATAGGACATAACGCATGGATTGGACAAGGTTGTATAATTGATTCTATAGGTGGAGTTACTATTGGAAACAATTGTGGTATTGGTGCCTATTCTCAATTGTGGAGTCATATTAAGTATGGGGATCCTTTAATTGGTTGTAACTACAACGATAATAAACCTTTGACAATTGGGAATGATGTTTGGTTTGTTGGTCATTGTATTGTTTCACCAATACACGCAAAAGATAGATCAATGGCCTTGGTTGGTAGTGTAATAACAAAAGATATGGAAACAGATCAAGTTTACGCCGGAAGTCCTGCAAAAAATATAACTTCTAAAGTTAAACCACAATTTACCGACATAACTTTACAGGAGAAATGGGATTTAATAAAAAAAATACCTAAAACTGATGATATTGAAATTGTTGAGTCAAATAGTGAAATTATTTGTAACAAAAAAAGTTATTTTAATATAAATGAAAGAACCTACACAAAAAAAAATACAGATACTGAAATTGCCTTTATGAAAAAGTTACAATCTCAATTAATAAAATTTGTACCAAAATAAAAAATATGCCAATAAAAGAACATAACCCATACAAAATAGTAAAAATGTTTGAAGAAGAAATTGCTTCTTACACTGGTGCTAAATATGCAATATCTGTTGATAGTTGTACAAATGCCTTATTTTTGATGTGTAAATATCATCAAGTTAAAGAAGTTACGATTCCCTCAAAAACATATTTATCTGTCCCTATGAGTATAATTAATGCTGGTGGTGAAGTTATTTTTGATAAAAGGGAAATTACAAATCATTGGAGCGGTTTATATCAATTAAAACCATATCCAATTTATGACTCAGCAAAAAGATTAACATCAAACATGTATATTCCTGGTTCTTATATGGGTTTATCTTTCCATATAAAAAAACAACTTGGTATTGGAAAAGGAGGTATGATACTAACGGACGATGAAGTGGCCGCAAAGTGGTTTAAAAAGGCAAGATATGAGGGTAGAAGTGAAAAGTTTTATAAAGAAGATAATATTGAAACAATTGGTTGGAATATGTATATGACACCACAGGAAGCTGCTCATGGACTTTGCCTTTTACAAAATTATCCCGAAAACAATATAGATTTAAATGAAATAAATGGATATAGAGATCTAACTGATTTCCATATTTTTAAAGATTGTAAAGTAATTAAATAAAATGAAACATTCTGTAATTGTAACAGGATTCAATTGTGAGTTATATGCCGAAGAGTGTATTCGGTCAATTCTGAATCAAACATATGATAATTTTGAAATATTAATTTATAATGATGGGAGCGTTGATTCTACCAAAAAAGTTTTAGAGCAATTCAAATCAAATAAAAATATAAAAATATATAACAATGAAACAAATATGGGTGCATTATATGGTAGGTATAACTTAAATAAATTAGCACAAGGTGAAATTGTTTCTTTTGTTGGTTTAGATGATAAATTAAGTTTAGATGCTTTGGAAATAGTTACTAATTATTATACACCAGAAATAAAAATGACATACGGCAATTGGGTTGATATGGACACTAATGTTGTTTTTGAAGTTGAAGAATACAGTGAAGAAACTTTTGAATTAAAATTATTTAGAAAAACAAAATGGAAAGCTACTGCTTTAAACACTTTTAGAAAAAGTTTGATTGATACGATACCTGAAACTATTTTAAAAATGGACGGTAATTTTTTTACAAATTGTACAGATTTGGCATACAGTTATCCATGTTTGGAACAGTGTTCAAAAAAAGAAGTGTCTGTAATAAAAGAACCAATTTATATTTATAGAAAAAATCACCCTAATACTACTTTAAAAAGACTAGGAAGAACAAATAAAAATATGGTTAGAGAATATATATCTAAACAAAAAATTTTTAAAATTTAATTCTCTATGGGAAACCAAGTATTTGACTACTGCATCATAATCACCACTTTTGATAGACAGTTGGCACTAAAAAACCTTTTAAAAAAAATTTTACATCAAAAAGGGGATAAAAAAATTCAAATCGTAGTTTTTGATGACGGAGGTAAAGAAAATCTTATTAATTACGATGAAAATATAAAATATATAAAATTTTCAAATAATCACGGTAAAAAAAAGTTTTGGTATATAATCGATCAGACTTTTAAATATATAAGGAATATTGAATCAAAATATTATATATACTTACAAGATGACTTATTAGTGGATGATAATTTTATTTTAGACGTTACAAATTTATATGAGAATTTAAATGACCACAAAAAAATTTCTTTGGAGTTTAGAACCGATGTAAGAACAAAAAGACCAAATTGGTCAAACTTTACACCAAACATAATTGACAATTACATTCAAACACAATGGGTTGAATTAGATTTTATTGCGGAAAAAAAATTCTTTGAGGTTTTAGATTTCAAAATTAACCCCATTTCAGAAAACAGATGGAACAAAGACCCAAATTTAAGTTCAGGGGTTGGATACCAATTAACAAAAAGGTTAAATGATTTAGGTTATACAATGTATCATACCAAAGTATCATTAGTTAAACATGGTTTTGAAAAATCAAAAATGAACATTAACGAAAGAATGGTTAATGACTTAAATATTTTTTAAGATGAGTAAAATTGTTGTGAATATATCATCATACAAAAGAAATGATGGTTTAGAAAAAGTAATAAATTCGGTAATTGAAGATTGTGACAAAATAAACGTTGCCTTAAATTCTTATGAAGGTGAAATACCAAAATTTCTTTTTGACAATAAGATTAATATTTTAATAACTGACAACTCAAAGGGAGATGCTTATAAGTTTTATTTTTTAAATAATACCGAAGATGCTTATTACATTACATTAGACGATGATATAATTTACCCTAAAAATTTTATAAAAAAAATCATTCAAAAATGCGACTTTTACGAAAGAAAAAAAGTAATTACTTATCATGGAAGAAATTTTGAAAATTTCCCTATACAATCATATTACAAATCCAAATCAAAAAGATATCATTTTTTACAAGAGGTCTCGAAAGACACAAAAGTGCAATTTGGAGGAACAGGATTGATGTGTTTTCATACCAATTTACTTAAAATACCATTTGAATATTTTATATTTCCAAATATGGCCGATGTTTGGTTAGGAAAATATTGTATGGAAAATAAAATTGAGATTATTTGTTTGAAACACCTAAAAGGTTATATACAATATATACCACAAAAAACCACAATTTATGATGTAGAATCTAAAAATGATTTTATACAAACACAAGTTGTAAATTCTATTTTTAATAAAACGATTAACTTAGAAAATTTAAAAAACTATAATAAAAATAATTCGTTAGAACAAATTCCTAATATATCAATTCCGCAACCAACTCCACCACCACATGAACCGGTAAAAATTGAAAAAACTTTAGAAATAAATAAAAAAACAATTGATTACCAAAAAGTTAATAGAATATTTTCAAATTTACAAAATAATACACAACAAAAACCACAGGTTAATACAAATAATCTGAAACTTAATTCAAAACAAATTTCAACATTTAATAAAAAGAAATTCAGATGAGTTTAAGTGTTATTATACCAACTTATAAAAATGTTATTTTTTTGGATGAACTTTTTTTATCTATAGAAAATAGTAGATATGATAATGAATTTGAAGTTTTGATTGGAATTGATAATTGTTATGAAACGATCGATTACATTTATAATAAAGAATTTCCAAAAAACTTTAAGTTTTTTTTCTTTTTGGAAAATCAAGGTCCCTATCTAATTAAAAATACTTTAGTTGAAATAAGTCAGTATAATAAAATTTTGTTCTTTGATTCTGATGATGTTATTCTGCCAAATTTATTTGAGGAAATTGACAGTCAATTAAACATATATGATTTGATCAAACCAAAATATATTGATTTTGAGGATAAGAACAATCAACGAGAGTTCAAACAACAAAAAAATACATTTGGTGAGGGAGTTTTTGGGATTAAAAAAGACATATTTTTAAGTATTAATGGATTTGAGGGATGGAGAGTTGCCGCAGACTCAGATCTTATGTCTCGACTATATAAAATGAATTTAAAAATATTACATACGAATCATATTCTATTTCATAGAAGATTACACAAAAATTCTTTAACAATTCATCCTGAGACAAACTTATCATCAAAAATTAGGGCTAAATATTTTTTCATTAGTAAAAATAAACCAAAACATTTTTTAAAATTGGAGGGGCTCAAAACGAGTGAATATAAAGTTGTTGATATTGAAAATAAAGAATTTACAAAATCTTTGATTGAGTTAAAAGAAGAACACGAAATAACCGAATATGAGAAAAAAAAGTTGAAACACGAATCTATTTCTACGATTTTTTCTAATCAACCAAAAAGAGATATTCCGAAAGAACCAAAAAAAATAAATTATGATGCCATTAACAACAACAGATCGATGTTGTATCATCCTAATTTGAACTCTGCCTTAAAAAAGGCAAAACTTGATAATTTGAAAAAAAAATTTAGATAGAATAATATTTTTTCTTATCTTTGTTTTAATGAAACACCCAAGAAAGGAAGGAAAGGTAATTAGTGATAAGGACATTAAGTTTGTTAAAAAACTTTTGAAAAAAAATCCTATTATTTTTGAAAGTAATATTCATATTAAAGATGATTGCTTGGTTGAAATCACAAATATTAGAAAATATGCGAATAGTTGGTATTATGGTTCTAACGCTAAATTTGTGTATGAAGTGGATGTCAAAGTTAAAAAAAACGATTCTTCCCGTTGGTGTAACTACACAAACACTAACTATAAAAACAGAAGAATAAGATCTTGGAAAACGGAACAACTATTTCGAGAAGAGTTATGTTATTTTAACATTATGGACTTTTGTATATCAAAGATTTCCTACGAATAGAATTCGTCTATATTTATAGACATGAAAGTTTCACTTACAGAAGAACAATTTCAAAGAATCCAAACTAAATTCGTTTATGAAAGTATTATAGATGACATGGTGTTCAAACTATCATTAATCATAGAGAATGATGGTAAAACCGAACCAGACATGGAATGGGACTTTGAAAATGTTAAAAAGGATATTGATTTAGCAAAATCTTGGGTTCAAACAAAAGAAGATGCCAAAGAGTTTTTACAGACTTTGTCTAATAAAATAAAAAACCTACCTTCTCAAATTAAAAGAAAAATTATCAAATATGTGATTTTTTCTTTAATTGGTCTTATTAGTATTGGACAAATAAAAAATTATTTAGAACCACCACTTGAAACTGCAGTTAAACAAGAAAAAGAAATTATTAAAAATGTCGTTAAGGATTTAAGGATTAGAAAGTCATCAGACAAATTATTAAATCATTTAAAATGGGAAGAAGGTTCAATAATCCATAAAGGTGAACCAGTATTAACGGCTTATAATCTTGGTGATGGTGCAAAAACAATTGGTTATGGTCATGCTGTGTTTCCTGATGAAGAAGAATCGTTTGAATTTCTTCCAAGATATAATAAAATCATTTCAGGTAAAACCAAAATCACAAAAGAACAAGCAGAAACACTACTTAAAGACGATATTAAAGAGGCAGAAAGTATTATCAATAGAATACTAGATCAGTGGGAAGAACAAGGAATTACGCCACCAATAACTCAAAGTATGTATGATGCAATGGTGTCTATGGCATACAACATGGGACCTGGTATTAGAACATCCGATTTTATCCAATATGTTAAACGAGGTGATTTGGAAGGGGCAAAAAAGGAAATACTAAACACAAGTTCTCACATGTTTAACGAATACCCTGGTTTGAAAACAAGACGAGAAAGAGAATATAAAATGTTTGGGTAATGGATAACGAAAAAATATTAAAACTATTCAAACATTTTGCAGGTGATCCTTTGGACATACATGGTTTGGTTGTTACACCCGTTAAAGTAGAACCATCTGTTAGAAGAAATGGTAGAACTAACATGTATTTCAGAGTTCAAAACCCGAATGATGTTTCATATTTTTCACCAATTGTTGGGGATTATATTTATGATGAAACAGAAGACTTTGGGGATTTTGTAAATGAAAAAATTGATGTGTATTTTGTACCAAACTTTAAACAAGGAATTTATTTAAATGAAGAATTAAAATCAAGAATTCAAAAAGTGTTTAATTCCGTTAAAGAGATTAATTTTACATTAGGAACTCCTTTTATTGGTTATGAAAGATACAAATTATTTATTGAATCAGTTGGTGTATCAACAAGTTATTGGGATAATGAAAGTTTTGGTTTATACAATAATGTGAAAGTAGTAAGAGCCGAAAAAGATGGTGAGTGGTGGGATCCTAAAGTTGTTGTAAGTGAATATCTTAATGACTTTCTACCTGACAAAGAAAGTTACTGGGAAACAGAAAATCTTTACCCCCAAATTGACAACATCTTAAACAATTATCCCCTATTTAGGGATCCATACGGCAACAATTTAGGTTACTACGATACCAAGTTTATCCAATAACTTTTTTTGATCTTTTTTTACGGTGAAAAGAAATCACAAATCTGTGAACTTCATTTTGAACTTCAGCAAGCAAAAATCCAAACTCATTTCGTGGAATATCAAATGACGACCCGTCAGTCAAGTGGATTGTTTGAGATTGGTGTTTGTCGTTTTTGGAAATAGAAATCAAATCAATACGAGATAACAAACCAAGAGATTCAAATACTTGTTTTGCAACACCCAACTGACCTTTACCACCATCAATAACAACAAGTGAAGGTAACTCTTGTTTTTCGTTCAAAAGTCTTGTAAAACGACGAGAAAGAACTTCAGTGAATGAAGCGTAGTCATCAGGACCCTCAACAGTTTTGATGTTAAACTTACGGTAGTTTGACTTATCAGTTTTACCATTCTTGTAACGAACAAGAGCAGACACTTGACAGTCACCACTAGTGTGAGAATTGTCAAACGCCTCAATCAAAGTAGGAACATTGATAAGACCCAAAGATTCTTTAAACTGACGAGCAACATCATTATACTTTCTAACACGAAAAGGTTCAAGTTTCTTTTGAAGTGAATCAACAACAGAGATTTTAGTTTTGAACTCTTGAGCTTTCTCAAACTCCATAGAATCAGAAAAATATTTCATAGACTTTTTCAAACGACTACGAACCTTGTCAAACTCAAAAGAAAATACTTCTTTCATCTCACTTACAATCTTCTTGTAGGAGAACTTTAGAATGTTTGAAATACAAGGTGCATTACAACGACCAAGATGAAACTCCAAACAAGTTTTGAACTTTTCGTTTGAAATGTTTTCTTCAGTCAAGTTGTAAGAACAAGAACGAAGATTGAAGATGTCGTGAACCATTTCATAGATCTCATAACAAGAGTTGGAACTTGTAGACTCAAGAAGGATCTGACCTGAAAAGTTAGAAGGATTACAAACTTGTAAACGAGGGAACTCCTCATCACTCAAAGTAATAAACCAACGACGAGATCTGTCGTCTTTTGCTTTGATGTTGTATTTTGGTTTCAAAGACTTGATAAGTTCGTCCTCCAACAAAAGAGCCTGTGACTCATCGTTAGTAGTCATGAACTCAACATCACGGATCTCACTCACAAGAGAAGTAGTCTTGATATCCTTGTGATTTTTTTGAAAGTAAGACTTCACTCGTTTCGGTAAAAACTTTGACTTACCCACATAGATGATCTGACCCTTCTCATTTTTGAAAAGGTAACAACCACTTGATTGGGGAATGTTTGAAAGTTTCTCTGTAATCACAATACAAATATAGTGAAAATCTTTCAAATAATAACATAAACATCATAAACTTTCATTGGCCCAAACCTAATTATTTTTTTGTCGTATTTATGTGTATGAAACTAATATCTTTTATAGTATCTATATTTCTATTTTTCATTAGTTTATCACAAACTCAAACCGTAACTTTTAATTATACAGGTGCTGTTCAAACATGGGTTGTTCCACCTTGTGTTACTTCTATCAATGTAGTCGCCGCAGGAGCAAAAGGTGGAGGTGCTATTGGAGGAAACGGAGCAAGAATAACCGCAACAATAGCCGTAACACCAGGTCAAACTCTGAATATATATGTTGGTGGAATGGGGACATGTGGAAATAATTCAGGAGGATGGAATGGTGGAGGAACAGGATATGCTTCTAACCCTGCGAATGTAACATATAATTCTTGTGGTGGTGGAGGTGCAACTGATATTAGAATTGGAGGAACCGCACTTGCAAATAGAGTAATTGTTGCAGGAGCGGGTGGTGGTAAAGGTGGAGGATCAAACACAAATACACCTGGTGGTGGAGCCTTATGTAATAACGGAGCAAACGGAGGAAATACCTTTGGTGCTGGCGGTGGAGGAGGAACACAAGTTGCAGGAGGAAATGGTGGTGCTCCTTGGGCAGGAACACCTCCTGGTGGTCAAGCAGGAACATTAGGTCAAGGTGGAAATGGTGGATTTTGGCAAACGGCATCAGGTGGCGGTGGCGGTGGCGGTCGTTATGGCGGTGGCGGTGGAGGAAATGATGGATGTTGCACTGGTGCTAACGGTGGAGGTGGTGGCGGTGGAGGATCTTCACTTGTCCCTGTTGGAGGAACTTGTTTACCCACAAACAACACAGGACACGGATATTTAACAATCACTTACACACCCGTTAATTTGGTGGTTAACCCAACCTCAACAAATGTCACATGTTTTGGATTATGTGATGGAACCGCAAACTCAAATGTAACAACACCAGGGGCCACTTTTCTTTGGTCACCGGGAGGACAAACAACCCCTTCAATATCAAATCTTTGTCCTGGCACATATACCGTAACGGTAAATATAAGTGGTTGCACAGCAACAGGATCTGTAACTATAACCCAACCTAATCAAATATTGTTAGGTCCAATAAACCATAATTAAAATAAAAAAATGAAAAAATTATTTGTATTACTATTCATGTTTTTGACTACAACACTTTTTGGTCAATTAACAACAAACAATCCCGACACAATTTGTTTTCAATCAGGAACCCTTTCTCAATACACCGTTACTTCAGTTGGTAATGGAAACTATAACTGGACAATCCCTGCGTGTGCAACAATCCAATCAGGGCAAGGAACAAATACAATATTTGTCAATTGGTCCAATTGTCCTGCGGGTCTTATCAATAATGGTGTGTCGGTTACTTATACAAGTCCTCAAGGGTGTTTTTCACCAGCGGTTAACCTAAATGTTTTAATTTATAATGTTGTTCCAACAATAACTCAAATTGGACCATTTTGTTCAACAGATCCATGTGTTCCTTTAGTTGGAACTCCTGCGGGTGGGATTTGGTCGGGACCTGGTGTTGTTAATGGTCAATTCTGTCCTCAAACTGCGGGAGCAGGAACACACACAATATCTTATTTATATTCAAACGGAGGATGTTCATTTTCAACAACAATAAACGTAGTTGTAAACCCATTACCAACATTAACACCAATATCACATAACTAATGAAACAATTATTGTTTTTGTTTTTATTTTTTAGTTTAACTTGTTTTTCACAACAAGAATTTGAAATATGTGAAAGTTCAAATACCGTGACATATTCAACTTCAATTGATATGAGTGGAACTATTGAATGGTTTTTGAATGGTTTCAGTTTAGGAAACGGAAACGATATGAGTATTACATATAGTCAACCTGGTGATTATCAAATAGTGGCGGTTGGTTATAATGATTTAGGATGTCCAGGTCCACCTGTTGTGTATAATGTGAGTGTAACAAAATGTGATCCCTTAATTTATTGGGTCCCAAATTCTTTTACACCCGATAATAATGAATTTAATCAAACGTGGGGACCAGTAATAACAAGTGGGATTTCTTTAGAAAACTTTGAACTTACGGTTTATAATAGGTGGGGAAATATTGTTTGGCAAAGTAAAAACGCAAATACAAATTGGGACGGAACATATAATGGTAGTTTTGTTCCTGATGGAACATACTCTTGGATTATGAAAATTGACTTATTAGACTCTGATGAATTGAAAGTTATTTCAGGTTTTGTTACTATTATCAAATAAAATTGATATATGGAAATAACTAAAATAAATTATAAAGAAGTTTATGAAAACTTCAAGGAAGTAAAACCAGATCTTTTAGATGAATATGCGACTTACTACGGATGTTATATCAAAGACAAGTTAGTTGGAATTGTTTCTTATGTTGAACATGATTCAGTTATTTATTTGTGCCATGCTTATGTTTTAGAAGAGTATAGAGATAGGGGAATCTACAAATTACTTTGGAACTATAGAGATTCAAAAATACATGATACAGAAAAAACAATCTATGCTCACTGTAATGTTGATAGTTTGAAATACTTTATTAACAACGGTTTCTCTATTGAGAAAGCACTTTTCAAAGTTGTTAAAAACAAATAAAAAAGTTTCAATATTTTCTTTTTTATGTCATTTACATTTACTATATTTTAGTATATGTTAAGACATCAAAACCCAATTCAAATTAAAGCGACAACAACAGGATTTGCTTCACCAGCAGAAACCTATGTTGATAAAAGGTTAGATCTAAACGACTTAATTGTTAAAGATCATTATACAACATTTTATTTTAAGTATTCAGGACCAAGTGTGTTTGGAATTAACCAAGGAGATACAATTGTAATTGACCGAACTGAGGATCCAAAAGATGGGGATTTGGTAGTTTTAACAGAAAAAACACACTTCAAACTTAGAGAATACAAAGGACAAAAAAACTTATGGGGAAAAGTAACATGGATATTAAAGAAAATGTAAGAAAGATTGGAATTATTGACTGTAACAACTTTTATGTTAGTTGTGAACGGTTATTTAACCCTGAGTCAATTGGAAGACCTACCGTTGTATTATCAAACAACGACGGATGTGTGATTGCCAGATCTCAAGAAGCAAAAGATCTTGGAATTAAAATGGGTGAACCATTTTTCAAGAGCCGTGAGTTCATGGACCAACATAGATTTTGCGTCTATTCATCAAATTATAACTTGTATGGTGATATCTCAGATCGGGTTATGAAAGTGATTGGTGAGTTTGGAAATGACATTGAAGTGTATTCTATTGATGAAGCTTTTGTTGATTTTTCAAACATTCCTCTTGAAGATCTAACAGAAACATTATTGGGAATCAAAGAAGAAGTAAGAAAGAAAGTTGGAATCCCTGTATCTATCGGTGTTGGTCCGAACAAAACCTTAGCTAAACTAACATCTTATTTAGCTAAACAACAGCTAAACTATAATGGTGTGTGTTCATACTGGGACTTACCAAACTTTAGAAATATTTGTTATGGAATTGATGTAGATGAAGTTTGGGGTATTGGTAGAAAATGGGCAAAAAAATTAAAAAACATCGGTGTTGAATCGGTAGGTCAGTTTATTAACACAAACGAATATACTGTTAGAAAGTTGATGAATATCAATGGTGTAAAAACACAATTGGAGTTAACAGAGATGTATTGTTTTCCAATTCAAAAAAAATCCAAACCAAAGAAGAATATCGCTTCCACTCGTTCATTTGGAAAAGATGTACAGGACTTTGATCAATTGGGTGAAGCGATGTATACCTACATTAAAAACGGTGTAAAAAAACTAAGTCAAAACAAATTGTTTGCAAATAAGGCAACCATATTTGTTTCAGGAAACTATCATAAAGGAGATAAGTATCACCATTCTAAAACAATCAAACTACAAACCCCAACAAGAGATCCCGATCTTATTTGGTCTCAGATTCATGAACAATACAAAGTTCTTTGTAATAAATCTGAAAAATATAAAAAGTGTGGAATTGTTTTTAATGAACTAACTCCCGACACAATTATTCAAACCTCTTTATTCAATGATGAGGTCCAAGTTGTTGAAGCACCACAGAATGAAACTCATGAGTGGGAAATGAGACAAGACTATATTACTCAAAAATATACTACATCTTGGGATGAACTCCCTTATGTTTTTGTGTAGAAAAGTATTTGAATGTAATTGTAAAACTTATTCGAAAAATCTTGAAGGAAAATGAACCTAGATTACCCAAAAAATTATGAACCAAAAATCAAAATAAAAGTTGAGAGTAAAAAAACTTATAACAAAGGGAAAAAACTAGCTTATTAAATTACTAATTAAATAGTTACATATTTTTTAAAACCATCTCCAAAGTATATATAGACTCTTTATCTTTTTTAGTTTGGATCTTTTTAGATTTCAAATAAGATAGCGAATCCATAATTTCTTGTTTTTTAGAAGTTGTAGGCTTTACCTCTTTGACGGAAGTTGTGTTTGAGTTCAAAACTTTTTTAACACTCGGAGTTTGTGAAGGTAAATTTGTATTATATAACAAATTATAAATCTTCGCCGCAGTCGTAGTGTCCTTAGCAAATAAATAAATGAGAAAAAATTTAAATATCTTATACATCCAAACAAATTTAAAATAAACCAATTTCTTCAGCTTCCTCAACAGTTAGATTATCCAAACCGATTTTTAACATAGAGAAAAACTCCAAAACGGAAATATCAACACTTTTTTCTTCTTCAACTATTTCAACATAATCAGGTTCTTCATCAAACTCAAACATGCTATCTTCAAAACGTGAGTCAATAAACTCATAAATGCGGTCGGTAATTTTGTTCATCTTCATACAACAAAGATACAATTTTAAATGAAATAAATTACTTTTTTCATAAATAAATTTTCTAAAGTATTTATATGATATGAGAGATTTAATAATTCAAGTAATAACTGAAGAATCTAAAAAACTACTTAAAGAAAGTGGTATCAGAGATATTAAAAAACTTTCCAAAAGATATCAAATGGCCAAAATCTATTTTCATCAAGATTTAGATGGAGTTACCACGGCATTGGCAATGAAAAACTATTTGGAAAACAACGGAATCAAAGTTGTTGATGCCGAAATTATTCAATATGGATCAAAAGAGTTTGCAATTCATAAACCTGAAGGTGAAGGTGATATAATGCCAGTCTTAGTGGATTTTGCTCACGGTAAACCGATGTTTGTAATTCACACAGATCACCACGACACTCAAGCTGGTGTAGAACAGGGAACATCAACAAACTTCAAACCATCAAGATCGAATGTTGAAACAATTTCACAATCAATTTCACCAAGAGATATTTTTAGTCAAGACGATATCGAAACAATTTCTATGATTGACTCAGCAGATTTTGCAAAACATGATATTACTCCACAACAAGTTTTGAAATATCTATTCCAAGTGGATAAAACAAAAGGAGTTAAAGAAAATAAAAAAATGATGGGACTTGTTGCTAACAAGTTATTATTAGCGTTTAAAAACAAACCTGGGTTTTTGAAAAAGTTAGTTATGGATGCAAAACCATCACTTCAGAGTATTTTATTAAATATAAAAGATATAATGGAAAAAGAAGGTTATGCGTCAATAGACCAATTGATAAAAAACCAAGAGTCCTATATTGAATCAAGAAAAGAAAAAGGTGTTACTTATGAAGATGGTATTATTTCACAATATACATTAGGACCAACGCAAAAATCAGGTGGATATGATCGTTACACACCATTCATCAATCATCCTGACGCTGAGTTCTTAGTGACAGGACTTCCAATGGGAATGGTTCAAGCATCTTGTAATCCATATAAAAAAGAAAGAGCGTTAAAGGGTGTTGATTTAGGTGAAATAAAAAATGAGGTATTAGAAAAGTTTAGACCTGAATTAGAAAAACAAAGAATTTCATTTGGAACACTTAAAAGAATATCAGAAATGGACTCTGATAAAACTTCAGTTGGATTTACATTTAAAGACTTTTTAGCAATATATGGAAATTCACCATCTTTGAAGATTTATGGGACAGAAAAACTTGAAAAATATCTTGATTACATGTCAAAAAAACTTTTCAAATCAATACCTGCGGAAGATAGAAAAGTATTTAACAAGGCTTCTGTAAATGGTTATGATGTTATTATGGCTAATTCAGGAGGACATAAATGTATTACAAATATTTCTGGTATTAACTATCTATACTCTAATTCTAAGTTCCAAGAACCTGAACAAAGAGTTAGAGAATCTTATGTTGATTTGTTAAAAGACATTCAGGCTGAGTTTGTAAAAACTTTAAAAGAAAAAATAAAGTCTTCCACCAAAATACAAGAAAAATACATTACTAAAAAAAAAATATTAAGTAGCCCAACATCAATTCTTCTGAACCCAAAAAACCTAATAAAAGAACAAAAAATTAGTTTACCATTAATAATTAAAGATGGATATTCAGCACCCAAAGGGGATGCTGATGCTCTTCACTCATTTGAAAGAAGAAAAAAAGATGGTTTTGGGGGTAAAATGACAACAAAAATTGGAGAAAAGTTAAAAGAAATTTACAACGCAGGAATCAATCCCGACGTTGTGAATATAAACATAACAGTAGACTCTAAAAATTATACGGTTCAGTGGGAAGCAACTTTGGATGAAAGTCAAGATGGAAATGCTTACATGGGAGTTTCAACAAGAGGATCTGCAGGTGGTGGGGCCGATATTAGAGCGTTGGGTCAAGTAGGACCATTAAAAAAAGAATTAGAAAAAATGGGAGCAAGAAACATTACACAAGTTTTAGACTTTAATAATAAGTCAGGAGTAAAAATCAGACAATATTTCTTTAAATACACTTTACCTGAAAAATATCCACCACATGAAACATCAGAAGGTTTATATTCTAAAACGACAGAACCGTCAGTTATTAACTTATCCGACGACAAATCTTTAGAAACAAATCAAGGACAACTTGTTGGTGATATTTTAAATTTTGGATCGTTGAAGTCTAATCTTAGTCAAATACTTAAAAACAAGATTGGTTCGTTGTTTGGATCCAAAGAAACATCAGATGAGGACGATACTAAATCAACACAGACATCAACCGCGACGGTTTCTCAAACATCAGGAAGTGATTCAGATTTTATGGAAATCACAAAAAAAGTGATTGCCAATTTTGAGGGCGGATATTGGAACGGATCAACGTCAAAAAATGAGAGCACAAGTAAATTAGGAATTTGTAAAAATCACCCGAAGGGAAGTATGGGTTCATCAACAGAAACTATGTTCGGGTTAGATAGATATAACGGTAACATAGAAAGCACCCCTGAGGGTAAACAATTTTTTGAAATTATAGACAACCAAAAAGAAGAATTGGGAATGGACGCTTTTTGTAAAAAATGGAAATGGTTATATCGAGGTGGTGAAAACGAAGAGGAATTAAAAGAATTGGCCGCTAAAATAATGAAAAGATCATTTGATAGAAATATGTCAAATTTTGTTAAAGACCAAGAAGTCAAAGACAAAATTATGAAAAACAAAGGGCTTTTGGTTCATATGACTTATGCGTGTTGGAATGGACCTGGTTTCTTCAAAAAGTTTGCAAATGAATTAACCGATGCCGTAAAACAAGGGAAATCTGACTCAGAGTTGATAGATGTTGCGATTAATTCAAGGGCAAACACAAAATTGTTAAATAAAGATAAAGTGGCGGCGGCAATTAAAAATCCCGACGGAATGAAGACCGCTTAATTGAATTACAAACAATGAAACAAAAAATTAGAAAAATATTAAAAGAAGAAGACGGGGGACTCAAAGAAAGATTTCTCAGAAATATGAAATCACTTGAGTATATTATTCAAAGTAATGTGAATAATGATATTGAAGAAATTGAATTTGTTGATGTTGATTTTTACGAAAGATATAAAGATATCACTGCAACAATTAAAGTCAAATCTTATTGTGAGGATCCTGACATTTATGAATTATCTACCCAAATGAAAAAAGTTGAAGATCAAATTTACCAAATTATCGGAAAATACGAATTTTCAAAAAACGGTAAATTGAATAAAGTTGATGGTGATAGTTATCTCATGTTTTTTGCTATTAAAGTAAATTGGGAAAGTAATAATGGTGAATTATATATTGAATTTTATTTACACCAAGATGATTATAGAACTGAATAATGAGAAATTTAATTAAACAAATATTAAAAGAAGAAACAAGTCCTGACGATATTCGTAAAGGAATTGACATTACCGTTATAATGTTAAAAAAACAATATCCTTTTGTTGTGGGTTGGGAATATTCTGATTCACCCGATAAATGGACTTATAAAATATATATCGACCTTGAAATTGATCACTCGAAAATGATGGAGTTTTATGGTTTGAAACCACACCCAAAATGGTATAATTTTTTGAAAAAGGATATCGAAACACGAGAAAAATACCCATATCCGTATTCTCAAACAAATTATGAGGAAGATGAAAACTTTGATACCGATGAATATAGAATATTACAAAATGACTTAGAGAGTTTTTATGAGGAAATGATACCAAACAAACTCAAAATGAAACGATCACGGGCTGTTTTTAATCAAAATGAACCTAAAGATTTGGGTGTTGATAATTACATTTTTGTTAAATGAGAGAGTTAATTAGATATATCTTAAAAGAGTCTTCAGCACTTTCAAACATACTTGATGTAATTAAAGATGAGGGTATATTTGTTGCTGCTGAAATGGTTGGTGGAATAAATAATCTTAAAAGAATGATGAAACCATTTCCTGATCTTACGGACATGATAGATTCACTCAAAGGAAAGTTGGATCTTTTAGGACATTTCAAAAATGATATAATTGAATTCCCATTTGAATTTGAAGTTGTTGGTATTGCTAAAAATATACATGAAACGAACTCTTGGCCAATACTTAATTTGATTTATGATGATTCTAACTTAAATGAAAGTGATAAAAAATTGTTGGAGCAATTTATTTACTCCTCAATTGCTGATTTAAACATAGGTAAACTTGATATAAAACCTGAAGTAAGAGACATGTACAAAGATGGGTATTATGTTTCTATTGACTTTGTAAATGGAAAAGACTGGGAAAGTTTGGACCACGACATTAGGTATAATTACAATGATATTAAAAACTTACATCGTGAGTATTACAATAAAATTAATATGAACGAATCGAAGACACTTCAAGAAAACGAAGAAGACCCAACTCAAAAGATATTAAACTTTCTTTTAAGAAGATATAAAGTGGAGGAAAGAAATTTTGGTGATGAAGAAAAACCAATAATATTTAAGACAATATTTTTTGATGTTAACGGAGAAACATATACCATATCAACATTTCAAAACAAACAAGAACAAAGAATGACAATTATTAAAATGTTGATAGAACATGATGTAATTGAACCCTTCAATTTTTATGAAAGACACCTTGACTCTTACGCTCAAAATGTGGTAAGAGCTGTTAAAACATTCTTAAACCAAGTAATGTAATTGTGAATCAACTTAGACAACATATTAAAAATGTTCTTGTTGAGGAAAACCAAAACAATAAAGTTAATTTGGTTAAACAAATGATATATGATTTGTTTGATGAGGTTTCTTTTATTGAGCAATCCACATATGATGATAAACCACTCCTTAAAATTTACTTTGACTCCGACGATCCTGCCGCAAACATCACATCTTGGTTTGCGGAACACATATCAGACGAAATCATGCAAATTACAGGTGGTCATGTTGTTGTTTGTCCTTATTGGGCTTTTCATTGGGATTTTAGACATAAAATTGTTGATGTTTACATTGACACTGAAAAGTTGAAATATGATAATTTGGGAAATGTTATTAACGAATCTGAAAAAAAGAAAAAATTAGAAAAACCAATTAAATACTTCTACAAAAACTTTTTACATGAACAACCAGTTGAATATAAAGGAATAATTTTACAACCAAATTATCACGAAGAATATGATGTTATTACTTGGATTATTGAAAACCCTGAGGATTATTCTTTCAATGGGGAATTGATTAAAGAAGTGGCGGTTGATGAGTTTAGAGATTTTTGTTCTTTTGTTAATTTAGATTTTTATGGGTTATACAAACAAATGAATGTTATAGAAAACATGCCAAACGGTCGGTATTACTTAAACAAAAATGATGAAAACTTTATTGAAACAACATTAAAAAATAAAAAGTATTTAGAATTCGACGCCTATAAATCTCAGTATATGTTAAACTTTGAATTTGTAAGATATCAAATTCACATAAACAGTGATACTATTGAAATTACCACAAGGGGATATTTTGAGGGTGTTAAAATAACTGAAGACGGTAAAGAAGAACAAGTTGACGATAATTTCATTGAAGAAATGACTGACTTTGAGTTCGATGATTTCAGGGAGTATTTTTCATTCAATGATTTTTATGGTGAAGTATTAAATCGTTTACGAACAAACCCGAGATTTTATGATCCTCGTATAGATATGTTTGATGTAGAAATAGTGCCATTAAGAAGTAGGGACTAATTGGTTTTTTTTAATATTTATTAAGTAATGGATCTAAAACAACATATCAAAAATATACTCAAAGAAGAAACTAATGAAAGTTTATTAGATGATCTTGGTAATTTTTTCAGGTTTAAAAAAAGGGTAGAAGTTGATCCTAGTACAATACAATCAGAAAAAGAAAAATTCACATGCGAAGATTGCGGAGATCCCAATTATCAAATGTACATGGTCGACGATGATATTTGGCGTGAATTCGGAAACAATACCAATACACTTTGTATGTCTTGTTTAGAAAAACGAATGGGAAGAAAATTAACCAAACACGATTTTTCTCAACACCGTAGTGCTCCTGTAAATAAACATAATTTAGAAGTTCAGGATATTCTAACAGAATCAGTGAAAGAACATGTAAGTGATCTTAAAAAACCTTTCATGAAATATGAAAAACTAATTAACAAGTTAGTTTATGATGTATTTGATGAAGGTATTTGTGGGTTAAGTTGGGATGTAATCAAACTACATCATAGAGAAGGAATTTCAATAAGGATCATTTTATATTTTACTTATGATAGTTTGAAAGATTTTGGTTATGAAAGATACGGACAATCTAAACAAGAACTTAAAGGATTAATTGAAGATTATTTACCAAAGTTTGACGGGATATATATTGCTTACGACACAACAAAATGTGATGATACTCATAAAGAAGAAGAAACCGAAGGTGTTGGTGGTTATGCCGCACCTGCATTTGAAATGAAACCAGATCATGTTCATTTCAAACACCAATATAATGAAGAAACAGAACTTACAGAGAAATGTTGGAAAGGATATACTCAAAAAGGTATGAAGACAATGTTTGGTAAGAGATATCCTAATTGTGTTAAAAAGAAAAATAAATCATTAAAAGAATATTGGACTCCAAAAGAAGAAGACTATTCCAATATAGAAAGTGCGATCAACAAAATTATACCAAAGAGTTTTTCTTGGTTTAAAGAAATAGAAATAGATAATATTAGTTATTCTGAATTTTCCAACACATTAACAATTTACGGAGAATTAAAAGTAGATGAAAAGTGGGGAGCAAAACAATGGAGAGAATATTATGAATATAAACCTTTCCCTTCAAATAGTGGATGGGAAGAAGAAGATCCCGTTAGATTAGGTGATATTATAGGAAAAGGAGAACTTGATGATTTAAACGACGAATTAGAACTTATAGTATCATCAGTTGGTGGTTACTCAATTATAGATACCATGAGATTAGGACAACTAAAATTATATTTTGTATGATAAAGATAAAAGAACAAATAATTTGATCCTCCACTTGTAAAAATGGGGGATTTTTTTTATCTTAGCGTTAGTGAAAGATTTATCCAAATATATAGAGTCGTTGCTCGATGATCATATGCCCGACAAAAAAGTTGAGGTTAAAAAATATAACGATAAGTATTCAATTAAAATCACCATAACTAAGGAGAATTTTAATCCTGAAACACAAGATTCTTACCAATATATTATGTCGTTTACCACCGACTATACAATAAATGACATTATGAAAACTTTTTTACCTGATAACCAAGTTATGTTTTACACAACTTATATTTTTGTTTAAATGAAAGACTTAACCGAATACATAGAATCTTTGTTTGATGACATTAATTTGCCATTAAAAATTTCTTTACAGGAAGATGGATCATATTTTATTTCTATAACAAAAGATTTAAAAGGTAGTCATGTATTCTATAGTATGGCTATTGAAAACGCAGAACCAAACATTAGATACATAAGAAATCAAATAAAAAGATACTTACCAAATCTTAAAGTCAAATTGTTGGTGGAATATATTAATTACCCGAACATTAATTTAAAACCAATGCTTAAAGAATATAAATACGGAGCATGGAAAATAAATTAGATAAACTTATATTGGACTATTTCAAACTGATCATACCACATGATTATGATGATTTAAAATTCAGATATAGTGCAAACAAAAAAATATTTTTCATTACTGTGCATTGTGATACGGCCCAAAAGGCACATAAGTTCTTCGGGAGAAAAGGAAGGGATTTAAATATACTAAAACAATTAGAGGAAGATATGTCAAATATGTTCCCATTTGATTTTTATATCACTTGCGAATTTAAAGTTTCTTAGATATTTATTAGATATGAACCTACAAGAACAAATATCAAGAATACAAGAAATGATGGGGGTTATTAATGAACAAACCACAGGTGACACAAACACCATCATTAAAAATATAATCAATAAACCAGTAACATTGATGGGTGTTGAGCCCATAAAAACTGAAGTTCATAAAGTGGATATATTAAACGATGGGTCTTTAGATATACATTTCAAAAATGGTCAAAACATGAATATATCACAAGAAAGGTTCAGATCAATTAATTTAAAAATTCCACTTAAATTTCATTTAAAATAATTTAATCCTCCGTTTGTTTTAATGGGGGATTTTTTATATATTTGTGTTAAATAGATAAACAAATGGGTATAAAAAAAGGGGCGTCTCCTGCACAAATAATCGAAATCATAGAAAATTTAATTAATTTAGGTCTGAATATTAATTCACGAGAATTCAAAGACAAAGTTATTTACGAATATAATAAGATTTTTTCTAAAAATTCCAAAGATACTATTATCGCAAATCTTAGAGAGGATGCTTTAATAAATTTCCAAGAAGACAGAGTTATTGTTAAATTACCACAGGATACTACTAAAGTCGATTTAATGGCGGTAAAGATCATTGATGGTATTGTTGACATTAGAGTTTCACAACAAAAAGGTAATGATGCGTCTTTTAACACTTCCTCATTGTATAGCACACTTAAAGGTTTAAATGATTTCATAAATCAAGATAAAGTATCTAATTATTTTCATTTGTTACCTAATCATCTTAATCCTAACTTAAATGGATTACCATATAAAGTAGACGTTGTTATTGGCATGATTTTAGCCTGCGGGGATGGTGTTAAAGGTAATGTTAATGTGGTCACAAATAATAAATATTTAGAGTATATGGGTATATTAAATACTGATATTTGTGAAGTTGATTATTGGGTTCACAAAGAATTTAAAAAAAGAGAGCATGCATATTCGGCTATTGATAAATGTCATAATTTTGATATTATTTATAATAAATGTATTGATATTATTTTAAATCATGGAAATTAATAAAACTTATAACGAGAGTTGTTTAAAAACAATGGGTTCTATGGCCAATAATTTTATCGACTTAACAATCACATCACCACCTTATGATGAAATAAGAAATTATAATAAAAAGGTTGGTAAATTAAGTAATGAATTTAACGGATACTCATTCCCATTCGAAGATATTGCAAATGAGCTGTATAGAGTAACTAAAAAAGGGGGAGTTGTTGTTTGGGTGGTTAATGATAGCATGATTGATGGTTCAGAATCTTTAAACTCATTTAGACAAGCACTTTATTTCAAAGAGATTGGATTTAAAGTTCATGATACGATGATATATAGGAAATTAAACCCTATGCCTAATGCTGGTATAAGATATCAACAGATGTTTGAGTATATGTTTGTCTTCTCTAAAGGCAAACCTAAAACGACTAACATAGAATTACGGGAAAGAAGTAATAAATGTAATGACAAACGAGTTTATAGAAAGAAAAAGTTTTCAAGGAATCAAGATGGAGATTTTAATCAAAATGATTATTTTGTTAAAGAAATGGTGCCTGATTACAATATATGGGATTTTTATGTTGGTGGTGGAAATAGCACTCATGATAAGGTCGCATTCGAACACCCCGCAATATTTCCTGAAGAGTTAGTAAGGAGACACATAATTAGTTGGTCAAATGAAGGTGATTTAATATATGACCCGTTTATGGGTAGTGGAACCACCTCTAAAATGTCAATTTTAAACAATAGAAATTATATAGGGTCAGAATTATCTGAAGAGTATTGTGAAATAGAAAGAAAAAGATTATCGTTAATTGGTAAATAATACAATATATTATGGTATGATACAAAACTAAATGTTGAGTTTTATAATTAAACAAAAAGAATAAATAATTCAATCCTCCGTTTGTTTTAATGGGGGATTTTTTATATAATTAAGTTATGAAAGTTTTAGTGTTAGGTAATGGAAAATTAGGTCAAGAGATCATCAACCAAACAGGGTGGGATTTTTTATCAAGAAAGAAAGATAATATTGATATCACAACGTTTGATGAATGGATTTATAAACTACAAGGATATGACGTGATTCTTAATTGTATTGCAAACACAAATACATATTCAGATGATTATGAATCGGTCATTAAAGACAATTATGAGTTTGTTACGTATTTGGTTACGTTCTGTAATGAAGCGGGATCAAAACTAATTCATATATCAACAGATTATGTTTATGCGAGATCACAAAAAAATGCTAACGAGAACAGTGTTCCAGCACCTGACAACACTTGGTATAGTTTATCTAAAGTTTTGGCTGATGAACATATTAGATTATTCTCCAAAGATTATTTAATATGTAGATTGTCTCATAAACCAAAACCATTCCCATATGATTCAGCATGGACTGATGTGGTAACAAATGCTGACTACACAGACGTTATATCTTCATTGGTAATAGAACTAATTAAAAAAGACGCAAAAGGTTTATACAATGTAGGAACGGATCAAAAAACGATATATGATTTAGCCAAACAAACAAATCCAAATGTAAAAGAATCATTGGCACCTACACATATACCTAAAAATGTTACAATGGATTTAACAAAGATGAAAAAGTTTTTATCTATGGTAAGTTAAAGAGTGTAGGATAAAGTGGGGGAATATGAGTATCTTTAAATAAAAAACAATGAAAAATCTATTATTGACATTTATCCTTGTTCTTATGTCTTTTATGACATTTTCACAAGTTCCTGCAAACATTTATATCTCCAATCAAAATGAATGCCTTTACGGATTAACCAATACTTATGTTTCAGAAGTAGGATCTGGCAGTATGATACCTACATCTATTGATAGTATGCAATCTCAAAATGTTCATCATTATATTATTGATGTTCCAGTTTCGAACAATGGAGTTGCGTTTTATCCTATCACAGTAACAGTTTGTTTGTATGTAGGTGCAACACAAGAACCATTCCCACCCCAAACACCACAATGTTTTACACAAACAACAAATTTCACAATCTTTATTAACTTTGTTGTTGATTGTTCAGTATTAGAACTTAATGAAGTAACGGTAAATAAAAAAGAAATTGTAAAGGTTGTAGATTTTATGGGAAGAGAAACAACTACTATGTTTAATCAACCAATGATCTATGTTTATAGTGATGGATCAAAAGAGATAAGGTATATTAACGAGTAATAATATAATTCATTCACTCACTACAAAAGGGAGACTCCATACGGGTCTCCTTTTTTCATTCATTCATGTATTATATTATTACATTTCTATATAGGATATGTCCCACTAATTACCACATATATTAAACAGTAATGTAATCCCCCCACTAAATGAAAGACCCCCATTTATAAGTGACACAATTAAAGAAGACGTTATGGTGATCAGTTTATTGGTGATTTCACAAATGGGGAACAAAGTTCCCCCACTTATTACCACCAACTTTAGTAGATCAAAGAGTAATCCTAGATGAGGTGTTCACTACAGATTAATGTTCAGTGGCACTCCACTGGCGTGTCGGTCTACGATGCTGAACACAGGGAAATAATGAACAGTTAAGTAGATTATTTACAAGTCTAAATAATGTGTCTATTATTAGGGGGTCGAATGTTAAGTTGGATCTAAGTAAAACACTAAAGTGGTCGTTGAAGTTATATATAATATACCATTCTAACGTCCTAAAGGACTGTCCACGCTTCTTGTTCTTTAACTATACTTTTTTAGCTGGAAAATATAAGTAGTTAAAAAAGTGGTCCTGTAGGGGTCAAGAGAGGGGATTTTTTCACTCTCAGTATAGCAACAGGACCAATAATGGTGGTAGAAAGTGGTAATGAATTGTGGGAGTTTGTGGTATAAAAGTGGGTGAGGGGATTGTGTTGTGAAGCGAGCAAGACTGACTTTTTGTCATTTCCAAATTTTTTAACATAAAGTTATTAACAAAAATCCCCTCTGTTGATAACTTAATGAGTATTTATAATATAAAATATTATTAAAAAGTTATGGATAAAATATGCACCATATGTGAGTTAAATAAAAATATTGACGAATTTCTCAAGTGTGATCCTTGTAAAGATGGTTATAGAAATCAATGTAAAGATTGTATCAAAAATAGGAACATTAAATGGAGAGAGGAAAACCCCGAATACCATAGAGATTGGGTCTCAAACAATAAGGAGAAAGACACACTCAGAAAAAAAATTCATTATGAATTAAATAGGGAAAAATACATACAAAATAGTAATGACTATAGAAAGAATAATAAAGATAGAGTAAATAAGGTTGTGTCTGATTACAGGAAAAAAAGATTCACTGAGGATGAGGTTTTTAAATTAACATTTACTGTGCGAAGTAGAATACGTAATTTTTTAAAATTATCGGGGGGGATTAAAAAAGACACAACATTTGATTTAATTGGGTGTTCCCCAACAGAATTAGTAAAACATATTGAGGATAAGTTTACAGATGGGATGACATGGGATAATCATGGTGAATGGCATATCGATCATATAATACCTTTATCTTCCGCTAAAAATTACGATGAACTTAAAAAACTATCACACTACACTAATCTACAACCATTATGGGCTAAAGATAATTTAACTAAGAGTAATAAACTATGATACAACTAATAGACAAATTCGAAACAACTGTAAGTGAAAATAATGGTTCCATAATGGTCAATTATAGATATGACACTCTGTCACTCGACTCAGAGTCTCGGTCTGTGACGGGAACTTGTGAATATAGAATAATTGAGGTCAATAACAGGTTTCAACAAAAAGCATGGTTACTTATCAACACAGACATGGCAGACGTTATTGAATTCATTCATTCCAATTCCCCATTAAGTGATGACGATTTAATGACGGTTAATAAACTTATAAGAGATCACTCACTTCTTAGGGTTCAAGATCTTCATCGGTAACAATATGTTTTTTCAACCATAGCGAAACCTTTGAGTTGGGGAACTTGGAAACCATAACAATGGAAAAGATCATTCCAATAAAAAGGGGGACAAAAAAGATGGAGACAACAATCCCCAAGTAATATAGAATATCAATCATAATAATATAAATATACGAATATTATTTCACACCATCAAATTAAATATTGGGGGATCAATAATAATATATTAGTGCAGATTGGAGTCTACACTCCAAGAGGTGTTTCTCCCCCAGCCCGAATATGTGATCATCACCTTCAATACAAAGATAGAAATTTATTTTGACATAAACAAATAAACCATTGATCTTTTTTAAAAGAATAATATATTTATAATAAGAATCTTATTTTCCCCACAGTTGGGAATTAGTTAATCAATGATCCAAGTGACATGTAAAGATTAAGATGAGGTTTAAAACAAATAAGACATACGAACTTCTAACGAGGGGTTCTTTAATCTAATCTCTTTCTAATAGGTGGGGAATTTTTTTATGCTTGTATGTTTCTAAACTATAAGGCAGGATGGAGTCTACTCGGTCCCCCTCGTTAATGAAGGTTACAATACTCAACTGACGTATCGGTCTATGACACAAAGGTAGTGAAAAAAAATGAGATGATCAAATAACGGATCACTTAATTGTCAATTAAAGTTATTAACAAACCACTCCCTCCCTTCTTCTTTGGCATGGGCCCCTACCTTATTATATACCCCCTCCCCCCTACCGTATTCCCCCCATAAGTGACATTCTGTCAGGGGAAAGGGGGGTTCAATCCCCTCTATAAAGTATTCGTAAAAAAATTTCTGGAAAAAAATTGATATTTTTCCCTATGTCTTATTAAGGGTGGAGGTTTTCTAAAACACGACCCCCCTTTTTGAAAAAAGGTCATATATACTAAAAAAAATTTTTAGAATTTTATGGGAAAAATTGACCCCTATTTATGTTATATCTATATATTTAAGTTATATGGAAAATAGAAAATGTGTTGATTGTAAAGAGTCTAAACTTAAATGTGATTTCTATGTTAAGAATATAAAGTCGGGGACATTACAGAGTTATTGTAAAATGTGTTCAAACATACGAAGAAGAAAAAGAGATAAAATATTTAGATCTAAAAACCTACATAAAAGAACACCAAATAAAATAGAGTGTTTAACGACTTGTAGTTGTTGTGGTGAAAGAAAAATTACAACTGAAAACTTCCGTATTCAAACAAACGGGATTAATTATGAAAAGGTTTGTAAGTCCTGTAAAAATGTTAAAAGAAAAGAAAGAATGGATAATGACCCAATCTTTAAATTCAAAATTCGTCTTAGAAAAACAATAAAGGAATCCGTAAAAAGAAGGGGTTATACAAAAAAATCAAAAACCTATGATATATTGGGAATTGATTTTATGGGTTTCAGAGCTCACATTGAGAATTTATTCTTGGAGGGGATGACTTGGGATAATCACGGGGAATGGCACTATGATCACATTATTCCATTGTCAACTGCCACCACTTATGAGGAGGTCATTAAATTAAATCATTATACTAACTTCCAACCCCTATGGGCTGAAGATAATCTAAAGAAAGGATCTAAATTTTAATTCTCCCTCCTTTTAAAGAGGGGGGGTTTTATTTTATCATATATTTATTACTAAAGAATTTTATTATGAAAAAAATTGTATCTATTACTGAATCACAACTAACCAATATAATTAAACAAGTTCTCAAAGAAAATGAAACAAAAGATAGTTTAATTGATATGATCAAAGAAGATGGGTGGAAAGAATCATCCGGAATGGTTGGGGGTTCAGATAACTTAAAAAAATTGTCTGGTATTGATACCCCAATGAAATACCTTAGTTTATTCAACGACTTAAATAGTATGACCGATGAATTAAGACCTACTTGGAAAATGTTTTTTTATCATGAAAATAAACCAACTATGATGTTAATTTCAAATAAAGAAGAAAACAAGGTCTATATGAATATCGGGTTTATGGATCAATTTTTAAGGGCCTTTAATTTAGATCTTAATGAATCTAGAGAATATATTAAAGATTGGTTGTTAAACTCTTATGATTATGACGTAGATACTTCAAATATTATTATGAGAAGAGGTTACCCATTTAATAATTTTAGAAGTGAGAGTATGACATAATAATATTTTTTTATTTAACTAATAATTTTTAATCCAAAATAAATTATATCCCCCATCTCTCAACAGTTGGGGTTTTTTATTTTCCATTATATTTATCTAATATGAAAATCATTATAACTGAAGATCAATACGGACAATTAACTAACCTCGTTAAACGAGTGATTCGTGAAAATGACTCTATGTTAGAAAAAAACAAAAAGTTTTTAAAAAACAAGTTGGGTATTGATTTTACAAATGTCATTCAACAAATAACCTCAACTTATGATATTCCAATGGAATTTGCTGGATATATTTCACCTGGATTGATTAATCGTTATTTAAACAAATATGGACCTATGTATCTTTTTGAACTTGACGGGAAAAAATATCTTTATTTAGATGTGGGGGATCATGAGAAGTTTATTGATGAGAATGGAAATATATATATTGAAAATGAAATACCCGAACAACTTGGAATCGCAATAATGGGTTTAAGATTCTCAGATATTATTGATCTGTATTTTAAAGAAGAGGATTTCTAAAACAAGACCCCCCTTTTTAAAAAGAACTGAAATCTTAAAAAAAAAATTTTGAAAAAATTTCCCTTAATTTGATTAGTGGATTTATTTAAATTACATTTTTATTATGAATCACAACTTGAATTTTGAAATGAAACTTAGAGATGAGTATGCTACTCATGTGATGAGTCATACCTATAGTTCTTATTCTGAGTTTAAATTAATACAGGAGGAAGAAAAACTTAGATACCTTATCCATAGAAAATATCTTAAGTTGTTGGGTAAGTTTATTGAATCTACTTACCCTGGTTTGAAGTTTGATGTTTTTATTAGACACCGAGATCCAAAGATTAAAAATCCTCAGTGGTATGGTCAAACCTATATGGAACTTAGAATCTATGATATAATTTCTTTACCCTCTTATGCTCCACAAACATTTTCTCAAGTGTATAAAACCCCACATTATAATGGGTATATCGGAGGTGAGGAAATATATAATGAAATTGAGAATTTTATTTCTGAACTAAATAAACATATTTTAATCACTTTTAGACCTCTTATTTCCCCACATACACCCATTCATAATATTGATATGTTTGATCCTAAACCATTTGAATGTTGGGGGGAATATTTTGCTCGTGAATACCATAGAGCCGCAATATCTTCTAGTTACCAAGACAATTGGATCCATCCTGATAGATTTGGTTTGTAGTAGTATTTATAGAGTATGAAAATAATCATCTCTAAAGATCAGTATAGAAGAGTTCTTTTAAAATTCCTTGATAGTTTTATTAAAGGTTTCGATGTGGATCCTTACGAAGAAGAAAGTTCGTATAGAAATGTTAAAACTTCTGATGGAGATGACTTTGCAACTCTTTGGCATGATGAGCCAATTACTAAGGGGTGTAAAAGAGAATTATCATTAGATAACCAATTTACTAATGATTTTGAAAGTTTTATTCCCATTAATAGAAAAAAAGTTTTTTCAGAAGTAGTTCTTGAATATTTCACATCAAAAACGGGTATCAAATGTGATTGTGTTGAGTTTAGTTATTTTACAGGAAAATATAAAGAATTAGAAAGGTATGATGATGATTCAGATGAGGTAATCTCCTATACTGATAAAGAATTCGATCACTACCATTATAAAAAACCTAAAAGATCTAAAAAACGATAATTCTTCCTTTTAAATGGGGGCCATATACCGCGGATCCCGACTTCGTCGGTTTTTTTTTACCGACCGAACCCTTCGGGTTTTATTTTGTCTTATATAATGTCTTACTTAATAGATCACTTAAAAAAAGGGTCGGTTTTTATTTGTTGATATATTTAAAATTGTATGTCAAAAATAATAAACAAACCAAAAATAAGGGAATTCTATTCTTCGGGGATCTCAGAAGATACACTTAAGTTTAAGAAATTCAAAAAAGTTATTAAACCCTCCGATAAGAAAAATGAGACAACCACAAAATAAACCTTTTTTTTCTTTTGACTATATTTATAATTAAAGTTCATTATGAAAAAAATCGTTAGATTGAGTGAGTCAGATTTAACAAGAGTAGTTAGACGTGTAATAAACGAAGGGTTTTCAGATATCGATTGGACAAACATTTGGTTAAAATTAAGAAGACTTTCTGAAAGTTTTCATTATCCTAATGATGACGGAATCATTTTTTCTTATGGGGGACTAGATTTTGAAATTTCAAAAGATGGGGATAGTTTGCATCTTATGGAATTTTATAGAAACCCAAGAGAGTGGGACTCAAAATATAGAGATGGAGAAGAAGTTTTGGAAAATTATTTTAATAAAATAAAAAAATTTGTTGACGAGTTTAATGATAAATATGATTTCCCTTTTGAACTTATGTTTGAAATGGGACCACGATTTGAAATGATATTCTATTGTAATTTTGAAAATAATCTATATGAGTCAAATATTACGTCGTCCGTTATTTCGATTTTAAACGAAGATCGTAGTAAAACAATTACAAAACCTAGTGGATTTGATAACTATAATAAAAAATGTAAAAATAAAACCAAAGGGATTTTTGACATTGTTTTAAATAAGGTTAGATTTTCATGTATGACAAGTGAGGATAATACAAACTCATTTAATTCACGTGAATCAAATCCTTTTACGGGAAAAACCAGAGGAAATTATAATGTTAATGGAAATAATATTACATTATCAACCACCTTATAATTTATAATAATATTTATAATTAAACAATTAGTATGAAACATTTATTAAACGATTTATCTAACGAAGAAAAAAATAGAATTAGAGAACAATACGAAGGTAGTCTGTTAGTGAATACCTCAAGATTTAAAAAACTTTTGGAATCTCACCTTGGTAATGTTAAACCATTACTAACCGAAAATCCAACAGGTGACACTGGAAATCAAGAAGTCGTTGGTGGAGGAGGTCAAGGCTCACCACAGGATGTATATTCTGTAACCGCAAGAATCCAAAATCAGTGTAGACCCGAGGCAGTAACTGCCTATAAATCCGAAGCACAACAAGCACCTCAATTTGCAACAACAAACAAAGCAGGTCTTCCAGTTAAAATTGATGAAAAAACAATTGAGTTTACAAAAAAATTATATGATGGTATGACATATAAAGGAAATATAAAATATAGATATAATTGTGTAGATTTGGATAATTCAGCTACCGCAGTTGGGTTGAATGTTAATGCCGCCAAACCTAATGAATTTACCGCAGTTCCTGCTTGGGTTGGAAATTATAAAACTTCGGTTATAACTCAGGCAAATCCTAAGGGATTTTTAAGATCTTTTTGCGCATATGCTCTTACTGATATACCAACAATAAATAATGTGAATAAAAAGTTAGAATATTGTTGTAAGGATGGATCTGGAGCTCAATCAAGTGTTCCTTGTTAAAAAAATATTGTGAATTAAAAAATAATAACATGTATCTCAACAAAAGAAAAACACAAAACATACAAAAATCTAATCTTATCTTAGAACAGAGATATTTGAAGGAACAAGCCCCGCCGCCACCTGCACCTCCTGCCGCTCCGGCACCTGCCGCTCCAGCGGATTCACCTACCACACCATCTAGTAGTTCAACAAGAACTCCAATTAAACCTATGGTAAAAGCATCAGGACCAAAATCAATTAAAGGTAATGATGGTAAAGTTATTGAATGGGAAAAACAGACTGAAGATCAGAAAAAAAATGTTGCAACTAAATGTGGTCACAAATCCGTGGACGAATATGAAAAGTCTGAATGGAAATGTGCGGTCCAAGAGGTTAAATAATTTTTTCATTATTTAAAGAATTTTACATTTATAAAACTATTTATAAAAAAAAGTTTTATGAAAAAGAATTTATTTGTATTATCGGAAAATGAAAAAAATCGGATTTTAAACATGCACAAATCCGCAACTAAACAAAATTATGTTTTTGAACAAGCCGCACCGGTTGTAGATCCCAATAAACCAAATGTAGATGCTGTTACAGGAAACCAAGGAACTCCTGTTGTAGGAGCGGTTACACCTCAATCCTCAGTGTCTAATATCCCAACACAAACAGCACCAGCGGCAGGAGCGACTCCAGCGGCAGGAGCGACCCCAGCGGCAGGAGCAACACCCGATAAAAAAACAATAATGTTACATGATCTTGATTATGATTATAAAAAAGAAGGTGACAAATACTTCTTTAAAATTAAGGCGGACGCTGTATCACCAAATTTACAAAAACTTTTCAAACAGGGTAAGTTCAAAGATTTTACAGAGGCTAAACCAGGAACTAAATCATTTGACGCCATCAGCAAACTTAATTGGGCTAAAGGAGATAAACTTGATGTAAAACCGGCGTCCTCAATGAAAGTATCGTCACCTAGTTTAACCGCATCTCCACAAGGAGGTGCTGCACCCGCAGCCGGATCAAACTCAACAACATTACAAGACCCTGTTGGAGAAGCAAAAAAACTTATGCCAAATATTAGTTCATTAGATCCTGCGAAACAAAAAGAAGTTGCCACATGGTCAAAATCACCGGCAGGAGAGTATATTCTAAAACTTCCGCCAGATCAGAGAGAAAAGGCTTTAGATAATTTAGAAAAGAAAAGTGGTGATCAAACAACAAAGGCATTAAAATCAGATATTAGAACCGCACTTGGAATGGCTGCCGACACGGCATTTCAAAGATTAGGTCAAGGAATAAAAGGAGCGGTTGCTGGATTCAAAGCAGGAGCTCAAGGACAACAACCACCAACAGCCTAATTAGGGTATGAAAAGACTTATAATTACAGAAGACGAAAAAAAAAGAATCAAACTTCTTTATGAGCAATCAACTTTTGTGAAAGATATGGCAAAAACTTTTAACTCATCTGAGGAATCTTTTTTGCCGTTGGATTGGTCGACTTTGGAAAAAACCGATCCTAAAAGGGCTGAGTATGGTCAAAATTTATCTAAAGTAAAAACCGCGTTTCAAAACTTCACAAATAAGGCGTGGAATGGTAAAACTGATATTTCAAAAACTATATCATATTTACAAAACTATAATATCGATAATAAATACCAAAAACGATGGTTAGATTCCGCAGTTAAAACTTTACAACATTTACAAAACCAAATAAAAAGTAGCGATAACACCCAAAGTAAAACTAATACTACCACAACAAATACCACAACTAATTCTACAAACGTAACAACACCATCGTTTTCGGATTGGAGATCAAAATTAAATCAACAGTTTGGCATAAATTCATAAAATAATGTTTACCATCAAAAAAAGAAACTTATTAAATCTCATAAGTGAATCTTCTAATTACGTTTCCGACATTTACACAGAAGAAAAATTAAGACGAGTTAATAAGATAATTAAAGACATGGTTTTTACTTTCGAAGGTCAACTTTCAATAGGTCTCGATTGGAAAGCAAAATTTGATTATCAGTTTCAAATCAAAGGGGTTAGACAAATGATCTCAGTTGGTGAATTATATGATTATTTAATGGTTGATGTTACAATTATTGATGGAGATAAAATGTTTTTGGTTTCTGCTAAATTGATGGGGTCTTCAATTACTAATGAATATCGACTCAAAAATAATTTATCAACTAGTATATCCGAAGAACTCCAATACTTTTTTGGTTCAGATTATGTTAGAGTAACATTAGATAAAGACAAAAGTTCAATAAAACTAAGTGACGAACTAAAGGAAAAAATAGATAACTTTATTTTTGAAAGATAAAAAAAAATGAAGTATTTATTAATATGAAAAATAATTTAACAGAATCAGACATCAATAGAATCGTATTTGATGTTATAAATGAATCTGAAGAAGTAAAAGAAGGTTGGTTTAGTAATTTGTTTAAAGATAAATATACAATTTACTCGGAGGAGCTTGAAGAAATAATGCAAGATTTAATCAAAAACGTTTACTCCGATCGAGATATTATTTCCAACATCAAAGAACTATATTCCAAAATTCAAAGTTCTGATATGGATAGAAGAGACAAGAGAGAATTACTCGAAATAATGTATGAACTTTATCAGTTGATAAATGAAACTCAAACAAAGGTAAATCGATATATTCATAGATTACAACGATTAAGATAAATATTGTGAAACCATATCAAAAATATTCTGATAGAGCACTCATACCGATTCTCAAAGACATTATTGAATCTTTAGAATCCAATAATATGTATTTGGAAGATATAGATGATGTTAATCATAACCTTGGAGAGTTGTCAGAAATTATAACAGATGAATTAACTTCTTACTTTACAAATGTTGATTTTGAAGATGTGACATTTTTTATGGCACTTATAATAATGAATGATGATTTCGAATCGCCTCTCAAAAGGCCTGAGTTAAGAACATTTGAAATTACTCATGTTTATCAAAGGGTGGAAACGGTAAATTATACTTATAGAAATGAGATGAAAAGTTTCATACCATTAGATAATTCCATTTTAGGTGAATTACAAAGTAGTGGTGAATATGAACCATTTGAAGGTGAATCAATTGACGAAGACACTGTTGATGGTGATTATGGTGATGATTGGATAGAACATATTGAAGAAATCTAAAAATTTTCTATATTTGTATTGTGAAAAAAGCAAGTTCCAGTTTATTTGATTTGGTCTATGGAGACCTTATACCCGTAGAGTCAACGATATTTGGTAAAATGTGTTTTATCTTTTACACGGTGGAGGAGGACTTAAAATCTAAAATCTTATATTACCCCTCCACTAAAGAAGTTAAGACTCTTAGATCCCTTGAAATTGAGTTCTCAGAGTTTATACCACTTCATAGAGATGAGTTTATAAAACAATTTTCAGAATGGATGAGATCAAGATACTCTGACGAAATGATTTTTAGAGGGGTTGAGTATGTGGATTTTTTAGAAGAATTACTTGTGTGATATTTATTTATATGAAAATCAACGAAGAATTAAACCAAATCAAATATCTTTTAGAGTATAAAAGAGGACAAGAAATTAACGAAATGGTTTTTTCTAATTTACCCGGTGTTCAGCCTGATAAAATGGATTATAGAAGACCAATACCTGATCCTGATATTATACCTGATTGTTTTACTCAAATGTTAAAATCAGATTTAAACATGGTTTCTTTTGATAAAAACACGTTAAAAGATGAATCACAAAAAAGAGTTAATGGTGTTGATATGATTTTTAATCCTGATAGTCCATCTGACGAATTGGGTATTACAATAATAAAAGATGGAAAACCTTTTTGTTTTGTAAAAAAATTTTAAAAAAAAATAGTTTTTTATCTGAAATCAAATATTTATAAACAAAACAAAAATTATGGGAAGAAAAATTAGACTTACAGAATCTGAATTTCATTCTTTAGTAAGAAGACTTGTTCGTGAGGCTGAAGAAGAAATGATGTCAATTACAATGGATGATGAAGAATCCGAAGGAATGTCAAAAGAAGACACCGTTCATGCGGTTGCTGACTTCTTTAAAAGAAAATTAAGAAGATTAGATAGTGACGAAATCGAAGAACTTGAGGATATGGTTGTTAATTCTGAAACAGAAGATCTAACTGAAATGTTTTTAAGAGAAGACATTTCTGATAGAAAAAAATCTTTTAAAGAAAAGGCAATGATTCGTGGTGGAATTGGTATGATGGGAGCAGGAATACTTGGAATGATTAGTCAAGCAATGGGTTATACTGATGCTGGAGACCTTATGATTGCGGTTCACGATTACGTTGACAAAATGGGTGGTGGTCCTGTGAGCACCGCAGTATTAATTGCTGGTTTAGTTATGGCACTTAAAGGTGCTGCTGACAGAGGCCTTAGAACAGGAAGATAATAAAATCCCCTCTATAAAGAGGGGTTTTTTTATTTCTTTTCTTTAAGATGTTCTTGTAAGATTTCAATAATCTGATCGATTTCTTCTTTTTCCTTTTTGTCCGAAGACTTAAAGTTTGTCGTTTTATAAAGTATTTCCCAATAAAAAATGTAATGTAACAGAAACATTATTAACAGGGAATTATACGAAACTCCAAAAAAGAATAAAAAAGTCCCACCAAAAGTTAAAATCGTATATAAAAAATAATATAACTCTGAGTTTGTAAAAGACAAAAACTTATATTGTCTAATTATTTTTTTTAACTTTTCTTTTGGTAGGTCTTTGTATAAATCAACCTCTTCTCTTAATTTTGACATATCAATAAATATTTTAGTTATCCTGTATTACTACAAAGATAAATAAAAATAATTGATATAAAAAATTAATTTACAGAAACAAGTTCTAAATCAAAAATTAATTTTTTTCCTGCCAATGGGTGATTAGCGTCCAAAACAACATTAGTTTCGTTTACTTCTTTAACCATAACATTCATAGGTCCTTGTTGTGTCATAGTTTGTAACATTTGGCCTACCTCAACATTTTCAGGAACTCTGTCTTTTGGAACCTCAACAACTAAATCTTCTCTAAGATCCCCATATGCTTCAGTATGATCCATCTCAATAGTTTTTTTATCACCTTCTTTCATACCCAAAAGACCTTTTTCAAAACCAGGAATTAAAGAACCTTGACCCAAAGTTGCCGATAATGGTTCACGACCTTCCATTAATGAAGTGTCAAAAACAGATCCATCTTCTAATTTTCCCGTGTAATTAACAGTCACGGTGCTGTTTACCTCAACAATTTTCATAAATTTTTTTTTCTAATCATAAAACAAAAAAATGTTTTTGTAAAACTATATTTATAATATATGTTAGATTTTTTAAAACATTTATATTTAACTCTTATAAATAAATACGGATCCTTTATGTGGTTTGGAGTCCATATGGGAGTGACACAAGTTGATTGGCATTGGTTTTTAGAATTTTTTTTGTGCGTGTTGATTAATTCCATGGTTTTACATACAATTTACCTTGAGTGGAAAGATGCGAAGTCCAAAAATTAGCATTTATATTGATTGGACTTTTATTCAATAACAACTTAACAAGATAAATAACGTATTTAAATTATGAAACACATTTTATTTTTATTTTTATTCCCCCTTTTTATTTATTCTCAGTATTGTCCTTATATTGGACCTGACTTAACTTTACCTTGTGGTGTAAACTCAACAACGTTAACTGCTGATCCATCACAATGTGGTCAAGGAGCCCTTCCTCAAGGAACCTCTAATTACGGAGTTACTAACATACCTTATGTTGTACAAGTTAATAACGGAACATTGGTACAACTTAGTGATGATTCACAATCTAATACGTTTAATATTGGGTTTACTTTTTGTTTTTACGGTTCTAATTATACACAGTTTCGTATAGGATCAAATGGATGGATTTCGTTGGGTGCTGGAGTTCAACCAGCCACTTTTGCCACTCAAGCAATACCTTCAGCAAATGCCGCAGTTCCCAAAAATTGTATTATGGGTCCGTGGCAAGATTGGAATCCAAGTTTAGGGGGTCAAATTAGATATCAAGTACAAGGAACTGCCCCTTGTCGTAAATTAGTAGTCAGTTGGATAGGTGTTCCTATGTTTTCTTGTACAAACCTTCAGGGAACTTTTCATATTATTCTTTACGAATCAACTAACGTGATTGAAAATCATATTGCAAATAAACCCGCATGTAATCAATGGGCAGGAGGAACCGCAGTTCAGGGTATTCACAACCTTTTAGGAAATGCGGCAGTTCCTGTTGCAGGTAGAAACTCAACACAATGGACCACTGTTAACAATGCTTATCGTTGGACGCCAAGTGGAGGTGTAATTCAGCCAACATGGACTTGGTATCAGGTTGGAAACCCTAACCCAATTGGTACGGGATTGAGTATTACTGTTACTCCTCCAATCGGAGGAGCTTATTATACCTGCCAACCAGTGTTCCCTTCTTGTAATGCTGGTTGGTCCTCTTGTAACGCAGGAGTTGGACAAGGTCCTGATACAATTTTAGTAACACCAACACCAAATTTACCACCTCCCACAATTACTCCAACAGATCCTTTGTGTAATAATGGTTGTAATGGATCAATAGTTGTAACTCCTGTTGGCGGATTAGGTCCTTATATTATCAATTGGTCTAATGGGTCAAACACTCTAACATTAAATAATTTGTGTTCAGGGACATATAATTTCTCTTTGACCGATGCAAATGGGTGTGTATATAACGGAACTTCAACTTTATTAAACCCACCACCATTACAATTACCAACAGTAACGTCAACTAACCCAACTTGTTTTGGTTATTGTGACGGATCATCAATTGTTAATCCTATAGATGGACTTGCACCATACACATATCTTTGGAATGATGGTCAAACCACTCAAACGGCAACTAATTTATGTTCGGGAAACTATTCTGTGACTGTTACAGACGCAAATAACTGTCCTGTAACTCAAACCACAACGTTAGTTGATCCTCCACTTGTAACAATTAACCCGATTACAGGATCAGACACAGTTTGTTTTAACTCTACAGGTAATTTATACAACGTCTCAAGTGTTTTTCCTAACCTAAACTACGTATGGACTAACACGATGGGAAATATCTCGTCAGGACAAGGGACAAATCAAATAAATTTGGACGTAACTGGTGTGAATGGGGGTCTATATTCCAATACTTTATCAGTTATTGGTGTAAATCAAGTTGGATGTCAGTCACAACCTCAAACTTTTTCTATTGTTGTATTGAATATACTACCTGTAATTACACCTATCGGTCCGTTTTGTGAATATGACAACTGTATTAACTTAATTGCAACCCCACCTAATGGAATTTTCAGTGGATTAAACGTTTGGGGTAATCAATATTGTCCTGACAATGGGTTTATTGGGTTAGATTTTGTAAATTATATGTATTCTCAGTCAGGATGTTGGTTTGATACGTCAATTAACGTTCAAGTTTATCCACGACCTAACATTTTACCTGTGACAAATGGTGTTGTTGATGAGAATTTAGAGTATCATCAAATATGTGAGGGTGATACTGTATCAGATGTGTTTAGTTTATCATCAGTTAGTGGTGGATATAACGAATGGTATGTGTTTGGGGATACAATTACTAACAATACGTTAAATATAACGTGGGATATGGACGGTATATTCACTTTTCAGGGAGTAAGATGGGACAATGGGTGTGTTTCTAACCCCCAATCCTTCACCATAACCTTAGAATTGTGTCCAAATGAGATATTTTACATCCCAAATGCCTTTACACCCGATGGTGATGAAAGAAATAACATATTAAAACCAATAATCACCTCAGGAGTGGACATTTTTAACTACTCTTTTGTGGTTTTTAATAGGTGGGGACAGATTGTATGGGAATCTTTTAATACCAATGTGGGTTGGGATGGGACATATAACAATATTCCTTGTCAAGATGGGGTTTATACGTGGAAATTAAAATTTAAAAGTCCCAAAACCGATGAAATCAAAGAATTTTACGGTAGTTTTACGCTTATTAAGTAATAGATATTTATTTATATGAGTAAAAAGAAAAATCCTGAGTTAAAAGAGGGTGATCGCATTGTTTTAATCTACATGCCAGGTGAAGATATTGATACAGGAACCAAAGGAAGGGTTAAAAGTATTGGTCAAGCACCATCTTTCGGGGAATCACCTAGTTATATGTATAATGTAGAGTGGTTAGATGACGATGGTAAGGTAATTAGCACCCTTTCTTTACTTCCTGAGGCCGATTCTTGGATATTAGATCCCGAATTTACTCAAAATGACCTAAATGAGGCCAAAAATCGTGTAATAACTGACTTAGATGAGTTAATTAGACGACATGAGTGGTCGAGACTCTTTAAAAAGTCCGATTTGAAGTATATTTTAGACTATTTGGAGGTAATTAGACAGTTAGGTGTGGTAAATATGTTCCAATCAGGTCAATTTTTAGGTCAAACTAAAGATTATTTAACAAAATACTTTGATTTATACCGAATGCAACGTGAATTAGACGATAATGATGAAGAAAAAATAGAAAAAATCTTAGAAATGTCTGAAAACGTAAGAAATATCATGATTTCAGCCGCAATTACCGATTTAGAGCAAAAAAATGTAGAAATTACAGGTAGATCAGCAACAAATAGGGTAAATAAACTAACAACTGAACTTGTAAAACACTTTATGGGTAGATAATCGTGTTTTTTTTACCTAAAAACTTGATTATATCACAAAAATTGACGATTTTTTCATAAAAACACACATATTATGACATTATTATCAATTTCTTTATTAGTTTTTAGTATTATTATCCTTTTTACTACCATTTTATTCATTATTTGGTGGAAAAAATACGGAAAATCACTATTTTCTACCCTAAAAGACCTAAAAAACATGCAAAATCCGTCAAATTTCGTTCAAAATCTTGGAAATTTGGATAATTTAGAGGATTTTTATCAAAATATTGGTAATTTTGGGGGTCAAATGGGTAATTTTAACGAAAATATTACTAAATTTAACCAAAGAATGAGTGAAATTGGTAAAAAAATGGGTCAAAAGTAGATAAAAACACCGAAAAAAGACCTATTTTAGGTCGTTTTTTGTCTCTATATATACAAAAAAACCCCCTATTTTGGGGGTTTTTACGTTAAAATAGGGGTATTTTTACTCGTTTTCAGGATTATCTTCTTTAAAGAAATTGGTTAAAAACTTACCAACAACACCAAATATAATAGACGATACTATCATAGACTTTATTTCTAAGGGTGTAAATATGTCTTTTAAGTTGTCGAATTGCCATAAACCACCTATCGCAAGAACAGAAGCGATTGCCAATAAAGAATCACCCCATTTTCTCCATTTTTTGGGTGTTGGTTTCCAATAATCACTAGTCATTTTTTTTAACTTTGTCATTTTAGATTCCTTTAATAAGGTTTATTGATTGTTTTAGGTATTCTTTAGCTCTTGGGGACGGAGTATATTCATCATCCTTAGTTTGAAGGTTTAAAACCCTTTCAATGTCCTTAACTAACTCAGTTCCGTGTTCATTTTCTTTATATAACTCGATGATCTTATCCATGGCTTTATTGCATTCACCTGTAGTCTCGTCATAATAGTTTTTATTCCTAAACTTATTCAAATGATTCATCATTTCATATGCCAAATGTGTTCCACCGTCTTTAATGTCTTTAAACAAACGGATATTATTCAAAATCCCTAAAGTATCAACCATAGAGTTAACCCCTGTAATTCTTTTGGTAATCCCTGGTGTGTATTTATCAAATTCACCCGCTCTCCCGACTATTTCGTCTAGAGGCATAACATTTTCAGGAATACACTTAGGTTTTTCCTTTTTATTTTTTTTTCCTTCCATTTCGTTTTCTAAAAGAACTTTTCTAATGACTCTATTTAGGTCACGGTTATTAAATTGATTTCGTTTCATCTTATAATATATTTTAAAAACTTTAAGTATTTATAATAATAAATATTAGATAATATGAAAAATATTAATGACATTATAAGGAAAGTATTGATTGAGTCATTTTTAAGACCTAAGTTTATTTTTGAGGATTTCTATGGGTCGGTTGAAGATGTTGATTTTTTAAATGAAGCCGAATATCAAGGAAGAAAAGTTCAACTTGGTAAAATAATGCAGGGTGACGTAAAAAAGTTTAAGGTTTATGTTAAAAATGACAAAGGTAAAGTTGTTAAAGTTAATTTTGGTTTTGGTGGTAAATCAGCAAAAGGGAAAAGAATGGTTATTAAAAAAAATAACCCAGAAAGACGACGATCTTTCAGAGCAAGACACAATTGCGATAATCCTGGACCAAGATGGAAACCAAGATATTGGGCTTGTAGAACTTGGTAATAAATAACTAAATTAACACAATTTTATTTTGGGTAATTATTTTTTAGCAAAAAAAATAGATTTAATGGAGAGTTATAGATATGACTCATTAGTTCGACAGATTATAAAGGATATTGTTCTTATGTATAAAAAAGAATCTGACGGGCATTTTTATTTACCCTACGATGTTGATGAAGAGTCTGACGAATACGACTTTAAAGACATATTTGTTTCTGTTGAATTAATTTTGGAAGAGTCAAATACGGTTGACGATTTTTTATTAAACGCCGATTTTTATCCCGATGATGATACTATTGTTGTAAAAATAGTATATAATCCAGAATTTAAAACTAAAAATATCTACAACATGGTCGGAGAATTAAACGAACTCATTGCACACGAACTTAGACATAGTCACCAAAAAAATACCGGTCTATTTGATTTGGATTCTGACATGGATGTTGATGAAGAAAAAGGTTTCGAGTATTATACAAGACCTGAGGAAATTGACGCTCAATATTACGGATTCAAAAGAATGTCAAAAATCACAAAAAAACCTTTCGATGAATTAGTTAAAAATTGGTTCAAAAAGTATAAGGATGTTCATCAAATGGATGATTCTGAAGTTGAAGAAACTGTATCGATGATATTAAATTACAGACCTAAGATTTAAACCTATCTATAATCTTTTTGACTAGCATATAAACAATATGTGATGTAAAAATCCCGCCTAAATAGTGTCCTACACCCATCGCTAATAATTTAATTTGTTTTTCACCTATTGATAAATCTGAAAGATCTTTCAATATTGGAACTAATGGGACCAAAAACGTGTAGGCGATCATATTAGAGACTTTTGAAAAAGTTAAATTCAAACTTTCTAAAAAACCGAAAAGAGCATCTCTTAAATCATAGGATTTTGAAAGTGCTCTATCAAAAAACGTAATTAATTTTTTTTCTTTTATTAGTTCTAACACCTCACGTAATTTTTCCTTATTCGAGGAAAAAAAAGTTAAAATTATACCAAAAGATATTAGGGTTATGTCTGTTTCTGTTAGGTTTGGATATCTACCACTCATATATTTTGAAACAGGTCCCACAAATCCCCCTATTACAGAACCCCAAGTTCCCAAAAAAACAAAATCAATTCCAAATTGTTTTTTTACGTCTTCGATAATTTTTTTTGTAAAGTTTTTCGAATTAGTAAAAATATCCGACATGGCATTTTCTTTAGATTCTTGTAGAACTTTAATGTATTGCGATTCTGTTAAAATTATATCCATACTATATGTAAATATCTTTATATGGAATAATAATTTATAAATTATAAACTTAAATTATATTTCTATTTTAATTTATATCGTAGTTGAGATATTTATATAAAAAAATATAGTTATGAATTCATACTTTTTTAAAATGAACAAACAAGAAAGAGAGAACATCTTGGATCAACATAAACATGTATATGATGGTTATGTAACAAAATACAATCAACAATCAAACCAATATCCTCTTTATGTTCAGGATTTGGCAAATGATAAAAATGGTATTACGGTAAATAATAAAGGATTGGTTAAGACTTATACTAACGTAGGTATTAATGAAGGTCTTTTAGATATGATTGCCGATGGGCCTATGGACTTAGAAAACGGAACGATAGATATTGATAGTGTGAGTCAAACAAATTCAATCAATAAAAAAATGTTGGACCAATATTATCCATCACCCAACGAGGAAGAAGAAGAATTTGTAACCTATGGTAAAATCTCAGATGAAGAGGACATACCAAACACAAGCTTACAAAACTTAGATAGGTTTGAATATGATATTGACGAACTTGAGGACTATTCAGCGAGCAAAGATTATGACAATACAGACGAAGAATATTTAACTTACAGTGAAAGACTACAAGATACACTACAAAATGTTGATGAAGAAATACTACCTGAATTAGTTCAACAATTGTATGAGTCGAGACACATGTTCGAAAGATTCAAAAAATACAACTAAAATGGAAATTCAAGAATTGATTTTTTTTTATCTACACGAAAACACAAACACCATAGAAGTTCAATTTAGATTAAATGTCGATTCTGAGGATGAAATTAGAATTGATAATATCAATTTAAATGAGGCTTCTGATTTTGGTTATGATTTGATATTAGAGGAAATTGAATCATATGACGATGATGACGAAGAAAATTTATATTGGTTTGATTCCCCATCAATTGACGAAGACAATCTAATTAGTTTTCTAAATGAATATTATATAGTGAGCCCCGAAAAACTACCAAAACCCGAGTTAATCTAAGGACCAACTCGAGTTAAAAACATGGTTGTGGTTTCACCACTGCTGTTTGAACCATAATCATAGCTTCCTGATGTTCTAATAACAAGACTTTCAGGACCATCATCAATTATTTTCCAAACTCTACGAGTTCCATCGTAATCAAAAACAATATATCCCAAATCATATACGTTTCTTTGACCATGAACGTAATATGTGAATTTTTTAGTCCAAGTTGTCCCACCACTGGGTAAATCAATAGGATAGAAATAAATTACAGAATAGTCCAAAGCAAGTCTTGTAAACCCAACCTCAATAGAATCCAAAGGTTTTGTTTCACTTTCATTTACGTAAAGCGTTCCGGGGTAAAAAACTTGGTTCAACCCTGAATAGTCTCGGTTTTCATAAGTAATTTTATCTATACGATATTCTCCACTTAAACTAAGAAGTGGTGGTTGTGCATACTTTACACAAGAGCTTATAACAAGAGATAAAATAAGAATTGATAAAATGTTTTTCATATGGTTTTAATTTCTACAAATATAAATATATTTTTTTAATTACAAGGACTATTTATTAAAAAAATGGAATTAGACGAAATAATTTATTTACTGAAAAGATATACAACAACCGAATCGAAAGATGAGATTGGAGAACAAGATGCTGGAGGATCGGGAGGTGGTGGCGGAGCTGCTTATCCTACGGTTACAAAATGGGAAACAGGACTAACGAGAAGTGTTGCAAATCAAATAGATTATAAGGCTAAGTGGAAAGATTTGAACAAACTGACTAGAGGGAAGGCAAATACTTTATTATAAACATTTTTTAATGATATTTATAAAAAAACTATGAACTACAATAATTTAAAATTGGTCGGTATATCTCACGATGTAAAATATATTTTTACAAATGAGGGTATATTAGAGACCAATTCTTTTTTTTCAAATTCCAAAACAAATTTAATCGAATATTCTTACGAAAACCTTCACTTAGGTATTCAAATGTTAAAGGAACATTATTCGACATTTTATAAGGCGAATCAAATATCTCTTATAGAGTATTCCAATTCACCTAGAAGATCTTTATATAGATTACTCGAGATCTTTGAATTGAAAAACTACACAACCATTATAAAGGAATGGGAAGAAGTTTATGGAAACAAATTACTTCTAATCAATGAATCAGTAGATAAACTACTTGTTGAAAGTAGGGTAAATGATGCTTGGAATAGTATCTCAAACATTTTACATGAAAATATGATTGGGGATTTCTTTAGTGACCCTATTGGATCAATCGGTAGAGGTGTAAAAAATGTTGGTAGTTGGGTTTACGATCAAGGAAAAAAGGCCGTTGATTGGACTGTAGATCAGGCAAAACAAATTAGAGATAAAGGATTTTTTACATGGGCAGGAGAAAAAGTTAGTAACGCTTGGAATTATGTTAAAGATGCGGTTGCAAGGGCATGGAATTGTTTAACAAATAATTTCTTTGAGTGTTTAATGGAGGGAATTAGAGACGCATCATTTTCTGCCGTGGGAATGGGAGTTATGACCGCAATTTCATTTATTCCTGGTGTGGGTCAAGTGGCGGATGTTATAGTATTTGGTAGTTTGTTAATTTGGGACATTTACAAAATGTTGAGCGGTAAATACGAATCAGGTAAATACAAATGGAGTTGGATGGAAATAATTATCGACGCCATATGTGCCGTGTTACCAGCGTTAGGGTTTTTAGCAAAATCGGCTCTTAGAGGAATCAAGGGATTTGCCGAATTGGGAATTAAGGCGGCAACTGAAGGAGGTATTTTTAGAAGAGTTCTAAACTTTTTCAAGGGAAGCCTTGGTAAAATATTTTCTGCAATAGGAAAATCTATGAAGTTTGTCGGAGAAAAATTAGGATTAACATTTCTTGAAAAATACGGAGCAAAGGCCGAAACAATTTTAACAAAAGAAGTTGAGGTTGCTGAAAAGGCAGCACAAACAGCCGCTAAGGAAGGTGAAAAGGGCGTTGTAGGAACAGCAAAAGATTCACTTAAAAAGGCGGGCGAAGGAGTTAAACAATTTACCAAAGATTTCAAATTTACTAAACCAATTCCTGTGGTTTTAAAAAAATCGGGAAAAACAGTATTAGTTACCGCGGCTCTTTGTGCCGCTCTTGGTGTTGATGGGTGGACTTGTCAACACAAAATAGAAAATGGTGAGATAAGCGAAGAACAAATTAAAAAAGCGGAAGAAGACTTAAAAGCCGGATTAAAATCAGATAAACTAAAACAAGAAATGTCGAAATTAACCGTGCAAGATGCTGAAGCACAGGGATTATTTTAAATATTATGGAAAATTTAAAAGAACAACTTAACAGAATCAAATTATTATACAACTATAATTTGAACGAAACTTATGAAGAAAACAAAATTAAACAGTCGTCCAAAAACTATTTGAATGAGGCTGCTGCCGAGGCCCTAATCGCAGCCAAGGAGTTGGGGAACGCAGAAAGAGCCATCCTACATAATAGTTTAGAAACTGTAGTTGCCGATATAGGTGCAGTCACTATTAAAAATGAGAAAGGAATTTTTTCATCAACAAAAAATGTCGAAGAAATAGTGTTGGCGATGAAAGAAGGAAGAATTGCGGGTGCTGAGTTAGGTAATATTGGTAAGTCTCTCTTAAAAAGCCCGGCAACAAGCACAGAGATTAAATCATTAGCAGCCGAACTGGTAACATCATTTCCATCTTTTGAACAAAAATATGGTATGTTAACAAGAGAACAAGCCGTAAACGAACTAATGAATGGTCCTGGAAAATATACAAAAGGTGAAGCAGAAACTCTTATGAATAAGTATAAGTCGAGAAAAAGTCGAGTTGATCCAATCGAGCCCCCTAAGACAGGTGAAGGACCGAAACCAAGTGAAGGACCGAAACCAAGTGAAGGACCGAAACCAAGTGAAGGACCTGTAAATCAAAATAATATCAACCTCAATATAACTAACCAAGTTCAATCCGAGGGATTTAAAATTGCGGAAGAGTATGGACCTCACATGGATGATGCAGCAAGAAAAAGAAAATGGAAAGACTCTCAAGATTGGTTAAAAAATGACGAAAGAGGGTTTATGGAAGAATATAATAGAGTTAGTAAGGGATCAAGACTTAGAAGAGGTCTTAATTGGGGTCGAAAAATTATGTCTTGGGGAACTCTTTGGGGAATATTTAAAATTGCGGGAATAGGTCTAACTTTATGGGCCGTATATAGTTTATTTACAGATAGTGGATGGAAAGTTAAAGACGATGATAAAATAGATGATGATGACGGCGGAGGCGGCGGCGGAGACGATGACGGAGGAGGTGGAGGATCACCTGATGACGACCAAAACCAAGGAGTGTTGATCGACGTTGATGGTAATAAATATATAGAATGCACACCACCTTATTATAAGGGTTGTGTCGCTAAAAAAGGAAATGACGACATAAGAAAGGCTCAAGATTGTTTGGGTGTAACACCTAATGGTTTCTTTAATAAAGAAACAGAAGACGCATTATATAAAAAAATAAACAAGAAAAGTTTTAGTCCATCAGATATGCCATCGATATGTGCGACGAGTTATGGGGCTAGTAGATTCTCTTATTAAAAAATATAAAAAAAATGGATATTTCAAAAAAACTAACACAAATCCTATTAGAACAAGAAGCTAGTAAAGAAACTAAAGGAGTTAATGTCTCCGATACAGGTAAAGTATTGCAAAATACTATTAATTTTTGCCAAGGTATATCTTTTCTAAAAGATAAGGCGATTAAGTCTATGAGTAGAACATCACCAAAAGATACAACTAGCGGACAACCATTAATGGCTAAATTCAAAGATGTTTATAACTCGGGTAAAGAAAGTGTTGCCTTTGCTTCCGGAGACGATGGTAGTGGAAATATTATAGTTGTTTTTGGTATGCAAGATCCGAACTTAACAGATCAAGCATTATTAGGATACAGAGTTACAACAGGAGCAGTTGCCGACAGGATAACTGACGGTATTGCAAAAGGGTGTCAATATTTACAAAAAATAGAAGATGTGGGACAAGCACAACTTTCGGCTTATGATAGATCTAGACTTGATGCTTTTATTAAAAAACAAGGTGGTTTATTTACCTCAACTGATCCGAAAGATCCGTTGAACTATAGAGAATATAAAATGAAGAATCTCAAAGACGCTGACGGATTACCTTTATTACAAAGTCCAGGTGAAGGTATTGTTTGGAAAAAAGTCGAACAAGATCAAGGAACTATGGGTGATGTTGCAGGTGAAGTTGATGACTTTATGAAAGAACAAGGATTTACAAAAAACAAACCAAAGGCAGGAACCGATGAAGCAAATTATGGGTTTTATCTAAAAGACGTTCAAGGAGATTTACCATCATTAAGTATTGATCCTGATATCAGAAATACAGGAATATATTTCCCTGACCCAAGTTATACAAGTGAATACGGTGGTTCAGTTTTGACTCCTGATAGAAAGGCTTGTAAATCTGTAATTAAAAGACTTTACGATTGCAAAACAAAAACAAACAAAGCAGGATGTTCCGCAAATCTATTTAGAGATAAGTTTATTGCTCTTTCGTGTGGTGATAAAAACTTTATCGAAGGTCCTTTTGGAAAAGGAGATGAATATAAGGCAATTTTTTCAGATCCAGGTCCATACGGATTGGCAAATCTAAACAGAGCAAGAGGTAAAGCGAAGTATTCTTCAATGACAGAATCTCTTAACAAAAAAATCAACAAAAGATTAAACGAAGATTTCAAAAGACTTTCTTTTAATAAAAAAAAAATTCAATTTGACAATCAACTAGTTGAGTCATTAGCAGATCAGTTGGTTGTAAGTGCATTATTCGACTTACAAAAAGATTTCAAAAAATTCCAAAGATTGGATGAAAATGCAATAACCGATTTTCTATCTAGTGCTGGAAGTAAAGCTTTAGAAGGCGGAAAAAACTTAGTTAGTAATTTAGGAAGTAAATTGGGAACGGGTCTAAGTCAAGGATTTAAAGAGACGATCGCAAAAAAAATAATTGGCTGGGCAGGTTTCGACCCAAATGGTTATTTCGCTCTTTTAATCGCTAATATTTTTGCAAATCTTGAATTTAAGGATTATATGAATTTTATTAGTGATTGTGAAAAGTTTAGTGAAATTATTACAAAATCAGCGTTAGAGGCGTGGTTAGATAAAGCAGTTGTATCAATGAAAGGTGGTGAAGCTGGAACTATATCAACTTTTGTTTATACGGCCCTAAAAAATACCGTAACTGAGGCAGCAGCAAACACACCAGCATTTAGAGCATTAGAAGGGATGGCAACCAAAATTGTTTGTGGAATTATAGAAGGTGTAAAAGAGAGCGGGATTATTACAAGTTTTTTCTAATTTTTTTGGTGGTATAGTTTTTTTGTTTATCTTTGTATCAAATAATAGAAAAATGAAAAATCCAATCAAAAGTTTAATTAGTGTTTTAGTTTTATGTCTAATCGTTTTTTGTCTATTAAATGATAAAATGCAAATTGCCATTTTAGAAAAGGTAGAAAAAATATTCAAAACAGATTTATCCACACTCAAACAAAATATCAAAAACGATGATTTATCGATTGGTGGTGGAAATACGGCCGAACCTTTTGATGAAAACAAATACAAATCTTATTCTGCCGAGTCGGTCGAGTATTTCAAGGAAATCGCTTTAGGTCGTGAATTTAAAAGTGATAGTGAAGTTCTTAAGCGTTGGGACAAGGACATGAAAATATATGTTGGAGGAAACACCAATGAAGTTTTGAATAGTGAGTTGGAACGAATTGTATTGGAATTGAACAACATAATTGATCCCATCAATATCGAAATCGTTTCTGATTCATCATTATCCAATATGTATATTTATTTTGGATCTTACAAAGATTTTAGTTTGATTAAACCAAACATTGATTATGGATTACTAAAGTCAAATTGGGGTCTTTTTATAGTTAAACAAAATTCAGGTTGTATGTATGTTGATATTCATAGGGCTAATGAACTCGAGCAAAAACATTTACTTCGTGAAGAATTAACACAATCTTTAGGTTTATGTGATGATTCTTACAAATATCCTGAAAGTATTTTTTATCAAGGTTGGACAACAACAACAGAATACGCACCGATTGATAGAGAACTAATTGACATGTTATACAATAATTAGTATATTTATAATAGTTCTTTGAATGTTAGAGGAGTGTCAGAGCGGTCGAATGAGGCGGTCTTGAAAACCGTTGATCTTTACGGATCCGGGGGTTCGAATCCCTCCTCCTCTGCAAAATGTGAAATATGGGTCCATAGTTAAACGGATATAACCCTAGCCTTCTAAGCTTGTATTCCTGGTTCGATTCCAGGTGGACCTACTACTTTCCCATGAATTTCCCTGTGACAATTAGAACAAACTAAAATATATTTATATTAGTATTATGGAAGACATACATCAACAAATTCACGAGGAGTTTATTAACTCTGAAGATTATGATAAGTATCTTTATGATATTTATAATTATGAACCTCAACGAACAGATCCACAGGATTAAAAACTTGATGTATGAACAACCACAAGTCCAAATTGTATATAAAGGTGATTTAGATGGATACTTTGGAAAAAACATTGAGTTAACGTCTCCTGATAATAATACTATTGGTTTTATCCATATATCCAAAATGAATGATGGTGAAAATTTAGATCTGAACTTCAATACTTTATATGACGAATCCAAGTTTCAAACCATTCCATTAAATTATGATAATTGTCTTTTTATGCACACTTTAGAGGTGGATGAAAACCATAGAAAACAGGGACATGGGTCACACTTATTAGATTTGGCACATGAATTTGCAAAAAATAACGGATATAATTATCTATCTTTTATTTCTGATAATGATAATGAAATTGCAAACAACATTTATCAAAAAAGAGGTTATAAGTCATTAAATTCTAATGACAATTCTAGTTTTTATTTTGTTGAATTGTAAAAATTACTTATCTTTACAGTATGACAAACAAATTACCATACGAAAAAACAGGAAATGCGATTAAAGGATATAGTGATTCTGCCATCGCCAAAGGAGAAACAAATGATTGTGTTGTTAGAGCATTTGCATCTTCATTCGATGTGTCTTATGATTACGCTCACAAATACGTTGCAGATGAGTTTGGAAGAAAACCAAGAAAAGGAACTTACGGGACTATAACAACTCTTGTTAAAATGGCCGACAGTTTGATCAAGGTTAACGGTAAAAAAGTTTGTCCTCTTGGAGTAAGACACAACGATCATTTGTTAAGATCATTAATGTATGATGTTAAAGTAAAAGGTGAGACTAAAAAAAGAAACATGACCGTTGGAACATTTGTTAAACAAAACCCAAAAGGAACTTTCTTTGTATTGGTTAGAAGACACGCTTTTACAATCAAAGACGGTGTTGTAATTGGAAACCCTGAAGATTCAATTAAAACAAAACGACCTATGAGGTGTGCATTTGAGATAAAATAATATTATGAAAACAATTTTTATTACTCTTTTATTTTTTACCTTCATTGGTTATTCTCAACCTTTGATGAGACAATATTCAAATATGGATTATCAGTCAATTGCGGAATCCAACTTTAAAAAAATAACCTTTAAACCAAAAAATGATTATGTTTATAAACTTGATTATGGACAATTCCAATTGTCGGTAAGCACCAAATTAAAAAGGGTTCCCTTCCAGGATAAATTCTCTGATCTAACCGTGGACGATATTTTATTTGCAGGTTCTTACGACATAAGGGCAAGATTTTACATATCTCCAAATGTTAAGGTGTTTCAACGAGCCTTTATCACAGGATTAAGTAATGGTCAAGTTTTTCATACGACAGGAGTTATAATAAAATTTTAGAAAAAAACTTGTCAATTAAAAAAAGATTACTATATTTGTAAAGAAATTGAAACTTTTTAAAAAAACGATATAATTATAATAAAAATGAAAAATACACTCAAACATATGGTCAATTGTCTACCGAGCAATCAGTGGTCGTTTAGCTATATTACGCGAAATCAGTCGAGGGTATTTTCACTTATGAGTTAAAAACGTTTAACTAACATAATAAAAGGAATGTAAAACCCGAGACTTAAAAATCTCGGGTTTTTTGTTTTATATTGGCTCTGTAAGCATTGATGGCGATGCGTCTGACTTGTAATCAGAAGAAATCAGTTCGAATCTGGTACGGAGCTCAAAAAGGTTCTTTGACATATTGGTTTCATAAATTGTCTCGTAGCCTAAAGGCAGGGCACCGGATTTTGACTCCGGGTGTGTTGGTTCGAGTCCAGCCGAGACAACGATAATGGAAGAGTAATCACAACGGCTTGTGACTCCGTCTTGAAAACGGCAGGTACTGAAAGGTATGGGGATCGACACCTCACTCTTCCTCCATATAGGGTAGTTGACTAATTGGTAAGTCACCACGTTTGGGACGTGGACGATGCAAGTTCGAGTCTTGTCTACCCTACTATAAATAAACAAATAAAAAAACAAGTATCATGGAAAGTGACAAGTATGACAAACAAAACCCCTCGTAGCTTAATCGGGAAAGCACCATACTTTTAATATGGGGAGAGTCGGATCGTAACCGGCCGGGGGGACAAAAAAAATTTAGTAAAACTGAGCGTTCATTACCAAAAAGTGGTTACTTTTGTTCTGAAAAACTAAAACAAGCACCTTTAGCTCAGCAGGTAGTAGCGGTTGTTTTACATACAACAGGTCACAGGTTCGATCCCTGTAGGGTGCACGAGGAGACTGTTACTAATTCATAGACCTTATGTGGACGACGGTATCATAGAATTAGATTTTTGGGAGAGTTGAGCAATTGGTTGGCTCAGCAGACTGTAAATCTGTCGCGAAAGCCTTGGGGGTTCGAGTCCCTCCTCTCCCACACTGGACTGGTAGCTCAGAGGCAGAGCAAAACCCTGTTAAGGTTGAGGTCGAGATATCGTAATTCTCCCAGTCCGCAAAAAACTACGGCACATATACCCTCCGTCTGATACGCGGTTGAAAGGTTAATAGGTCCCATGTAGGTTCGATTCCTACTGTGCCGACTACGGAAGATAAACCTTGATGGAGATAGGGTCCGCCTGCTAAGCGAGATGTACCTTCGGGTATTTGGTTCGATTCCAATGTCTTCCGCAACTTATGACAAAAAATAATTCATATGAATGACAGATATAAAAAAATAGATGAAAAATCAAAAATAGTTACAGATGGATTGGGTTGTAAAATTGACGATGGTATAAGAGAGTTAATTGTTTTACTTAATTATAATAACATCGGAACAACACAATCTTGTTGGGGACACAAAAATTGGGGTGAAAAATTTCCTTGGTTTGACATTAAGAATGAATATCATAAGAATATAGAAAACATTATTTTTGATTTAGAAATTGAATTTGAGAAACTTGGTGATGATACAATAAGATTTTACCCAAAGTGTAAAAAATTGATAAAGGGTAGAAAAGAGTTTAACAAGTTAAAAGACAAACTAAAACAAATTAGTAATTTTTTATAATCTGCCGATAGGAAAGGTTTCCGGTCCGGGCTCATATCCTGGATGTCATTTGGTTCGATACCCTTTATCGGTACTACATGGTGTATGTAGCTCAGTTGGCAGAGTGCTTGATTGTGGGTCAAGAGGTCATGGGTTCGACCCCCATCATACACACAAAATACCTTCGTAGTTCAATTGAAAAGAACCTGTGACTACGGATCACAAGATGGGAGTTTGAGTCTCTCCGAAGGTACAATATTTGCGTCGTAGCTTATGGAAGCGGCAGGCCTCCAAAACCTCGCATAGACATGGGTTCGATTCCCTGACGACGCGCCAAATAAGGACCGGTAGCTCAGTTGGTAGAGCGCTAGACTGAAGATCTAGGCGTGGATGGTTCGATTCCGTCCCGGTCCACAAACAATTAAAAAGGAGATAAAATGAACCGAGTATTTAGAAAGGTTGATGGAAATCCAGTTTCTGACATATCAAAACACACTTTGGATATTTTAAATGAATGTCCTTATGTTGAAATTCATGTTGGAACTGATTCTCAAAACCACAGAAGATCGACTGTATATGTAACCGCAATAGCATATCGGTATGGAAACCGCGGAGTTCACTATATATATCACAAACATAAGGTTAAAAAAATTCGTGATAAGTGGACAAGGTTATGGAATGAAGCCGATTATTCAATTGAGGTTGCAAACTTTTTAACAAGTAAGGTGAATGTTAAACTTGAGATTGATCTTGATTATAACGCTCAAGAACAACACTTTAGTTCAAAGTTGGTTGGTCCTGCGGTTGGGTGGGTTAATTCTTTGGGTTATAAGGCGAATATTAAACCTGATAACCAAATTGCAACAAAGGCGGCAGATTTTCATTGTCGTTAATTGGTCGGGTGTCTGATAGGTAAAGTCCAGATCTGCAAAATCTCGGTATGTGGGTTCGAATCCCACCCTGACCTCAACAAATGCCCCTATGGCGGAATTGGCATACGCATGTGATTTAGGATCACAATTTTGCAGGTTCGAGTCCTGCTGGGGGCACAAAAAATAGTATATATACTAAATTTTAGATTTTTTCTAAAATAATAACTTTTTGATCTCATATTTATTAATATGAAAAAAATAATAAGAATTACAGAATCTGATTTGACTAACATAGTTAAACGAGTGATTAAAGAAAATGAAAATAATAGATTAGGTAAAGTTTATTTCAATAACGAGAATTATCCTGGATTTATGTATGTTAAAGAAATATTACCTAAATATCAAATGTATTGGGTTGGGACTATGACAAATGAAGTATTACCTACTGAATTAATAAAAGATGATGATATGGATATCTATTGGTTAGAATCACCCGATGGTAAAACATTTGGTTACGAACTTTTTGAAGATGATTTAAAAGGTAAAAAATATTTAGTTTTAGATTTAGTTGACCCACAAGAAATTGAGAAATATCTAAGAAATGGCGGTGAATGGTTCCCAAGTCACTACGAGGCGTAAATTAAAAAAATAATCCATAAAACTTGACACTTTCTAAAAGTATCATATATTTATAACAAAACTTAAAAACCGCAAATGAAAAATTTACACATATTATTGATAGGGGGCGATTTAGCTGAGGCAACTTTCAAGAGGAGGGTGTAATATTTTATACATATAATATTTAGAACCCCTCCCCAAAAAAGAGGGGTTTTTTTGTGAATATAAGTTTGGTAGTTTCAAAAAGATCACTATCTTTGTGAAACAAAAGACAAAGGTTCTTTGACATAATGGTGAAAATGGTTCGGTGTTGGAATCGGTATACACGTTCGGCTTAAGATCGAATGCGCAATGCGTGAGGGTTCGAGTCCCTCCCGGACTACAGAAAAAAATAAAAAATATTTTACAAAGTGTTTGGCAGATCAAAATAAAGTTCTTATATTTGTAAAACAAACAACGGGGGTGAGAAAATGTGATGGTGGACTCACCCCCACACAAAAGAGAAAAAGTTCATTGACATATTAGATTGGTAAGATAGCAGATAGACCTATATCGGCAGAATCCCATAGGGAGTCAGAAATGACGAGCAAAACGGAGCCCCTATCAGACTAATGGATTGAGGAGGTACTCAAAGTTTTCCGAAAGGTTAACAGGTAAAAACGATGGTTTGGGTAGAACGGATGTTAAAGGCGAGGTATAGGTAGTACGGATGGGGTGACCCACGAATGAGTAAATCTTAAGGTCTTACCATTTTTTAAGATATTAAGTGTTTAACGGCAAAGTATTGATAAAGTGTTAGAGAGGATAAAAATCTGTGAAACTTAAAAGACAATTAGGAAGAGTGATCTTTACGTTGGGAACTAAAAGTGGAGATAATAAAGTATCTATAACCGTTAAACATTTTAAAATATTGATAGTGGTTTTCCCCACTCAACGGATGTCGACAATCCAGAGTGGATCAGGAATTCATCACCGTTTCTGCCGAGGCCTCGTAAAACTACGATTAAGCAGTTAAGATTGGAGCGAGATGGGTACTCCAACACTATCGACAATATTGTGTTGTTCCCTTGAGAAAGGAATTGTAAAGAAGAGTGACATTACTTGAATTACAAAAATTGTAATCGCACACTACAACACAGAGGACCTCTCATTCTCAAATGGTCAGGTGGCGAAACGGTTGCCAATAGTTCAAAGTGTTCTCGTATAAAATTCGAGATATAGGTCGCAGGTAGAATAGCCTGCCACAATGACAATACAGGTTCGAATCCTGTCCTGACTACAAAGTGTTGTTCCCTTGAGAAAGGAAGACTGAACAGACGCTACGTATGAAACTGATTACATTAAAAGTAATGTCAATCGTTTGATTGGGGGTAAAACAGTACAGACAACACAGAGGAACTCAACCTCAAATAGTCAGGTGGCGGAATGGTAGACGCATCGGAAGAGTGGTGTGGGTTCAAGTCCCAAGTAATTAAGTCGGTCACCAATACAGGTTCAAATCCTGTCCTGACTACAAAAGACACAAAAAGTATATTTTTTTTTACTAAAAGTGTGTCTTTTCTATTTTTTCTTGATATTTATTAATAAAGAGATATGAAGAAAACAGAAAAAGAATTAGAGGTTATTAGGTTGTATACCGAAAAAAAAACACCGACCGAAATATCTAATGACTTAGGTATTGGAAGAAGAACGGTTTATAGAATAATAAATAGAAACGGAATTGAGTATAACAAAAAGGAAGAAACTTGTTGTAAACTTTGTGGAAAAACAATAACAAGTAAGAATTTTTGTCAAATGTGTTCTGTAAACATACGAAGGTATAGAGTTAAGGAATACGCGGTTAAATATTTGGGTGGTGAATGTGTTAAGTGTGGGTGGAAAGGTGATTTATCAGGATATGACCTTCATCATAGAGACCCAGAAGAAAAAGATTTTAACTCAAGTGCCCTCAACATGGCAAATATGAGTTGGGATAAAGTGAAAAATGAGTTAGATAAATGTGATTTGTTATGTGCGTTGTGTCACAGATTAGAACACTCAAACTACTCAAATGAAAAATTAAAAGAAGTTGCTAAAAATTATCAAGGTAAGTTGTTTAAATAATATATTTTTAGTAATTTTACATAAAATGGTGTGGTAGCTCAGTAGGTAGAGCAAAGGGACGGAAACCCCTTGTGCCGATGGTTCGATTCCATTCCCATACCACAAATAAGGCGGGATAGTAAGTAGTTGGTAGCTGGCGAGGCTCATAACCTCGTGTCTTTGACCCCGGTGGTTCGAGCCCACCTCCCGCAACTATAATGCTGATGTAGCTCAATGGTGAGAGCAGGACGCTTATATCGTCAAGGCTATGGGTTCAAGTCCCTTCATCAGCACGGGAGTGTCGACAGTAGAGTTCTACTTGAGAAAGAGGTAACACGCACTTAAAATGGGGGTTACAAAATAGTCAAGTCGTTTATAAAGTTTTGGTTGATAAAAACTTTCGTTTTGTGGAGATGGTTTAATGTGAAAAACCAACACCCGTGATGTTAGTGGGTTTGATCACCCCATTCACGTAAAAGTGATAACCGACCCCAAAGGTTGTCACACTTTGCGGAAGTAGCTCAATTGGTAGAGCTCCTGCCTTCCAAGCAGGTTGTTGAGAGTTCGAGTCTCTTCTTCCGCTCATCTTATCTTCCATTCGAAAGAAGTAAGTGGAGAAAAAGTTAAAAAGTCGTTACTTATAATAGCGACTTTGGTTATGGGGGTATAGCTCAGTTGGCTAGAGCATCTGCCTTGCACGCAGAGGGTCATGGGTTCGAATCCCTTTACCTCCACAACTTGGTCTGGTAGTTCAGTTGGTTAGAATACCTGCCTGTCACGCAGGGGGTCGCGGGTTCGAGTCCCGTCCAGACCGCAAAAAAAGTTAAAAAAAGATTTGTTAAATTGAAATATTCTACTTATCTTTGTTTTAACAATATGACTCCATAGTCGGTTATGGTTCGCTACCATGGCGATAAGTGGGTGAATGAGGGTAATTTGCGAGTAACTCTCCTTAATACTAGGATCGGAGTATCAAAGTTGAAGCTTATTACATGTAGTTCACAAGGTGGGTTCGATTCCCACTGGGGTTACTAAGAGAAAAGCGGAAAGTAAATATCTACGGCTTTTAGCTCGAGCGGTTAGAGCGTCGGCACACAAGCCGAAGGACACAGGTTCGAATCCTGTATGGTCGTAGTAAACACTGAAAGCAGTAAAAGGTTCTGTATGAGTAGTAACCTGACAATCTGATGAGTTGCAAATCAACAGATTGGTAAAGTTAAGTCTTATGGGGATCCGCGGTCTTAGGTAAGACGAATCTTTTACACTCTTAATTTGGCCCATTCGTCTAAAAGTAAGGACATTTGGTTTTCAACCAAAAAATCTCGGAGCGTTACCGGGATGGGCTACAATTATAATCCTTTTTGGTAAGACTTTACCCATTTACGAATTGCAGTATCTGAAACACCAAACATTTTTCCGGTTGACCTAAAACCGTTATCTTCAATCAATTTAAGTAAGTCTTCATGATTCGGCCTTTCAACCTTTCTCTGACTCTTCATTGATTGGATTTGTTTTTCTGTAAAACCAAATTCATTTCTGTCTTTTTTCTTGTGTTTTTTAGGGTGAACTACCATACCAATTCTTATATTATTTATTTTTGGTTTTTTATTCAGTATTGAAACAATTTCATCAAAAACATTATTAATATTAGTTTTAATTTCTTTTTCCGAAACTCTGATAACTAACCAACCTAATTCATTTAATAATTTATCTTTTTTATCGTCTCTTTCTTTTCTTTCGGGTAAAAGATGTTGAGATCCATCAATTTCAATAGCAACCATTTGATTTACAAACGCAAAATCAATAAAATAAGGAAAAACCGAATATTCTCTAACTATTGCATATTTTTTATCTAAACCATTTTTTTCAATATATTCAATACATAATTTTTCTGGGTAGGAAACATTGGATAATCTCCAAGCAGTTTTTTCAGGATTATTTTTCATAAACTCCAATCTTTTTTCTCGCATTATTTTTTTACTTTCTTCAGTATGTTTGAAGTTTTCTGGATATTTTTTATGGGCTAATTTATTGGCCACGGATGCCGATCTGACTTTATCTCCTAATATTATTTTTATGTCATCAGATTGTAATTTAAATTTTTTTCTTAAATCTTTAACACTATAAGATTCATCAATATATAATCTAATAAGTTCATCTTTTATTAGATGTAATTTTTCACATTTTTTAATGTGTTGGTTAAGATTACCAAGATTATCAATATAACGATTACAAATTTTACATTCAAACATAATAACTTCCTTTATATATAAATATCACGAACCCACAAAAAAGTCATACGAACTAACCCTAAATTATATTTTTTTTTTAAAAAAATTTGATTAGTCTAAATATATGTCTTACATTTGTAAAAAAAGGTTAGTCAGGAGTGTAAAGAGACCTGGTGTTGAATCCATTTTGTTAAAAATGGTTGCTCATTGTAGGTTCGAATCCTACCCTGACTTCAAAAGACCCCACGATTAACAGAAGTATCCGGCTGTTATGGGTGTGAACCTGACTTGAAGGCTTCAAGGCTATGGGGGAGGCTACACGAACAAACAAGGGTTCCCCATTATGGATGGAGGGGGTTAGGGGTCTTAAGTGATCGTAATACAATCCACAAGTTGTAAGAACACTGAACAATCTTACAATATACACTCGTCTTCCGAGTGAGACCCACCACGTAACTTTGGGGGTATGGTGAAGATGTTCTGAGGATAACACTGAACGCTGAGTTTGATTCCACCCGACACGATGGTGAGATAGAATAAGGACGGAGTGTGAAAGTATAAACCCACCGTGGATGGTTACTATGGACTAACGAATCTTAGTCATATCGGTGAGGGATATTATGTCGTCAAATATTAAAACTTGAAAGGTTCTCCCAAACTGGCGTGGGGATGATTCAGAACCTTTTTTAATGGTCCATTGGTGTAGTGGCTAACATTCATCCCTGTCACGGATGAGCCGCGAGTTCGATTCTCGCATGGACCGCTAAAATTATTAAAATTAAATCAGAATAATATGAAAGCAAAACTAACATTTAACCTACCCGAAGACGAACACGAATTTTACTGCGTAACAAGTAAAACAAAAAGAAAAGAGTATATGAAAAAACTAAATTACGGAATTGAACCGTACCCGAAAGGAGAAAATAAAAAATACGAATTAGGGACTTTTATTGAGCCGATTATAATTGACACCAATGTTGCTCAAAATAGCCACTAACGGTTGCAGATATACCCAGTTTGGGATTAAATAATAAAAACTTTAAATTATAAACAAAATGACAAAAAAAGCAGAAAATCCAAATGAAACACAGAACCCCAAATTGGGTATATCTGTTGTTAGCGGTTCGTTGCCTTCGGTTGATGAAGCAGGGGTAATGGCTGTAAAAATTTCAGAAATGGTAGAACCACCGTTGACAGCACAGGAACAATCGTTCTTTATTGCTGGATTTTGCGAATGCGTAAAGTGGCTTGGTAGCAATGACCGCTAACACAAAAGCAGGTGCAGTTTCAATTGCACTTGCTAACTGTTAACCGCCGTTTTAATGGCGTAAATTATTAAAATTAAATAAAAATAATATGAAAACAAAATCAGGTTACGAAACAAATGGAGATTACATTAAATTCAAAAGCGGGTTTACTGGAAATTATGCGGTTGAAACACAAAACGACATTAAACACTTTAAAAATGAATATGAAGCAGATATGCACATAATCACTAAAGTTATCGGTTGTGAAAAGGCATATCCAATCTGTAAGCACTTTGCTGAACAATCAGAAGGTTGTAATAATTGTGCTTTTGGATTTAATAGTAATTGTTCAAATCATAGAGCTGCTGCTATTTAAAATGGCACATAACGGTTGAGAATATGTGTTCGTTTTAATGACACATATTCTTTGTTATAAGTATGTAAAACAAAAATTATACAAATTAAAAAATAAAAAATCATGGAAAAATTAAACGGAGAACAAATAGAACCAATAAAAATCACGACTGCTGTTGAAGATATTATTAATGTAATCAAGATGAATGAAAAATCAGAAAAGAAAGCTGATTTATTATTAGTTGCAGAAGAAAAATTGAAAAAGGAAACAAACCAACGATTTATAGCACACCGTATAGGTAAAATTGATGTTATTAAAGATGTATTAATGAAACAATCTTTTTCAATTAAAGAAATGTTTGATGAATTGAAAACTCTTACTGAACCTTCTGAATATGACAAGATATTGAATGATTTTTTAAATAAAATAAATTCATAAATTTTGTTTTTATTACTTATAACGGTTCTCGGCTTGGCGAGGTTGGGGACTAAAAGCACAATCGCTAAAATTAATTACAAATTTTAATAAATAGAACAAATGAACAATTCAGAACAAAACCCCCAATCTTGCCAAACCGATGTTAGTGGCAGTGCTTGGTTTGAAACAGAACAAATCGAAACTTTTGTTGGTGAAATGGATAATGGTGGAGAACGTAAGAAATTAGTTGTTTTACATCAATGCGGTGAAGATAAAAAAGCATTGATAGAACAATTAAAAACGATGATAAGTGGTTTAGAAACTAATTTCGATTGGTTTGCTTCGTAGTATTGCCACTAACACAAAGCTAAATGACGTTTTAATGTCTTTTAGCAACTGTTATGCGGAATGTAAAACCTTAAACAACAAGAACAATGAAACAGACAGCAGTAGATTGGTTGGAAGATAACGTCTGATGATAAACAATCGTTTTAATGTTGTTTATCATTTGTTATACACAGTACATTTTAAATTAAAAATAAATATATGAAAGAAAAATTAGAAAATGAGAGACCAACACCTATAGAACAAAAAGATGTTGTTTGGGGTGAGCGTGAAAGAAAAGAGAAAGTAAGTGTTTTAATAGGACTTAGTCGCTCACCAAATTTCAAACCGATTTCTGATATGGAAACAGGTGAATATGAGTATTGGTTAAGGAGTAATGAAGATTTATTTGATGTTATACCAAAATTAGGTTTGGGACTATCAAACTTTTTCAACCAACATAAGTATGGTAACGAAGAAATAACATACTTAGACTTTCAACAAATGGGATTCACAGTTAAACATTATGACGAAGATTGGTGTACATTCAAAAAAAGGATGAATAATTGTGAAGTTAGTGGTAAGTTTTATTTTAAGACAAACCATCTAATGATTGCAAATTGGATTAATAATGAAGGAGAAAATTGTTTTAATGGGACTATCCATAACAAAAGATTTCTATTTGAGGTATTAACATCATTAAGTGCTGTTTCACGAGAAGAAATTTTAGGTATTGGTCGAAAATATATGGATTAGTATTGTGTATAACACAAAAGCAGGTGCAGTTTCAATTGCACTTGCTAACTGTTAACCGCCGTTTTAATGGCGTAAATTATTAAAATTAAAAACTATGAAAACTTTCCAAGATTTAGAATTCGAGCAAATCAATGATGCACCGTTTATGGTCGGTAAAAAAACCCGTATGCATTTTGATAATGGATATGGTGTATCTGTTGTATCACACTCTCATTCATATGGTGGTCGTGATGGTCTTTATGAGATTGCGGTATTGGATTCTGACGATAAACTTACTTATGATACTCCTGTGACAAATGACGTAATTGGTTACTTGAGTGAAGAAGATGTAACCGATGTTATGAAACAAGTTCAAGAATTAAAGTAATGAAAAAGAAACAACAAAAAGCAATTGACAAGATTATGGATTGGTTTGACTTTTCTAAAGTTCATCGAACTATGGTTGCGTTAGACTGGAAATGGGCGTCTGCTGAAGATGGAATCCCAACTGAACCTGAAATAAGGGAAACTGCAAGAAGATTAATGGAAGATGCTATTAATCAAAAAATTAGTATTGGAACCGGAGGATTTAGAGTTCATTATGATAAAAAAGATGATTTTATTTCATTATCGTTTGTTATTTCAGAATGGGATGAAACTTTTTAATAAAAAATTTGGTTATTTAAAATAAAATCACTATATTTATATTATTGTTTAACTTAAAAATCTAAAAAAAACTATGGCAACAAAATCAGGAAACAAAGGACGTTACGTCTGTAAAGTGGGGTATTTCGACATTTATGCAAAAGACACTTTAAAGCCCGCTAAAACTTCAAAATACAAATGGACTAAAGGTGAAGTAAAATCAACCGAATATGTTTTGTATCACTCTAAAAAAGTTGTGGATAAAGGATTCCAAACAAAAGATTTGGCCGTAGCCAAAGCTTCTGAGTTAATGTCAAAACATAAAGTTTCCGCCTAATTAAAAAAATATGAGTATTATAATTAATTTTTTAAAAGGTGTTGTGTCCACCATTTTTGTTATGATTGGTTGTTTTTTGGTAACTTTTTATATGAAAGAACCATTTAGCATCGTTAGTCTCTTTTGTGGTCTTTTAGGGTTTTTTATTCTGTATCCCGCAGTTGATAAATGGAAAGAAACCTTAAAGTTTCGAAAAAATAGATCAAAGTAGGTAAATGCTAATTTAGCATTACTTTTAGTAAAAAAAAACGTTTTAAAATAAAAAAAATGAACCCATCAATTTTAGTTGCAATTTCGGTTCCAGTTACTCTGGTGTTGATTTTGGTAATCATGTCACTTAAAGGACAAAAAGAATAAGGAACTAATCTTTACTTTTTTTGTTTGTTTTGTAAACGGACAAGTATTTATAGAATAAATAATTCTATTTAAAACTCGAACAAAAATGAAATTAACAAAAGAACAAATTTTAGGAATTACAAGACACGGGCTTACGTTTATTGGTGGTATTTTGGTAATGAAAGGTCTCGTTGACGAAACAACTGTTACTGAAATCGTTGGTGGTGTAATCACTTTAACAGGAACAATTTGGTCCATCATTGTTAAAAAACAAGCTTAATCTTAACAAAAATATATCCCCCTTCTTTATGTTGGGGGATATTTATTATATATAAAAAAATTCATATATGTCTGAAATTGTAATCGCATTCATCACAGGGGTTTTAGGACCAATTTTACTAATTTACATCAAACATCTTTTGGATAAAAAGAAGAAAAAACCTGATATGGTAATGGATACATTAAGGGTTAGTGAGTTGATAAATTCCAAAATTGAGCACATCAAAGAAGAATTTGATGCTGATAGAGTTTGGGTTTCACAATTTCACAATGGAGGTAATTTTTATCCAACTGGAAAATCTATGGCGAAGTTTTCGATTATGTATGAAACAGTTGGACAATATGGTCAATCAGTTCAGACTAATTTTAAAAACATTCCTGTTAATTTATTTTCTAAATCAATAAATGAATTATTAAATAATGATTCAATTGAAATACCCGACTATACGGACGAAAAGATTCCAACTTTTGGATTGAAGTATGTTGCCGAAGAAACAGGATGTAAGTCTTCTTATTTATTTGCAATTAAAACAATTGAGGATAGATTCATTGGGATTTTATCGGTTGATTACACAAGAGATAAAAAAAGTCTAACTTCTGAAGAAATTATCCATCTTCAAGTTCATGCATCATCAATCGGTGGTGTTTTAATGAGTTATTTGAATCAGTAAAGATTTTTTCATATCTTTGTGATATGAATATTTTCTTTTTAGATTTTGACACCAACAAATGTGCGAAATATCATTGTGATAAACACGTAGTTAAAATGATATTGGAAACCGCGCAACTTTTATGTGGCGTTCACCACACTACCCCCCAAGTCACCCCCCAAGTTCCCTACAAGTTATCACACAAAAATCATCCTTGTGCTATTTGGGCTCGTGAGAGTTTGTCTAATTACTTATATCTATGTGATCTTGGTTTAGAGTTATGTAAAGAATATACTTATCGTTATGGTAAGAGACACAAATCTCAAGATGTTATTGAGTGGTGTTTAATTAATAAGCCAAACATCGTTGATAAAAACTTCACCACACCACCAAAGGCAATGCCTGACGAATATAAAACAGGTGATGTTATTGAGTCCTACCGAAATTACTATCGTGGTGCCAAACGTGATTTTTGTAAATGGAAAAATAGAGAGGTTCCTGAATGGTTTTTAAATACTGAAGTATTTATATAGAAATATATTTTCTATAATGGTTTCAAGATCAGAATGCAGTAGTTCAAACCCATGTTCAAAATTTGGATCCACCGATAATGGGTGTCTTCAAAATTTAAAAAAAGGTGAGGTTGGTTCAAGCAAATATGAATTGGCTTCTGAGGCTGCAGACGCACTCGAGATAATGTATGAAGACATGCCCGAAGACGTTCAAAAAGATTTAAAAATCTCAGATTCTTATCGTCCATTAAAAATCCAATGTAATATTTTCAATTTTGACACTTATGAAGAAACAGGAAAGAGAATTAAAATTGGGACTTCTAATGTTGCTGTGGCGGCTCCTGGAACGTCAAATCATGGTTGGGGTAGAGCATTAGACTTGTCGTCAAGAAAGGCTCAACAGTGGATCAAAGACAATGGATATAAGTATGGTTGGTGTTGGGGTGAGGTTACATCGGAACCATGGCATTTTACTTACTGCGGACCAGGACCAAATAGATCATCAAGATGTGATAGTTTTTGTAAGGGTAAAATGGAAATATCATCAACCGATACTTCCATTGATGACGAAGAAGAAGAAGGATCAATTGAAAAGGAAACCACAACTGACAAAAAAACCAAATCTAACCAATCTTCATCAGCTTTGGGACCTATTGGTGATTTTTTAAATTTTCTTGGTATTGTAGGTGAGATGAAAGAGTCGATTGAAGAAAATGAAAATTTGAATGAAGAATTAAATAGAATTCACGATATTTTTAAAAAAATTCTTTAACTTTGTTGACACAACGAAATATTTATATTATCATTTCACTATAAATAAAAAAGATTATGAGTGAAGAACCAAAATTAGTTGAAATTTATTACTACTATAACAACGGAGTTCAAGTATGGACATCAAATGAGACTTTCGCTAAAATAAGAGCGGTCCAATGTGGTAGTAAATTATATTTTGAAACCGTAGAAATTGCGGAATAAAAAAAATAAAAAAAAAATCACAAAGTGCTTGACAGATTAAAATAAATGTCTTAACTTTGTAAAACAAATCGGAAAAGTCCGATACGTTCTTTGAAAAAATAGATTATCCATTCAGGTAAAAGTTTTGTCAGATTATTTGACAAGTAATTGGAATGAAATTTTCATCTTTTAACTGATAAAGATATTGGGCCGTGTATAGTCCATAAATAATCTACGAAAGTAGGATAAAGTGAGTCATTTGTGTTAGATGATTTGCGGCTTCTTCGGGAGCTCGAGTACACAAGCGGGATACCGTTTAACCTTTAGTACCGAGGGCAACGCTGTAGGGAAAGTGGTTAGGTGATTTGGCGATGTGGGTCGTCAAATTGAGGTGGGAACACCAATAGGAATAACTCGTAGGAATATTTGCAAAACATGATATTATCCAATTTCATTATTGCGTGTTCCAATATAAAAGGATACTTAAAGCCGAAAGGTATGTTAGTGTACGAGTGGTGTCGTTACTAACCTTAATTTACTTCTACCAAGGAGTTAGTTTCGAAGTAGTCTTGAAATATGGAGATGGGGACATTTCACGGAGTAGTTGAGTATCGACTCGTTCAAAAGATGGGTTGGCTCGGTTGGCGGACCACTACTTCGATAATCCACGACACAAAACTTATTATTATTAATAACCATTAAGAATAAATTAAGGAAAAGTGTCCGTCAGGTTTGGATGAAAGGTGACTACATAGTAATGAGCCGTTCATTGCACACAGAGATCCCAAGTCGATGTGTAATTATCCGAAAAACCTTTAGTCCCGCAAGGACGAGTTGGGGAGGCATCCTCGAGAAGAGTAGATTAGGATGAGAGTAATTCAAACCTCAAGGAATGGTATACCTAAAAGACCGTCACTGAGAAATACTTCTCAAAAGGAAGTGGATAAGAGTAGAAACAATAATGACTCTAAAGGTTCTCACACAAACGTGTAATCTCAGCGTTTCTTTTTTTTAAAATGGAGCCACCGGTAAAAAACATTAGGGACGAATCGTCCCTTTTTTTATGCCCAAAAATTTAAGTATAAAAAAACCCCATCCGAAGATGAGGTTTCAATTGGTGGACCTAGAGGGCTCCGACTCCCTCGTCCGGCTCGTTTTGTCAAAAAGACAACTACATGTTTAGGTTAAGGTTTTTCATACCTTCCAAAATATTTGGTTCCTATTTTGACATTGTCACCAAAAACTGTGTCGAGTTCACTTTTGTTACGGTAGCCCTCTGAACGAGACCGTTGTTTCCTTTTAGAGTGAAAACCAACTCATCTACGACTTCTGTTACTAGGTATCTGTCTGACCGACCCTCCGTTTCCGTATCTTATTAAGCTACAGTAACTTCAGAACCTCTTAGTAAACCAAGAGTTTCCATTTTGTTTAGCACATTGCCAGTTGTTTTCTAAGTCAGTTTTTAAAGAGATTAACTTAGTCCCTACATGCTTCTTTTATCCAACCAACGCCCGTCAAATCCGATATAGGCCCATATATCTTTAATGACTATTTTCAAAGAACTATAGAACAAATATAATACAAAGATTTCACTTTGACAATATATTTATAAATACATGAGAAAAAGACTATTAATAGAAGAAGATATTGATGAACTTGAAGATTTCAGAAAAATTCTACTTTTAAATAAAAGAAAGTTAGACCATAATGATGTTGTTTTTTACAATTCTGAAGGTAAAGATTTCAGTGATATTATTGAAGTAACTCCCCATGGTCTATTGTTTCATTTTAATGATTTAGAAGAATTTTTAAAGTTTTTCTTTCAAGAAACATATAAAGAAGGTACTGATGGTGAGTGGGACGCTGGAAATTACGATAGAATGTATTACGGAAATTGGGACTTTTATAGTGAGTGTCAAGATAGGGCGTACGATGATTGGGATGAAGGATATCAATTAAATTATTTTTGTGATTCTGCAATGTTAAAACTAAAACAACTTGCCGAGTTTTTAGACCCATCTACAAGTAAATATTTTGTAAAAACAAATAATCGTGGTATAAGATATGATGGTGAAGGTAAACTACCAACGATATTGGATAAGTTTTTTCCTGGTCTTGGTGATAAAATTGATGAAATAGTTTGTAGAGGAAAAGATAGTGCAGTTTCTAGTGGAGCTCAAGAATTGATAGAAAATACTTATTGTGATGGTCTAAAACAATTTGGTATTGAAAATTGGGGTAGTAGTAGACTTACAAATTGTTTTAAAACTTACTTTATAAGTTGGGGTAATCTTGTTCAGTTGTATATAGATAAAGGGGACTTTGATGAGAATGTATTGGATCTATTATTTAGCACAATCGAAAGGGGTTTTAATAATCATCCACCTGAGTATTATGAAATTGAATATAGTGTTTGGGATAATGAAATTTTTGAAAGTGAGACTTGTGAGAAACTTGAGGATCTGATGGATGAGTATATTGAAAAGGCTCACGAAGAAATTAACTCAGATTATATTGAGATAATGAGAAAACTTGGAGAATTGAAATTATTTGTATTCAAACAATTACCTGATAAAAAACATTACCTTAAAGTTGAGAAAGTTGACCCTGAAACCCTTAAAGTGACATTTAGAGTTGGGACCTCACGACAAAATTGGAACTCTAAAATGGGTGTTTCTGATGTTGATAGTGTGATTGCAATGGCAACTCAGCCAGGTTTATTTAACCCGACTGAGTATAGAATTAGTTAATATTCGTCTAAAGAGTAACGGTTTTTTAAAATCTCATATAATTTATAACCATCTTCATTGTCAATATAAAGTTGGTTTTCGTCGTATAGATCTGAAATTATTATACCATTCTTTTCTTCTATTACATCAACTGTGGATAATTGATGAACTTCATCATAAAAAGGTTTATCATCTTGAAAATCAAAAATGCTTGGTTGGGGTTTAATTTCTTCTTTGAACTCATATTTTTTTAAACCCAATTTATCAACCATGTTTTTTCCTGCAACAATTGCTCTTTCTACATCAGAAATACAAACAAACTCATTTGACGTATGCATGTTATAATAACCACATGACATATTGATACAAGAAAAATCACCATATTGTTTAACCATCATAATATCGGTGTAAGGGTGGGATTGGACCATCATTTCATTTTCGAATCCTTCTGAGATTGCTTGTAACGCCAATGGAAAAAACTCACCATTCTTATCAAATAATACCGTTCCTGAACAACTATAAGAAATCAAGTGATCACCAGGGGCATCATATTGGGTGCAATATCCAACATCTTTTAAAAAGTCCTTATCTAAGTTTCTTGACCCATGACAACCTGTTTCTTCGGAGACAAAAAATGCAACTTTTACTTTATCTAATTGTTTAAGTAATTCTAAACAAATAAAAATTCCACACTTATCGTCACCACCAATACCTGTTGGTTTATTTTCTTTTGTGTATGCCTTTAAACATAAAACTTGATCGGATCCAAAATCTTTTCCAAATGTGTATGGTCTAACAAGATATTCTTCTTCAACGATAATCTCATCAACAAGATTATGAACCGTGTCGGTGTGTGAAATAAACATGGGATAAAATTCACTTTCATCTAATATTCCTTTTGTTACGTAGATGTTTTTATGACCATCACATGCAATTTCAATACCTTCTATGTGTGAAAGTTCATTTAATATATAATCTACCATCTTATCTTCTTGATAAGTTTTGGTTGGAACCGATAATAGTTCTTTGAGTTTTGTTGTGTTCATATTCATTTATACAAAAATAAATAAAATTTTTCAACTTAACAAAGTATTTATCAAATAAATTAGTTATGAATAGAAGTTTTAGTAAAATTAGACACATCCAAGAAGCAAACTTGATGTTGGAAAACAGAAGATTAGTGGAAAATAATAGATCATTTTTGACTGAACAAACTATCGCAAACAACATAGCACCTTTGTTTGTGAATGAGTTTAATAGAGTTATGGCCGCATATAAAAAAGGAGACGCCAAAATACCAACTTATACAGCAAAATATGAAAAAACTGATGACTATAAAGGAAAAATTGGTATTTATGCTGACGGCAAACTACAACTTACGTCTTTAAAAGATTTTGGAGTTGCGGTAACCGCACCATTTTCAACAGGAACTAAAGATGAATATGGAACAGATATTGGTGTGTTAGATAAATTGATGTTATTTAGCACTGGATTACAAAGTCAAATAGATGGAATTCAAAATATTGATAATACTGTTAAATCATATTTGAAGACTGCGGTTAGAAGTGGTATAGACACAACTAAACTTAATTTCACACAAAAAAAATAAACCCCAATCCAAAACAGATCAGGGTTTAAGGTTTAACAAGATTTAAAAATTTTAAATCTGTTTGCTTTCATAATTGTTGTTGAGAATTCAAAAAAACAATACCAAGTAACACTTTCATTGGTTGGGTCCATGTTTATCAATAGACCATAATTAAGACCTTCTTGTAAAATCTGAACTTGTAAGAGATCTTCAGAAATCTTTTCAAATGATATAGGTAACACACTTACGATCTCGTCTTCTCTATAAAATGAAGAGGTTTTTTCATTTAAGTCAAAAACATATTTTGTTTTAGAGTTGTCAATTTCAAATATATAATCGGGATTCATTAACACAGAATCAACCGTGGTGTTTCTATAAGAAACAAAGTCCTGTTTTTCATATAACTCAACAATTAACTTTTGAGAGAAAGAAAAAAAAGAAAATGATAAAAGAATTAATAAAAGGTAAGTTTTCATAGATATTGTTTTTTTGATGTTATTACTACAAAGATATATAAAAGTTTGAATAAAAAAAAAACTTTTTCTTTTTTTTTGTGTATTATATAATTAAATAAAAAACATATGAAAAAATTTTTAATATCAGAATCAGAAAAACAACGAATTTTGGGAATGCACAAAAATGCAATTAGAAAAGAATATTTGACGGAGGATGATGTGGCTGCAAAACTTTCAGGTTTAATGAACAATATAGTTTCGGCTGCGAATACTGCAATAAACACGTATAATGGAGCTAATAATTCTAAAGTTCCAAATGTTACAATTACATCTCAAAATGACCCTAGTGAAATTAATTCTTTATTATATTCATTCAATATGAGTAATCAGTCGATTGGTGAGGTTAGTGATAAATACACTATTGGTAATTTATATCCCGCTGGTTGGCCCGAATTTGAAAAGAAAATTTATAAGTCGTTTAAACCTAGTGTAAATACGTTTTTATCAGATAAATTGGCAGCTAATGGGGTTCCAAAAGGAAATCAAACTGATTGGCAAAATAACGTCACTGGTGCTATATTTAAAGTCCTAAATAATTTTCAAGGTTTTAATAAACCTACTCAAAAATAAAAAAACAAAAAACCCCATCCTTTAAGGTGGGGTTTCTTTTTATTTATACATTGTCAAAACACAGTAAAAGGTGGGATTATTTTGATAGAACACATCCCCATAATAAATTGTGTTTGATACTTTAGACCCAACACAAACACCATCGTATTTTGTATCAAGTAAAAGCGCGTTATGTGATGGAGAATTTTTCCATATTTCTAAAACTCGATTAGCTCTTTCTTCATCTGTTTTTTTATCATCGAATGTGCATAAATTTTCACCAATGTAATTATAGTTATAACCGTATAGGTAGGTAATTCGATCTATAAAATTATCAAAAGTTTGACCAAAGGACGATTGTAACCTTTGTGAGTGATCGAAAGGCATCGTCGATGTCTCAACCATGTAAGTAAGCATTTGTGTATTTGCCAACTTTGCTTCAGGGGAATACTTTAATGGTGTAAGACCATATTCTTTTCGGTATTGGTTAACTTTTTTAATGATTAGATCATTTACGGTCTGACCAAAACTGTTAAAGAAAATAAAGAAGATAAAAATTGATATTGTTTTCATTTGTTAGATTTATACTACAAATGTAAAATTAATTTCTCTAATAAAAAAACTAAATCAATATTTTTATTCAGTTTTTTTTCTTCCCCTTCTTTTTGGTTTTTCTTCTTTATTTGTCACAATAATTTCGTCGTTTTCAACAACCAACATATATTCCTCGTTCTCCTCAATTTCAGACATCAATATTTTTTCTGAAATCAAATCTTCAATTTTGTCTTGAATCGCTCGTTTTATAGGTCTTGCCCCAAATGTTTCATCAAATCCGACCTTTGATATAAAGTCAATTAAATCTTGGTTATATGAAAAGATATAATGTTTTTCTAGAACTCTACTTAACAATTTATCAACCTCAAGTTTTGTGATCTGATCAATATGACTTTTTTCTAAACTATTAAATATAATTACATCATCAATTCTATTCAAAAATTCAGGAGCAAAAAACTTCTTTAATTCTTTCTTTAATACTTCTTGTTTTTCTTCTTCTAGAACAACATCACTTTTTGTGGTTTTAAACCCGACACCTGTTCCGAAGTCTTGAAGTTTTTTAACCCCAATGTTAGAAGTCATAATAATCAAACAATTTTTGAAGTTGATTTTACGACCCAAAGAATCTGTAATGTGACCATCATCCAATAATTGAAGAAGAGTTGAAAATATGTCTTTGTGTGCCTTTTCGATCTCATCAAATAATACCACCGAATATGGTTTGTTTTTAACTTGTTCTGTCAATTGACCACCCTCATCATGTCCAACATATCCCGGAGGAGATCCAATAAGACGAGATATTGTATGTTTTTCTTGATATTCACTCATATCAACTCTAATCATATTATCAGGACTTCCAAAGATTTCTTTTGCCAATTGTTTTGCCAAATAAGTTTTTCCAACTCCGGTGGAACCAAGAAAAATAAATGATCCGATTGGTTTATTTGGATCTTTGATCCCCATACGATTTCTTCTGATTGCCTTTGAAATTTTATTGACCGCCTCTTCTTGACCGATAACTTTGGAATTCAAATTTGAATTCAAACTAATCAAACTATTTCTTTCATCGACGTTGATATTTGAGATTGGAATTTTAGTCATATTTGACACGACTTCATAAATCAATTCTTCAGGGATATTTCTTTTACTACTTCTTAAGTGTTCCTCAAATTTCTTTTTTTCTTCTTCTAATTTGGACAACACACTTCTTTCACGATCTCGTAATTCGGCCGCTTGTTCGTAGTTTTGTTTTTTAATTACATTAAATTTTTCTTGTTTGATTTGGTTTGCTTGTTCTTTCAAATCTTCAATTTCCTTTGGTAATTTAATGTCAATTTGCATTCTTGCTCCAACTTCATCTAAAATATCAAAGGCCTTATCAGGAAACTCACGATCTGTGATATATCGGTCTGCTAACTCAACAAATATTTTTAATGTCTCATCGTCGTATGAAACTTTATGGTGATCCTCATATTTTAATTTACTCAACTTTAAAATCTCCAACGTTTCTTCTTTTGTTGCAGGATCTACGATGACTTTTTGAAACCTTCTTTCTAATGCTCCATCTTTTTCAAAGTTTGTTCGATATTCGTCTAAGGTTGTTGCTCCAATACATTGGATTTCACCTCTTGATAGTGCCGGTTTAAATATGTTTGAAGCGTCTAACGATCCTGAACTATTCCCTGCTCCAACTATTGTGTGAATTTCATCAATAAATAAAATAATATTTGGTGAGTTTTGTAATTCCTCAATAATAACTTTCATTCTTTCTTCAAACTGACCACGGTATTTTGTTCCTGCAACCAAAGAATTCATATCTAAAGATACGATTCTTTTATCCATAAGGTTTTTTGGACATTCTCCATCGTGAATCATCATCGCAAGACCCTCAACGATCGCAGTTTTACCCGCTCCTGGTTCTCCAATAATAATCGGGTTATTTTTTTTCCTACGAGAAAGAATCTGAGCAATTCTCAATATTTCCTTCTTTCTTCCAATTACAGGATCAAGTTTCCCGTCTTGTGCTAACTTATTTAAATCTTTACTGAAATTATCCAAAACAGGTGTTGTGCTGTCGGGTTTCTTTTTTGATTTGTCGTTTCCTTCATCCATAAATTCTAACATAACTTTTTTTTTCAAATTATAGAAATAACTTTTTATAAAGTCCATAACTGAACACTTGTCAGGTTTTTTATTTGTTATATGACAAATTGTCAGTATATTTATTTTTTCTAAAAATGGCACACTATTGGTGTTCAATGGCGAAAAAATAAACTTAAAAACAAAATGTATTAAAAAAATGGGAAAAATTATTGGGATAGATTTAGGAACTACTAATTCTTGCGTGGCAGTAATGGAAGGTCGCGAACCTGTGGTAATCACAAACAGCGAAGGTAAAAGGACAACACCATCTGTTGTTGGATTTATTAAAGATGGGGAAAGAAAGATTGGAGATCCTGCAAAACGTCAGGCCGTAACAAATCCAAATAAAACGATCTACTCAATTAAAAGATTTATGGGTAGTAAGTTTGAGGAAACTAAAAGTGAAATATCAAAAGTTCCTTATGAAATTATAAATGAAAATCAAACACCAAAAGTTAAAATTGATGATAGAAGTTTTTCTCCACAAGAAATTTCAGCGGCAATTCTTCAAAAAATGAAACAAACCGCCGAAGACTACTTGGGTGAAAAGGTTACTGATGCTGTAATTACGGTTCCTGCTTACTTTAACGACGCACAAAGACAAGCGACAAAAGAGGCCGGTGAAATTGCAGGTCTAAATGTTAAAAGAATTATTAATGAACCAACGGCAGCGGCTTTGGCGTATGGTTTGGATAAAATGTCAAGAGACATGAAAATTGTGGTATTTGACTGCGGTGGTGGAACACATGACGTATCTGTATTGGAACTTGGTGATGGTGTATTTGAAGTATTATCTACAGATGGTGATACTCATTTAGGTGGTGATGACTTCGATCAAGTGATTATTGATTTTTTAGCGTCTGAATTTAAACAAAATACAGGAATTGACGCAACAAAAGATCCAATGGCTCTTCAAAGACTTAAAGAAGCCGGTGAAAAGGCCAAAATCGAATTATCTTCATCTCCACAAACAGAGGTTAATCTTCCATATTTATCGGCAGACTCATCAGGTCCTAAACACCTTGTTGTGACAATTACAAAATCAAAATTCGATCAACTAACAGAAGACTTGGTAAAAAGAACAATTAAACCGTGTGAATCTGCTTTAAAAAATGCTGGTTTAAAACCAAGTGATATTGATGAGATTATTTTGGTGGGTGGATCAACACGAATTCCCGCCATTCAAGAGGCCGTTAAAAAATTCTTCGGTAAAGATCCGTCAAAAGGGGTGAATCCTGATGAAGTAGTTGCTTTAGGTGCTGCAATTCAAGGTGGTGTTTTGGGTGGTGATGTTACTGATGTATTATTATTAGATGTTACACCACTTTCTTTAGGTATTGAAACTATGGGGGGAGTATTCACCAAACTAATTAGTGCAAATACAACAATCCCAACAAAAAAATCTGAAGTATTTTCAACCGCATCCGACAATCAACCTACAGTTGAAATTCATGTTCTTCAGGGTGAAAGATCAATGGCGAAGGATAATAAAACAATTGGAAAGTTTAACTTGGATGGTATTCCACCGGCAAGAAGGGGAACTCCACAGATTGAGGTTATTTTTGATATTGATGCTAATGGTATTATTAATGTTTCGGCCGTAGATAAGGCAACAAACAAACAACAATCAATCAGAATCGAATCGTCATCAGGTTTATCAAAAGAAGAAATTCAAAGAATGAAAGAAGAAGCCGAAATGAACGCTGAAGCCGACAAAAAATTAAAAGAAGATGCTGACACATTAAATTCTGCGGATTCATTAATTTTCCAAGTTGAAAAATCTTTAACAGATTTGGAAGATAAAATTACTGAAGATGAGAAACAAAACATAACTTCCAAAATTGATAAGTTAAAGGTTGCACATAGTAATAAAAATATAGATGACGTGAAAAAATTTACAGATGAACTCAATTCTGAATTTCAATCAATTAGTCAAAAATTATACAGCATGTCAAATGAAACAAGTTCCGATGAAGAAGTGACAAATGTGGAGTTTGAGGAAGTAAAATAAAAGTAATTTTTACCAAAATCACCGAGAAATCGGTGATTTTTTTTTTTAAGTATATTTATTAAATAAAAAGTATGAAAAGAATTATAAAATTAACAGAATCAGATTTAGCTCGTATCGTAAGAAGAGTTATTAGTGAGCAACAAGCTTATACTATTATACCAATAACCATAGACATACCAGCGCAAAAAGACGAAGAGGGTGTTTTAAAAGCCATTCCAAATGCTAGATTAACATTTCAAATTATCAACCAAAAAGGGACAGATGGGAGTATGACTGATGACCTTGACACAGTTTCGCAAGTTCATTGGGATAGTGGCACTGCAAAAGCAGTGTCAAAAAAAGATGATAAGGGAAACATTATTGGATCTTTTGTGCCTGATGAATCGGGATTAAAAGTATTATCAAGATTAGTTGGTAAAAAAGATATGACCGGTACTTCAGGTATTAAAGTAACAATACAACCACAAAATCGACTCATTCCTGCACCAGCAACGGTTAGGTTTAAAGAGCGACCAATTCAAAAATAAAACAAAAATCACAAATTATGAAATCCACCTCTTTGGTGGATTTTTTTTCGTATATTTATAGTTATGAAAGCTTGGAAAAAATTTGCGGATAGTTTGGAATTGACAAAGGACTTAGAAGAAATTTATTTTGAAATGAGAAAAATTTTTCAAAGAGAAGGTTGGACACAAGAGGAGTTATATAGTCCGAGATACTTTCCACGAGATTTATTAAAATTACATTCTAAATTCGATCCTAAAGTATCTGAGATTATACAAACAATTAGAGATTATGGTTTTGATGTTGATAAAAGTGAGGTTAATAAATATATTATAAATAAACTCAGTCATATAGATGACATAACCCCATTAAAAGATTCAGATGGCGATAACTAGTGAAATTATAAGTGGGACTACAATTTTAAATGAAGTCCAATCCTCAAATATTGTTAGAACACAATACGATACAATAACAAAAAAAATGATCGCAGAGTTTAAAAACGGTGCAAGATATGAGTATGTGGATATTCCACATGAAAAATATACTCAATTTAGAATGGCACAATCACAAGGAAATTACTTCAATTTAAACATTTCAAAGATACATAAATACACAAAACTAATCTGATTGGGTATTTATATATATGGAATACAAAAACATTCTAAAGTCTTTCGAACAACAAGACGAGTTAAATCCCAAAATATGGAATAAAGAGAAAACTTTTTATTCTATGAAACCTGAGGTTAGAGAACGTTTATTAGAAATTGCAAATCAATTTTTAGATTTTATTGGTGTTGAAATTTTGGTGACAGATATTGTTTTAACAGGTTCTTTGGCAAACTACAACTGGTCAAAATATTCTGACTTTGATATTCACATTATAGTAAATTATAATCAATTTCCCACTTCAAATGTGGAATTATATAAAGAGTTATTTAACTTGAAAAAAGTGTTATTTAACAATAATCACGATATAACTCTTTTTGGTTATGAAACCGAACTTTATGTTGAGGGTGAGGAAGATGCCCATTTCTCTACTGGAGTCTATTCATTACTTTATGATGATTGGCAAAACAAACCTAAAAAAGAAGATGTCAAAATAGACAAACCTACCGTTGAAAGGAAGGCAAAACAATGGATGGAAATAATTGATAGTGTATTAGAAAACATCAAAGATGAAGATGTGGATGTTGCCAAATCTTTAATTGAAAAATATAAAGAGAAGTTAAGGAAATTTAGAACGTGTGGACTTCAAAAAAACGGAGAATATTCTTCGGAAAATTTGGTATTTAAAATATTGAGAAGAAATGGTTATTTAGAAAAACTACGAAACTCTTCTAACGAAATTTTAGATAAAAAACTATCAATGAAACAATAAATAGATCTAAATCAAAATAATTTAATATTTTGATATATTTATTAAGAAAAAATAATTTCTATTAAAATAAAAAAACATGGGAGGAATAAAACCTATTGGAAGTGAAAGACTTGAGGGGATGGATAAACTTAGACGAATCATGGAAATTGCTCGTTATAAAGAAAATATCCCTCAACAAGTAAATGAAACTAAATCCACAGAATATAGTATCAACTTGGCTGACGGTAATGTTTATCGTATTGAAAAAGAAAGACAAGGTTATATAATCAAATTGGCGATTAATGAATCTGAGTCTGAATATATTGAACCTATGAAGGCAAGAAGATATTATAACGCATACTCACAAGCTCTTAAACGATTGAACTTGATGACCAAAGAAATCAACGTTCTACACGAAAATGAAGAAGGAACCTCGCTAATTGGCGAGCAAAAAAAAAAGTTCGTTCTAAAGACTAAAAAAAAGAAAGAATCTGATGAAGGTGGGGACACTACACCCCCTCCTCCACCTGCCGATATGGGAGCAACACCTCCTCCACCTGCCGATATGGGAGCAACACCTCCTCCACCGGCAGACATGGGTGCTGGAGCACCTCCACCGGCAGACATGGGTGCTGGAGCACCTCCTGAAATGGGTGGTGAAATGCCAACTGATATGGGTGGTGAAGAAAGTGGTGAAATGCCAACCGAAATGCCAACTGAAATGCCAACTGAAATAGAATCTGAAGAAGAAATTGATGTTGAGGAAAAACCAAAAGAAAAAAAAGTTTCAGATTTAAAACGAATTCAAATTTTGGTTGGAAAATTGGCACAAAAAATTAGATCCTACGAGGAAGAAAAGGATCTCTCAAACAAAGAAATCAAGTATATTATCAACTCTATATTATCGGCAATTGATGTGGATGCCTTAGATGAAGATGACGTTGAGCAAATAATTTCTAAATTGGAAGGGTCAGAAGAAGAAGGTGAGGAAGAGGTTTCATTTGAAGAAGAAGATACTGAAGTTGAACCTGGCGTCTCTCCTGAACCACCACAAGAACCTGAAATGACCGAAGGTTACCCAAAATTTGTTGATGCGTTTAATGATTATATGGGTGGAGCCTTGGCTTCTGGTATGTCAAAAAAATTACAACACGAGGATATTTCAGAATTTGATGATGACGAATATGGTCGTGAAAGAAGAAAAGGAAGAAAACATTATCCAAACGTCGATAGATTTGAACACGGAACATTTGCAGAATCAAAGGTGGATAAGTTATTATCGAAGTATTTTATATTTACTGAATCCGAAGTAAAAAATTATGGGTTAAAAAAAGAAAGAAAAACAAATGAGACTTACAAATTAAACAAACAAAATATTGTAAGATTATCTGAATCTACCGAACAATTAAATACCGCATTAGATTATATTAGAGAAAACCCAAGAGTGAAACTTATGGGTCTATCAACAAAAGGTAATTTGATTTTTAAAGAAGGTATCAACGAAGTAAAAATAACTAAATCGGGTAAATTGATATGAATTATTTAGTTTATATAAATGGACTTGGACCCAACTATAAGGGTGATAATATTTATGAATTTATATTTTCTGATACGTTAGAAGTTTTTGGTGAAAATTGGGAATCAAAACCTGCTAATGGTTATCCATCACCTCCCGATTTAGAATATATTAAAAAAGTTGGAACCTTAATTAATGAGAAAGTTGAGTTTGACTTGGTTCAAGACTCTGATGTATTTTCGGTGATCGATTCCATGGATGGAGTAATTGCATTAGGGTGGGAAAAAGAAGACAACGAAAAAGATTTTTCAATAATTAAAAGATTGGTTTTTCATTTCGGAGAAAACGAAAATAGTGTTAAAGACAAACTATATGAAAGAGATATAGTATTACAATTTGAAAAAGAAGTTGTTTATGAAAAATAATAAAAAAATTAATTTTCTTATTGAAAGTGGGGTGTCCAAAAACACCATTTCAAAAATGAATGAAAATCAAATAAACCTTATGGTTGAAAGATTTAAAAAGTTAAAAAAACAGGAAAATAAAGAAGCGGTTGTCAAGACCACAATTCCTCCTGGTGAAAAAATTACTGCCGATTTAGCAGACGTTCAAAAAACAGGTATTAGTGTTGATGGGACAAATATATCAATGCAAGGTGGTAAAGTTGTTATTAGAAAAGGTGGTGAAAAAACAGAAGAAATAACGGAAGGTGATGTTGATAATGTTTCGTCAGCAAACGCTCAAGGTGATGTTGAGTTACAAAAATATACAGGTCAAGAAGCCCCACATATGGCAAGTGATATGGCCCCCGATGGTATGGATGACGATTCAGATACTGATAGATCTGATATGGGTATGTCAGAATCTACATTAAACGAAAAGTTCGAATCTAAGGCTCAACAAGGTTTATTTTGGGCACGATGTAATAAGTGTTCTTCAAAAGATTGTAAGTGGTGTAAAATGGCAAAAGAATTTTCTGACTCAACGTCAAAAAAACAATACAAGACCATGCCGGAAAAAAAACACCCCGAAAAAACGGTAAAATACAAAAAGAAAAAAACAAACGAGGAAACACAAAAATTTCTTGAAAATCAAATATTAAAAATGTTGGAGGAAGAAAAAAGAAAACAAACGAAAAAAAAGAAATCTGAAAATATGATTTTAAAAAACCCAAAAAAAGTAACGATGTTTTCCGACGAAGCCCCAATGCAATTACCATTAGGTAAAATGTTCTCTATTGGTTTTAAGTAATCTTTACAACAAAAGTCCTGAAATGATATTTATATCATATGGGTTTAACTAAAGAACAAGTAATGATCGAATATGTGAAGTGTCTTCAAGATACCCCATATGCTCTTCGAACATACTTACAAACATACGACAATACGGTTTCTAAATACGTTCCTTTGGAATTGTTTCCAGATCAAATTTCACTTCTAAAAGACTATGAGGATTACGAAGAAAATATTGCCTTGAAATATAGACAAGCTGGAGTTTCTACCGTAACCGCAGCTTGGATTTCAAAAAGATTGGTATTTGCCAAGAAAAATCAACCTGAAAAAATATTGATTATTGCCAACAAACTTGATACGTCAATGGAAATGGCAAATAAAATTAGAGCATTTGTTGATCAATGGCCATCTTGGGTTGGCGCTGGTTTTGCTGCCGAAAAAAATTCACAAAGACATTACAAACTAACAAATGGGTCCGAAGTTAAGGCGGTTGCAACATCAAAAGATGCACTTCGTGGATTTACACCAACTATTCTTGTATTCGATGAGGCGGCGTTTATTGAGGCCGATAGTGATTTCTGGGCTGCCTGTATGGCGTCCTTATCTACGGGTGGTAAGGTAATCGTGGTTTCTACTCCTAACGGATACGACCCAATTTATTATGAAATATATGATCAGTCATTAAAGGGAATGAACAATTTCAAAATCTCTGAAATGTTTTGGTATAGAGACCCAAGATATGCAAAAGATCTTTATTTAGTTCCCACCGATGATTTGATACATTACCTTTTAAATAAAGAAGAATTTGATGATTCAAAAAATGTTTCTTTTGCACATGTCGATCCATATGAGAGAGATTATCAAGAATTACAAATGTTTTTTAATCAAGGATATAAACCATGTTCATCTTGGTATGAAAAAATGGTTAAAAAACTTAAATACGATAAAAGAAAAATTAATCAGGAGTTAAATTGTGAGTTTCTTGGGTCGGGAGATAATGTTTTTGATAACAAACAACTTGAAGATATTAAAAATAACTCGTTAATGGATGCCCCTTCTAAATTAATGGGTAACGCTTTATGGATATGGAAAGAACCGATAGAAGGTCATAAATACATTATGGGGGTCGACGTTTCTCGTGGGGATAGTGAAGACTTTTCATCAATTCAAGTTATCGATTTTGATGAGAGAGAACAAGTTTTAGAATATGTTGGAAAAATACCTCCTGATACTTTGGCTGAGGTTGCTTATAAGTGGGGAATGATGTATAACGCCTTTGTGGTTGTCGATATTACCGGAGGTATGGGTATAACAACGGTTAGAAAAATGCAAGAACTTGGATACAAAAGTTTATATGTTGATGGGATTGATCCGTTTAATGTGTGGGCGGTAAATAAAACTTCTGCAGAAAAAATTCCTGGCATAAACTTTAATAATAAACGAGTTCAAATAATTGCCGCTTTTGAGGAGTGGGTTAGACACAAATTTAAAATAAGAAGTATTCGTTTGTATAACGAGATGAATACTTTCGTATATATCAACGGAAGACCAGACCATCAAAAAGGACAGCATGATGACCTTATTATGGGTATATCTATGGCAATTTATATTGCAGAATCTTCCTTTTCTAAATTAGAAAAGGCGACTGAACAAGCAAAAATTATGATCGATTCATGGGCAATTGTAAATAACGAATCAGTTAAAAAGGAAACACATTTTGACCCCATGATTCCAAATCAAAACTTTTTGAATGAAAGGTCATCAATAAACAATAATGGTGCATCAAAGGACGACTATCAAAAATACGGATGGTTATTTGGTGGTATAATAAGATAAAAAAATGGGATTAGATTTTAGAAAAACTTCAGGACGAATTGCTAATGGGTCAAAACTTGTTGTGCCAGGACAAATCACTACAGGACAAAAGGTATTTCAACCTACGTTTCAATACAAAAAATCTGCCCCAAGAGATATCGTTTTATTAGAACAAATATTACCATTTTTAACACCAGACCCAACTCCAACACCAACTATAACACCGACTAAAACCCCAACACCTACACCAAGTGTGACATCAACAATAACTCCTACCCCAACTATAACTCCAACAGTAACACCTTCAATCACACTAACTAGCACACCAACCCTTACACCAACACCAACTGTCACATTAACACCAACGAATTCACCGACCCTTACACCTACCCCGACCCTTACACCAACACCAACCGTTACATTAACACCAACAAATACACCAACCGTTACACCAACTATTACACCAACAAATACAGTTACACCAACTATTACACCAACAAATACAGTCACACCAACAAATACAGTCACACCAACACCAAGCCCTATTGTAGGATATCTCAGTGTTCGAGTTGCCGCGGACTCATTTATTCCATCCACAGATGCGACTGTATGGTATGCAATATCTGCAACATATGACGGAACGCAACCATTCCCACTTGGACAAACATGGTTACAGTTAGGCTTATCACAAACTTTACCTTTTTGTCCATCTAACACTTTATATGGAACAATAACGGTTCCTGTTGGTTCGTTTGTTTATGTCCAAGTAAGAGATAGTTCAGGAACTAATATATATTTGACAACAAATAACTTTACGAGTTCGAATCCATGTTTATTCCCATCGTTTACTACACCTTATACAGACGGTTTTTCTATGGGAAGCCCAAGTTCGAGTAGTAAAACATATAAAATTTCAAATCCAATAACAACAACACCCGCACCATAATTATATAAAACACTATTGAAATATTTATATCTATAGTTAAATTATTAATATGGAAAATAACAATCAAAATCTAACAGTTTGGCAAAAACTTTCCAAGACTTTTGGTCCTGATAGCACCTTAGGTCAAGGAAGACCAGACTACAAACTAGATAAAAAAGAAATTTTAAAAACTCAAGATAAAGCTGAGTATGAAAGGGCAAAACTCCAAAATCAACAATCTTTATATCTAAGCACCAATTGGGCGAAAGTTGAAAACAATTTATATACCCAAGCGGTTTATTATGAACCAACAAGATTGGCGGCGTTTTACGATTACGAATCAATGGAATATTGTTTGGCGGGAGATACTAAAATTGCAACCCCGAACGGTTTTATCACAATTAAAGAGTTATCGGAAAAAGGTAGGGATTATGAATTTATTACTTATGCATATGATCATAACCTTAAAAAAGTAGTTCCCGCAGTAGCTAGAAACGCCCATTATACTAGAGATGAAATGACATATAAAGTCACGTTTGATGACGGTAGTCATATTATTGCAACATGGGAACACCAATTTATGAAAAGAGATGGTTCATTTGAACGGGTTATGAATTTAAAGCCTGGAGATTCAATGATGCCATTTTATCGTAAATCTTTTTATAATAACAAGAAATATAATTGGGTTTACACTTGTAATTCTGTAGAGGGTCATAATGGTTGGGTTTCAGAACACAATTTAGTTGCTGAATGGTTTTATGATGTTAAAGTAAACGAAGACGAGGAAGTGCATCATATTGATTTTGATGGTAAAAATAATTTACCTGAAAACCTACAAATAATGAAGATATCTGAACACAGAGCATATCATGCAAGACTAAATAACGAAAAATTATGGTCTAATCCTGATTATAGAAACAAAATGTCTGAAGTCGCAAAAAGAAAGGGTAAATTAGTTTGGGGTGGAAGACGAAGTGGTGATAAAAATCCAGCTTACATAAAAATAGGTTGGGATAACATTATTGAAACTGCAAGAAAAATAAAAACCTTGAAGGGAACCGCTAAACAATTAAATGTATCTTACCGAAAGTTACAAAGAGAAATCGTTTCAAATGGATATCAAGATTGGGGAACTTTTTTAACCGCATACGGAATACAGAAATCACCATACTCAACAGCTAAAGCAAAAAAAGATATAATTAACTTAAACCATAAAATAGTATCAATTGAACCTCATGGTGTTGTGCCTGTTTATGATTTGACTGTTCCTGGATATAAAAATTTTGCTACAGACTCAATTTTTTCACATAACACTCCCGAAATCTCAACCGCACTTGACATATACGCTGAAGAATCAACTACCCCAGATCAAAATGGTTATATTTTACAAGTATATTCTGAATCAAAAAGAATCAAAAGTATTTTAGTTGATTTATTTGTTAATACATTAGACATAAACACTAATTTACCGATGTGGATTAGAAACATGTGTAAATATGGTGATAATTTTGTTTATCTGAAATTAGACCCTGAAAAAGGGGTTACAGGATGCCTTCAATTACCAAACATCGAAATCGAAAGATTAGAAAGAGGTATTGATTCAAGAACATATAACGCGACAATTAATGTTAATAGAAAGGCCTTGAAATTTGCGTGGAAAGCAAGGGAAGCCGAATTTAATACTTGGGAGGTTGCCCACTTTAGATTGTTGGGTGATGATAGAAAACTTCCTTATGGAACATCAATGTTAGAAAAGGCTCGTCGTATTTGGAAACAATTAGTATTGTCTGAAGATGCGATGTTAATCTATAGAACATCAAGAGCACCCGAAAGGAGAGTTTTCAAAGTTTTCGTTGGTAACATGGATGACAAAGATGTTGAGCCATATGTTCAAAGAGTTGCAAACAAATTTAAAAGAGATCAAATTGTTGATAGAAAAACAGGAAATGTGGATTTAAGATTTAACCAAATGGCAGTGGATCAAGATTATTTTATTCCTGTAAGAGACGCCGCTCAAGCAAGTCCAATTGAGACATTACCGGGAGCAACTAACCTTTCAGAAATCGCAGATATTGAGTATATCCAAAAGAAATTGGTTACAGCACTTCGTATTCCTAAAGCGTATTTAGGTTTTGAGGAACCTGTAGGTGATGGTAAAAACTTATCACTATTGGATATTCGTTTTGCAAGAACAATCAATAGAATTCAAAAATCGGCAATTGCTGAGATGAATAAAATTGCAATCATTCACTTATTTCTTATGGGATTTGAGGATGAGTTATCAAACTTTACGTTACAACTTACAAACCCATCTAAACAAGCAGATTTATTAATGATTGACGTTTGGAAAGAAAAGGTGATATTATATAAAGATATGGTGTCTGAAATTGCTAAATCAATTCAGCCTACTTCAGCAACATGGGCGAAAAAACATATTTTTGGTTTTTCTGATGATGAAATCAAAGTCGAACTTAACCAAATCAGAATGGAACGAGCAGTTGCCGCTGAACTTGATAATACGGCAACTATTATTACAAAAACAGGTATTTTTGATACGGTTGATAGATTATACAAAACCGTAACTGGAGGAACTGCATCTGCAGGAGGAGCTGCCGCTCCACCAGCGGGAGGAGAAGGAGGAGCACCACCTCCACCACCAGCGGGAGGAGAAGAAGGAGGAGCACCCCCAATTCCTGAATCAATAAGAAAGGATAAAAACAAACTCATATTAGAATCAGAAATTGATGATTTTGATGAAGACGAATTTTTAGATTTTCAAAAAGTTAATAACACTTTAGGTGAGGTAACCGATGAATTATCAAAACTTTTAGGTGATTAATTTTTTTATTAGATATTTATATAACAAAAAGAAATTATGATTGGGGAATTAAAATCAAAAATAGAAAAATATTTAACGGAATCTTATAAAAAAAATAATTTAAAAGATAATTTATTTGTCTTTGAGGAATTAGTCCTTAAAAACAAAAATATTTCCAAAATATTTTATTTATATGATGAACTACAACAACCAAAGGGTTTGTCTGAGTCATTAGCCAACGAATTTATTTTTGAATCAATAACGGCATACGAAAATTTAATTAACAAAGTAACACCAACACAAATTAGAGAAATAAAAGCTTGGGTTGGTCATGTTAAATGTGAAAACAAATACAAAAATATTGATGATCTTTTCTCAAAGAACGTCCTAACTTTAGAAAACAAAATTAAAAGTAAAAAAGTAATCTTGGAAAGTCTAAAATCAAAAGGACAAACCCAAAAAGAAATAATCAATGTTCCTTTAAAATCTATGGTGAATGTTGCAAATAAAACAATTGATAGTTTTTTATCTTCTTTAAATGAAAATGAAAGAAAAGAATTGAAGGTTTTGTTATCAACGCCAAAAGAAACTTTGATAGAAAACTATAACAAAGAGAAAAAAATAGTTTTAGAAAAATTATCGAACAAAAAACAAAATGAAACAGATAAAGAAACTATAAACACGATCGATCAAGTGTTAAGTAAAATTCAAACAGAATCTTTTTCAGAACTTAATTATTACAAATTAAAAAATTTAAACGAAGGTCTTTAATTTTTGATTAAAAATTGCCCGTTTTAATTTTAATCTTTTTTTTATAGATTTTTTTACAAATTCTTTCCTTTCAAAAAGAATCAGATTTTGTTTCGTCTTATTTACCTTTGATTTTAAGTCTTTAATTGACTTTTCAACATTTCCTTTTTTTACCTCAACTTTCAACATACAATTAAATATTTGATTCAAATATAATATTTGTTTATAATTTAACAAAATAAACAACACAAATATGAAAAATTTTTATGAAAAAAGGGAAGACCGTAAAATTGGTTGGATATAAATCCTTTAAATCACAATTTGGAACGATTGATTCCACAAACTTAAAATCAATCTTTATTAATATTCAAACTTGGGTAGAACCAAAAGATGAATTCGAAAATTGGAACCGAATAATTTTAAACATGACAAGGTCGGTTAAACACACAATTTTAGAAAATATAAACAAAGAATTTTTTGACACAAAATTTATTGTAGATTTTGATCTGAGAACAAGTGGTCTACAAACAAAAAAGAAATCATTTTTAAACTTAGAAATGAATCTATTCTTAATAGAAGAAATTGATTTCAAATCACCAAAACTTAAAAAACTTGTAAAAAATTTGGTTAAATGTATATATTCAGACGTGATGAATAAAAACAAATATTTCAAATTTTATCTAACTAAAAACGGAAATCTAAAACCCCTTAAAAAAGAAACTGAAACTCTTTAGTATTTATATATAAAAATACATGTCAATATGAATGATCAATCAACAATTATTAGTTATATATATTGCTTGAAAGATCCTATAAACTTTAGTATTAAATATATTGGTAAATCGGATAACCCACCTAAAAGGTATATTGAACATATAAGAAAACACAAACATACTATTACAAAAAAAAATAATTGGATTAAAAAATTAATTTCGATAGATAAAAAACCAATTTTAGAAATATTAGATGTTATTCCGTTTTCAGAATGGTCATTTTGGGAAAAATATTGGATTGGGTTATTTAAATCGTGGGGATTTAATTTATATAATTTAACTAACGGTGGTGATGGGGGTAATTATGGCCCTGAATCAAATAGAAAAATATCCGAGAAATTAAAAAATAGAAAATTTTCTGATGAAACTATTAAATTGATGTCGGAATCGGCGAAAAAAAGAAAATTAACAGAAGAAGGTAGAAAAAAACTATCTAAAAGTAGAACAGGGGGTAAAAATCCTATGTTTGGTAAAAAACAATCATTATTTTGTGTTGAGTCTAAATATAAACCAGTTATTCAACTTACAATAGATGGTGAATTTGTTGCTGAATGGAAGTCATTAAAAGAAGTATCTGAATATTTATTAATTAACCGAAACACAATTAGGATGGTTTGTAATAACCAAAGACGAAGTGCGGGAGGATATAAATGGAAATTTAAATAGATAATGAAAGTCAATATAACAAATGAATTAGATAAAAAAATGATCCTTGTCGAATATGACGCTGGATATATTGATCCAAACGAAAGAAGAAACTTGTCTATGATTAGAGAAAATCGAGATATGTTGGATCACTCCAAACCATTTGAGTTCTATGCGGTTCTTCAAAAATATAATACACCAAATAGAAACGGAAGAATATATCCTGAAAAGATATTAAAAAGAGAAGCCGAGAATTATAAAAAAATGATTCAAAAGGGAACGGCTCTTTCTGAGTTAAATCACCCTGAATCTTCACTTATAGATCTTGATCGTGTATCACATGCAATTACTGATATATGGTGGGAAGGTCCTGTATTGTTAGGTAAATTAAAACTTCTTACAAGTCCTGGTTTTCACGAAAGAGGGATTGTATCAACAAAAGGTGACTTAGCAGCAAACTATCTTCGTCAGGGTGTTACATTGGGGATTTCTTCTCGTGGAGTAGGTTCCCTTAAAAAAGTTGGTGAACAAAATGAAGTTCAGGATGATTTTGAATTAATTTGTTTCGATTTAGTTTCATCACCATCAACACCAGGGGCATATCTTTTTAGAGATAAAGATGAAAGATCTCGGTTTGAAGAAAACTTAGATGAAGAGAAAAAAATGCACGCAGAAAGACATGTTGGTGAAGCTGGATCAAAATCACTTGACTTAATGAATAGATTATCCGATTATTTGAATAAATAAAAAAAAATAATTATGGACGAAAAGTATTTTATTGCGAGAATCACAACTGATATTGTTGATGAGAACACCGGAAAGGTAAAGAAAATGAAAGAAGAAAAATTGGTCAGAGGATATTCACCGACTGATGTTGAGGCTAAAGTTACAAAGGTATATGAAAATTATACTATGGATTGGCGAATTACCGCTATTGTTGAATCAAAAATTGATGAGGTAATCGAAGGGTAAACTCAAGAAAATTTTAATTAAAAAGGGAAAAGGAAAAAAATCTTTTTCCCTTTTTTTATGCCCAATCGTGTAAAATACAGAACTTTTTGAAAAATGTGAATATTTATTAGAAAAACTATTTAAAAAAAAATGAGTTACAACAAAAATGTAGTAGAAGATGCTCTATTTCAAATTAAGAATTTGGAAGAGACTCTACAAGAAAATGCAAAAGGAATACTTCAGTCTACAATGAGTGAAGAAATCAGACAATTGGTAAAAGAATCTTTGAAAGAACAAGATGAGATTGAACAACCCGCAACCGATGACGAAATCGAAGTCGATGATGAAATGGACATGGGTCCTGAAGAAATGGACGATGAGGACATGGAAATGGAACCTGAAGATGACATGGAAATGGATGATGAAGACATGGAAATGGATGATGAAGACATGGAAATGGAGCCTGAGGATGATATGGAAATGGACGATGAAGAAGACGCTATCGATATGACAGATGCTTCCGATGAAGAAGTTTTAAGGGTTTTTAAAGCTATGGGAGACGACGATGGAATCGTTGTGAAAAAAGAAGGTGATTACATCCATCTTACAGATGAAGATGATGATTACATGATACAACTAGGAGAGTCCTATAATGAATTAGATGAAGAAGACATGGAAAATATGTATGAAATCGAAATGGATGATGAAACTAACGAAATGATGGATTCTGACGAAACAATTTATGAAATTGAAATGAGTGGTATGGGTTCTGAAATGGACGAAATGGATGACGAAATGATGGAATCTGATGATTACATGATGGAAACGGATGATTACATGATGGAAACGGATGATTACATGATGGAAACGGATGATGAAATGATGGAAATGGATGATTATATGATGGAATCTAAAAGGTCCAAAAAGTTCAAAAAATCTGTAACTCCAAAAGGTGTAGGAATCGGTAGAGGACCTAAGTTTGGATACGATAAAAAACCAAATATGAGTGGAGGTTTTTCTGAGAAGAAAAAAGAAGCTTTTGGTAAAGGTATCAAAGCAATGGGAACAGGAAAGGCGAAATTTGAATATAAAGAAGGTGAAAACATGAAAAAAGGAAAAAACACCACTGTGAAGAAAATGGAAACAAAAGAAGCTTCAAGAACACTAGGTAGTGGTTCTAATTTCAGAAGAGGTGGTCTTCCTAAACCAAGAGCACATTCTAGTTTTAACACGGCAATCAATGAAGAATTAGAATTGATGAAAGAAAAAAACAACGAATATAAAAAAGCACTTGATGTTTTCAGAACAAAACTTAACGAAGTTGCGATCTTCAATTCAAATTTGGCTTACGCCACACGTTTGTTTACTGAACACTCAACCACAAAACAAGAAAAAATAAATATCTTAAGAAGATTTGACAACGTTGATACGTTGAAAGAATCTAAAAACTTGTATAGAACCATTAAATCAGAATTAGGTTCAGGTTCTACACATGAAACTAAACTAAATGAATCAGTTGATAGAAAAATTAGCAGAACTGTTGAGTCTGGATCTTCTGTCAATTTGATCGAATCAAAAACTTATGAGAATCCTCAATTCTTGAGAATGAAGGATTTGATGACAAAGTTAAAATAAACATAAACTAAAATAATAAAACCTTAAAAAAAATGGGAGCATTATTAGAATCAGGTCTTGTTGGTAACATCGGTCTTAAGCACCTTAAAGTTATCAAAGAAGACACAATTAACAAATGGGACAAATTAGGCTTTCTTGACGGTCTAAGAGGTCACCTTAAAGAAAACGTAGCTCAATTGTATGAGAACCAAGCATCTTTCTTGATTAACGAAGCATCTTCAGATGGAACTTCTAACGGAGCATTTGAAACAGTTGTTTTCCCAATCGTAAGACGTGTATTCTCTAAATTATTGGCTAATGACATCGTATCAGTGCAAGCTATGAACTTACCAATCGGTAAATTGTTCTACTTTGTGCCTAAAATCCAAGGATATGAAAACGCAAGTTCAACATTTGCAAACTTGTATCCTAACTCTACACCTGACAATAACGGAAATGCAGGTGGTGAGCACTTTGCACCTGTAGGGGCACCAAACGGACCAACTAACCCTAACGTAGGTTATGACGCAACTGCTGGTGGTTATCCTTACGCTAAAAACCTTTATGACTTGTTCTACGAAGGAAATGAAGCGTCTTTAGATCCTCCAGGATTATTTGACTACTCTAAAGGTAAGTGGACTGCAGTAACTGCAAACACCGTTGTTCAGCATTGGGTAGGTGGATACTTAGTAGATACTTCACTTAACTCTTACTCAGGAAACACAAGAAAAGTTATCATGAAACTTTGTGGTTTTGCTAACTCAGGAGCTGGAAAACTTATCGGACCTGATGGTAACGAAATGGATACAGAAGCTTTCTTGTCTGACTTAAGAATCTACGGAACTTCAGTTATTTCTGCAGATACTACACCTTGTAACGTTCTTAGGGGAACTTTCAACGGACAGTCTGTATTTGTTCCTCTATTATTTAGAGTTGTAACACAAATCTACGGTAAAGGAATTGTTAAGTATGGTAACAACCAAAACACACAATTTAGAAATGCGGGTGATAACCCTGGTTCACCAGCTTACAACCCACCAACAGGAAACGGATCAAACTATTATGATATTTGTGATGCTGATGGTTGTATTTATCTTGAAGTAGACCTTTCTTGTCCTGTATGTGCTGATTGTGATTCTACATCACTTGACGGTTACACAGGAACAACTATCTATTCAGGAACTTCTGGAACTTCATTCATGGCTTGGTATAGAAGATATGCTGACTTAGAATTTGAAGATCAAATTGGTGAGGTTTCTTTTGATTTACAGTCAGTAACTGTATCTGTAACTGAAAGAAAACTAAGAGCTCAATGGTCACCTGAATTGGCTCAAGACGTTGCGGCATTCCACAACATCGACGCTGAAGCTGAATTGACAGCATTGTTGTCAGAACAAATAGCGGCTGAGATCGACCGTGAAATTCTACGTGACTTGAGAAAAGGAGCGGCTTGGCAATTACGTTGGGACTACAACGGATGGAGAAGAATTTCTCAAACAACATCTTACACTCAGAAAGACTGGAACCAAACTTTGATCACAGCAATCAACCAATTGTCAGCACAAATCCACAAATCTACTTTGAGAGGTGGAGCTAACTGGATTGTTGTATCTTCTGAGGTTTCTGCTATCTTTGACGATTTAGAATACTTCCACGTATCTAACGCGGCTCCTGAGCAAGACCAATACAACATGGGTATCGAAAGAGTTGGAACTCTATCTGGTCGTTACCAAGTTTATCGTGATCCTTACTTCCCACCAAACCAAGTTTTGATTGGGCACAAAGGAACTTCATTGTTAGACACAGGTTACATTTACGCACCGTATGTTCCTCTACAATTGACACCTACAATGTATAACCCATTCAACTTCACGCCTATCAAAGGTATTATGACAAGATACGCGAAGAAGATGGTAAATAATCGCTTTTACGGAAGAATTACCGTGGATGGTGTTAGATCATTCGATTTAAGAGAATTGAGATAATCAATTAAAGGTTTATAAGAAGAAAGGTCAGAGAAATCTGACCTTTTTTTATTTGTCATCAGTATTTTTTAGAAGAATTCTAATCGCCTTAGAAATAACTTCTGATTCACCAATAGAAAAGGCACCCTTTTTATATGCCGATTTTATCGCCTCTATTAGGTAATAATTTGCAGTGTTATTATCCATAGTCGACAAAAGTATTTCTAAATGGTCTTCGCTAATAAGATTTATAGAACCAAATAAATTACCAAAAATTTCATTTTCATTTTCCATATTTAAAATATAAGATATTTATAATTATAATTCAATGGATAGACTAAGTAAAATAATTAAAAAAGTCGTAAGTGAAGCAACTGGCGATATGACAGGAAGTAGAGGAAGTTATATTCCACCTGTGCAACCTGGTTTGAGACCATTTTCAGGAGAATCATTACAACCATTTACTAAAGCGGTTTCAGACTATAAAAGCCCATTAGTTCAATATGATAGTTATGATAAACAGTGGGACTTAAGACACAACCAAATTATTGAATTAGAAAGGACTGCAGCCAAAATTCAAGACTATATCAAACACCACCCATTTTCAACATTTAGTGACGAAGATGGAAATGTTATTAATCCACAAATGAATGATAAATTCAACCCAAACATAAAAGAAAAAATGACACCATTCATAGAAAAAGTGAAATTTAACGAGTGGGTTGAGCTAACGGATGATCTTTTGTTAGAAGCGGATTCCTCAATTACCTCGGGTATATATAATGCTCCTTTAGAAATTGGGTCATACAAATGGAAAAACTCAGAACTATCCCCATTCATTTATGATGGTAATAAATATTACAACAAAAAATCTCTTTTAAATACACTTAAAAAAAATGTTAAAAGAAATGTTGGTGTGTGGGAAAAAGACGAAAAGGGCTCATATAAAAGAGACATCGATTATCCCGACACAATTAATGAAGACTTGGCCGTTTGGTTCGGTAAAAAGAAGAAGCCTAAGGGATCTTCTCAACCAAAAGGTCCTTGGGTAAACATTTGTCGTAAAGTCGACGGAAAACACCCCCCATGTGGTCGAAGTGATACAAGTAAGGGTTCATATCCTAAGTGTAGAGCAGCAGGTGTTGCTGGTAAAATGTCTGACTCACAAAAAAAGGCTGCTTGTGCTCAAAAAAGAAGAGCCGAGAAAAAAGATCCACAACGAGGTAAAGGACAAAAACCTGTGATGACTTCTTATAAACCAAAAAAGAATATTAAAGAAGACACCACAGTTTTATCAATCATTCGAAATCTAAAAATCTAACTCGGATTAGAATTAATTTTTTGTTCAATCTTTTCTAAAACTTTTTGTAAAGAATTTTTTATATTTCCTTTGACTTCCATTTCAGCATTACTTCTTCTTCTTTCGGTTTCATTATCGTATAAATAAATGACCCTGTCAAAATCTCTACCTGTAAGTTTCACATCATAGTGAAATACGTGGTTTGTTATTTCTACTCTACCATAGTCAATTATAATGAAAAGATTTAGTGTCTCATTAAGAATATATCTTTTGTTAGACATAGGTGCAATCATAAAATCCGAATCTTTGTGAGATATAACTTTAACACAAATTTTAAAGGCGGTTTTTTCGTGTAGTTCTACTTCCTCATGAGTTTTCATTGCGGAACTACGGTTGAGTTTTCCTAAATATACTTTGAATCTTTTGTAAAATCTTAAAAACGCTTTTTTCATTTATTTGTAGTTTATGTTTGTTCTACAAATATAGGAAAGAAAATTTAATAAGACAAATTGGATTTAACTAATTAACAGAAAGCCCCTGAACATCTTTTTTTCCCGTCAAGTCCTTTAATTTTTCCTTTACAGACTTGGACAGCGTGACCATTACTATAGGCTGAGGGGTAGACCTCGTATTTTGCTTTGGCGGATGCAATACCTCTTGCACATAATTTTGTTCCTGTTTTTTTTCTACCTTCCATCATTATATTATCATCCATATCATTTTCATGATGTTCAGAATTAGTTCTATTCATTAAAAAATCAAAAACTTGATCCATATTGTTTTTTGCTTCAGCAATGTGATCTTGAGCCCAATCATGACCATCTTCTAAAATTTCTTCTATCATGTTTTGGTCTAAATCAAGTAATAAATCACATTGTCTTCTAATTTGTTCTAAATTAGAGAAAAACATATATCTCGAAGAGTGTTGTTCGTCGTGCGTTTCTAATAAAACTTTTCTAATAATATAATTTAAATTTTTCATAATCTTTTTAAGAGTTTAAACCGTTTCTTCCTCCAAGTTGAACTGATCCTAATTGTGTAATTGGATTTCCATACAACCCAGTCCACTCTGGATGTGGTAATGTTACTTCATTTACAGTTGTTCCTGGACCACATGGACAACAAATAACACAACCATTATATTCTGTTCCTGCAGAAAAAGGAATACTTGAACTACAAGCAAAACAAGAATCAAATAATGTTGCTAATTCATATACGGGTCCTGGTATGGTTGATCCACTAACAAAAGTTGCACATAATATTTCTCCAGTAAGTCCATTTATAACGGAATAGGTGTCTCCTGTAACTAAAGGAGTTCCATTGTCATTTACATTGACAAAAACTCCCGATTGATCACATAATTCAAAACTTTGAATTGCCATAATATTGTTTTTCTTAATAAATATCTAATTATTCTGTTTTCTCGTTTACGATTTGAAAATTAATTTGTTCTTTATAAACATTAATTTGACCTGAAGTCGTAACTTTAATATCGACAAAATACATATTTGGTATTTTATCTCTTGTATCAAAAATGAAATAATATTCATTTGGTGTTCTATTCAAAGGAGTCCAATCTTGAACAATAACTTCAGTTTGACCCTCTCTAACATAAACTCTGTATTGACCATCAACATTTGGTAGTTGTTTGTTTGTTGTGTATGCTTGTTTAATAATAACCCCAACTTTTCTAACATCTGTATTTAAGATTTTCTCATTTTGTTTCAATCCATAATAGGTAAAACCATATTGAGATGGGTCATTTGTTGATGCTCCAATTTGAATGGATTTTTGTATTGGATAGACCGTAAACTCATTAGTCTGATTAGGTAAAGAAAATCCGTTTAATTTAATATTTGACCAAGTATCCGTAAACATACATGGTGTTTTGTATCCTGTAAGTGGTGGTAATGTGACTTCATAAACCCCTTTTGTTCTAAGACAAGTTGATAAGTTTTGAAGTCCAATAATCGGTGTTCCTGAAGAATCGGAAATTGAAACTCGAGGTGTTTGGTCTAAGTTTTTGAAATCCCCATCTTCATAAATGTATAAGTATAACTTATTAACTTTTCCCATTGAAAAGTTGTTTCTATCGTCTTCGATTAAATCATTATAATTGGTTAATAAATAAGGTTCGTAAAATGTTTGAGTATGACGGGTGAAAAAACCAACCGAATAACTACCTGTAGTTCCACTTAAATTTTCTACCTCAGGGAGATAAGCAATACCCCAACCTGTGGATCCAGTTAGTGTATTGTTTAAAATCATATTGATTTCATATGTCATGTCAAATTCAATATCTTCATTACCAAATTCAAAATGTTGGATATCAACAATCGTAAGAGCAGAAAAAGGAACTGGTCCCAAATTTCTATTATCATATATACCTTCTTGTTCCCAATTTTTAATTGTCGATCTTTGATACCAATTTGATGGTCTGTTAGAATATGCTCTGTTTGGACCTATTGGGTCTCCGTAGTCATAAAAATCATAACCAACACCTTCGTCCCATGTTTGTGGTTGGTTATTATCAAAATCAATTGGGGGTATTCTAAATAAAATTAAATCAAATGAAGTAGCCCTCATACTACCGTCAGGCATAGACGTATTTAATAACTCTGCGTTAAATGCTGAGGTATTTGTCATTTTTAAAGTATGGGTAATTTGATTATTACAACTTGTAGAAATTACTCCTGTTAATATTTTTTCTCGTAATAAAGTTAAGTCTAGGTCAAAAATGAATCTTGAATAACCAATTGGATTTTGAACTCCACCGTCACCGTAATATAGTTGCATTACAGGATTTCTTCCGGTATTTACATAACTATTTAAAACTATGGTGTTATTTCTACTAAAATAGGAATTATTAATTGACATTTATCTTTTTATAATAAATATCAATTGATTCTAATATTTTGATTTAAAATTGAATTGTCTGCGTCTTGAAGAATTTTCCTTATTTCTTCTAACTTTGTTCCGTCGGTTCCAATTGGTATTGGAGCTTTATTTATGTTATGAACGTGAGACCCTAAGAAATCTACAATCAATTTCAATAACTTCATAAGTTCATCACCTCTTACCATCGGATCTGTATTTGGTAATATTTGATTTGTGAAATATTCTTGGTCTATTCCGTATAGAGTTTCTTTTGGTTGAAGGTTAATTTTTGATTTGGATGGAATATCTGTTTTGTGTGATAATAAATAAACAAAGTCTGCGCCAACGGTTCCATAAGAAACAGGATTTGGTTTATATCTTGGTTGTTCTAAAGTTTCTGTGGTTGGTGTCAATTGTTCTCCAACTACGTTTTTTTGCCAAACAAGGACGCTACCAAATTGTTTATCGGAAGGTAATAATTTTATTCTTCTAAAAAAACTATTCACCGTATTGAATTCTGTTGATGCGGAAGACGACAATTTATCTATATTATTTTTAGAGGGTCTAAAATAAAAAGGAAATTGATTTTTTAATGTTGTTGAGTTTTCAAAAGGAAATTGTTGATATCCATCTACATTTATTTTTCCTTGGTTTATCCCCCCAATAAATTGATTTATAATTTTAACCCCCTCATCCAAAGTTTTTCCTGTAAAATCTAATGAATACTCAACACCACTTTTGAAAGTATCTAAAGGTGTTGTCATTTTGATTTCACTAGATTTAGTTCCGTCTTTAGGTAATAAAGAATATAATTTAATGTTTCCATTATACACAGTTGTTCCAGTAACACCACCACCGCTTGTAAAACCTGTGATCGTAAATTCGTTGGTTACTTCCCACTCCACTAATTTTTTGACTAATTGTGTTTTGTTTTCTAAAAATCTTTTTTTAACGGGATCTGCAAATTCTTTTTCTAAATCAAACAAAGATATTTGTAAAAAAGATCTATTTTGTCTTGGGCTTGGTAAATTAAATCCTGCCGTTTGGACCGGTATATTTTTTCCTGCCCTTATTAATACATCACTTTTTTTAACAACAACATCGGCAGTTCCCCTACCTAATAAAGAATTGTCACCAGGTTCAGGGTAAATACCTTTAGTATTGTCCTTGTTTTCAAAAGTTAATGGGTCTTTAATGTTATTTGCTTGTTTCAAAAACTCTCCACTTGCAAGTAACGATTCGCTATTCCTCCAATACTCAAATAAATTGTTTTGGGGTCTTGTTATTGGTCCTTGAACATAAAATTTACTATTGTCTAATTGTTGGTCTAAGTTATATAGAAATATATGAACGTATTCGTCCACTTGTGGAACTTGACTAACATAATAAGGTAATAACGGTAAATAAATTAAAGGGTCTTTTTTTGTCCAAGGATCAACAGTTGGGTTCCAATCTTCAGGTAAAACTTGGGACTCAACGACATCAATCGGTAATGCTCTAATTCTACCAAGCATTAACGGATCTTGATTGTTTAAAACGATTCCCTGAAATATTATTTTCTTTGGATTAGCCATTTATTTTATTTCTTTCACTATGTTCTTTATGTAATAAATTATAAGTGTTTTCTAATTTATCTAAATGGTGAGTTAGTTTGATGATATTTTCTTTTGTGAACTTAAAGTCCTCTTGTATAAAGTCCATTGCTAACTGTAAATCTTTATTTGATCTTTCTTTATATTCTTTGATGATCATCAAAATTTCACCAGACTTAATTTTTTTTTCTTGTAAATCAAATGAATTTTCCATATGCGTCTTTTGGAATTGTAATACCCGCAGGTGTAATTGTTAATGGACCAATACCGATTGCAACTTTGCTGTTTTCGGCAATTTCTTTGGAATTTCCGTCAATCATGGCCTTAATTGCGGCCAAGAATTCATTTGGACTACCGTCAGGCATCGGACCTGTTGGTATTCCTAATTCTTGTAGGTTTTGGACCGTATTTAAAAATGATCTGGTGGGTGAATAACCATCCAAAAATCTTGAGGTTAATAGAAGTGGTAAGGGAACATCACCGCCAGCATTGGCAATTGAGCTAATTTTCTTCGTCACTCCAATATTTAAAAGTTGTAAAAGTTCATCTAAAACGCTTCTACACTCTCTAAAATCTTTAACTATCTGAACAAGTGCCGGAACGATTGCAACAATTGACAAAATCATAAGGTATTTTTTTCTTTGTTTTTCTGTGACAATATCTTTCAAAATCAAAGACACCAAAAGTTTAATTTCTTTTTTTAATTCATCAAAAACTGCCTTTGTGAATATTGCAGATATTTTTGTTAGAACTTGGTTGAAAAAGTTTTTGAATTTTTTTAAAAATTCTTCTATATTGCTAATGTCTTTGAATATTGGTTGATTGACCATGCCAGCGGCAATCATAACAGGTAAAACCGTTTTTGGGGATAAAACCGTGTTCATAACCGCCTTTATAAATTGTTGGAAAAAGCTTGTATCGACAGATAGTTTAAATGCCGGGTCTTCGTCTATAACAGGATAAATTATTCCAAGAGCGTCATTAATTTCATTAAGATCAGATGTATTTTCAAAAAAATTAAGATTGTCTAAAGCCGTTACAACCGCATCAACATTCAAAGGGATTTGTATATTATCACAATCTTCAAATTCAATTACTCCCTTTTTTATGTTAGATGTTAGTTGGTCGATAACTCTTAAATCGATATCATTGAACTCATAAAAAGACTCATCAACATTATCAACCTCAGAGAGTTTAGAAGTCCCACCAACTTCGATTTCTTCATTTCTATCAGAACAAAGACCTAAAATTCGTTGCATGATTATTAAACTCTTTTGTATTACTGACAACTTTAATTTTCCATCACCTCGACCAAAAGAAATTGCACCTGTAGTGTAATCAACTAAATTTGTGAAAAATGTTTTGTATTCTAAAATATCAATTGTGCTATAATAATCATTTAAAAATTCATCAACGGTGGGATATGTTTGTCTAGGTTTTAAATCAACTTTAAAAAAACTACCTTGAACGGTTTGTAATGTTATTGGATCTAAATAATTGTCAACGTATGTTATATCAAAAAGTTGTTGTTGTGATGTTCCATTATAGTTAGAACCAGCGACTACAGAATACGGTTGATTTAAGTTTTGAATTCTTTCATAAAGTTGTCTATTCATTGAGTAAGGAAACTGATTGAAAGGTGCATTTGTTTTTTCATAAAAAAACTTTCCGATTTTATCGTCAGGAGAGTTTTCAAAAATACCAAATAAATCAACCGATTTTACCGGAATGTAATAAGTGAAATTAAACTGATATGATTGTTCGTCACTACAGGCCAATGCTTTTTTTACTTCGGAAGTTAATAGTTCCTTGATTTGTGGTTTAATTTTTTTTAGAGAATTTAAAAATATTCTTTTAATTAAAGTGTCGGTATCAAGTCCTGCACCACGAATTTGTTTTAATTGTTTAATTAATTCGTCTGTTAGAGTTTGAGTGCTTGTGGTATGTTTTTTTCTCCAACTCACAAATTTGTCAAGAGGTTGTGAAATAGCCTTATTGGCGATTTCTTGGGAGTCTCCAGCTTTTTTCTTTAATTTTTCACTACCCTCCTTGAAGTCCTTATACGTTTTATAAACGTTAGTTTTTTCGGTAGCCTTTCTTAACTCGTTATTTATATCAACAGCCATTTTTTATTACTTCTTCATTTTATAAGTAGTGTCTTTGCTAATATCTTTTTTTAACAAATTTTGAAAAGTTTCATCGTCAATATCTAAATCGGTTAGAGTAAAGTCTTCTTCTTTATCTGTGTTTTTTTGCCACATTTGTGCTTGCAATTTTGATAAAGTAAGTTTTTTTTCAACACAATCGTTAATAATTTTTTGTTGTTTTTCAATCACCGGCCCGATCAATGTCATATCCTCGGGTTCTTTCATCATTGTTAGCATTTTGTTTTGAATTCTAATTGCGGTTTGTCTTTGTTCTACAAGTTCATTGTAAATTTCTTGCATCAATGCCAACATAGAATCCTTACTTAAATTAATTTCTTTTTTTGGTGGTCTTGGCATGTCAATATTTTTTATTTTAGTAATTCTTGGACTAACTCGTAATACATTTTTTTGTATTTTTTAATAGAGTTTCTTATTTCTTTTGTAGATAAATTAGTCATTTCCCTAAGTTCAAAAAGAATTATATTTTTATTGAATTTATTATTATTTGTGTCAGGAAAAATTGTCCCGTAGTTTTCGAATAAATCGTGAATTGCCGAACCTAATTTTTTTTCTTGTTCATCAAGTTCATCTTGTTCTAAATCAAATCTAAGTTTTTCTAAAAACTTTTTTATAATATATTCTGAACTAATTTCATCTTTATCAATTAAGTAAGACATTTCAGGACGATTGCATAAGTCAGAAGAAATGTCTTCATAAGAAATTTTTCTATTAATTTCTTTTTGGTCTTTCATGATTTGACCCATCAAATAATTCTTACAAATTGTTCCAAAATATGAATAAGCCTTTTTTTCTTTTGATGGTTTAAATTTGTCAATTTTGGTCATCAAAAAGGAATGTGTATCAACATGAACTTCTTCATAATTCATATCTTTTCTATACAACTTATATCTTCTAATTATAGAAGAAATCATCTTATCTAAAGGATGTCTTAAAAACTCATTATAAATCTTATTTTTTTCTTCAAAGGTTTCCGCTATCAAAAAAAGTTTGACAGCGGTCTCCTCACGTTCATCAAAATAGTTATTTAACTTAGGTTTTCTTCCTTTCTTTTTCTTTTCTGCTAATAACTCAGTTTCATTTTCTAACATCAAACTTCTTGGGGTTCATATTTTATTTCTCTTTCGCTGGTGTAGAAATATTCTTTTTTAGCCGAATCAATCCAAAATTTAGCCTCATCTTGAGTTATTTTGTTTTCACCATTTTTATAGTTCCAAAAGATCGACCCCTCTCTCAAATTTGTATGTTTATAACCTATTTTAGGGATTGTCATAATTTTTGCCGAGTTATATGTCAATCTTAAAAATAGTTCATAACCAAAAGTCAACTTCATATTTGATTTCAAACCACCAACTTCTTGATACTTTTCTTTATTGAATACCATACCCGAAATTTGAAAGTTTTGAAATCCTTGCAAAGTTTCATTTGTTAAAATACCCATCTCTGATGAGACATTCGCAGCAAAAGTCGCTTCATTTGTAAAACCCGCAAAAACTAACTTATCATCAACATCTACAACAATAGGTAGAAAAGCATCTACATCATTATAAATATCAATATATTTAGAAACATTTTTGAACCAAATGTTTGAATATTCGTCGTCAAATTCTAAAATTGAACACCAATTAGAGTTTGCGATACTAACCCCATGGTTTACTTGTTTTGAAAAGTTGGGTTTACTTGTCCATGGTTCTAAGGTCACGGTCAGACCACTGAAATCATACTCATACAAATACGAGTTCAAATAATCTTCATTTCCATGGACGATAATTAATTCTTTTAAATATTCGTCTTGGTATCTTACAGACTGAATGCATTTTTCAAAAAAGTCTGTGAAGGCTAAAGTTTTTCCTGTTTTGATAGGAAGAATTACTGATATTTGGTTTTTTGTTGTCATAATTATATTGTTTCAAATTTAGAAAGTTGATCTTCGAAAGATTGTAATCTTTTTTCGAATAGTTCATTAAATAGGTTTAAAGTGTTAGTTTCAAATTGTTCTTTTGTTGAAATTGAATTGATAGTTTGTTCCATTCTTTCAAAAAGTTCAGGATTTAAATTATCCTCTAACCAATTTTGGATATAGTCAGCCAATACATCAACAATTATAGTTTTGTTGTTTATCCATAGACCATTATCTTCATTCATCCAAGAAGGAATTACATCTGGAACCAATCCTAACACAGGAATTCCCATTTTCATAGATTCAAGTGGAAATGTCCCGAACGAACTTGTTTGATCGATCCAAATTGAAATGAAGCTATCTTTCATTCCTTGGCTAAATTCTTTTTCTGACAAACCTCTTAAATCTCTAAAACTAATCCATCTATATTGTGGAAATTTAACATAAAAAGTTTTGATAAGATTTGCGGTGTCTCTTTGGTCTCTTGTGTGAATATTAATTACAGTTTTTGGTGGGAATGGATTTCTTTCAAAACATTCAGAGATGTATGGTTCAACAACATCCACTGAAACATTTCTCATTACCGATTCGATTAATTCTTTTTGTTTATTTGATGTTGTAATACACTTGTAAAACCCTAACTGAGACCATGATTGACCTGGTTGTAAAGTTTCAAAAATATGGTCGAAGGCTTGTGATAATACAATTTTACCACATGGTAGTTTTGTAATTTGATCCATTACAAATCCGTAGATTTCAGGAATGATAATTAAATCGTCAGGTGAAATTTCTAAACTTGTTCCTTCGATCGCTCTATGTTCTAATTCTGACATATACTCTTCACCTAACCAAGAAGAAACACCAAAGTATTCGGGTTTTTCGTGTAAAATGATAGAATTATATCCACCTCTTTTTAATGTTAGTGCCATTTGATAAATGTATCTAACAGACGCTTTTGCGTTTCCTTTAGTGTCTTGAACCACAAAATAAATTCTTGAAAGTTTTTCTTTCATATTATTTATGGATTTTTCCAATTTTTCGTAATTTTCAGTGCTCATGATATATTATAGTTTATTTATTATGTTCTTTACTCTAAGTGTATTAAAAGAAATTTTAAATGGAATAGTTAATTCGCTATTATTAGGACCTAATTTTTCATCAACAGACTCGGCTTCGGTCATAACGGTCTCTAACATCATCTTTATCATTTCGTATTTCACTAAATGAACTTGTGTTTCTCCTGTAGAATTTGTTAGTTCTATTTCTTTTTCTAATTTATCTAAATCGATATAATAATTTTCACCAAAAGTATTAAATAACATTTTTTATTTTTTTAATCATTTCACTGAATTCAGAAATAGAATTTATTTCATATTTTGATTCAATTTGTTTATTGTAATTTGTGTTGTATTTTACAACAATTTTATTTTCGGGTTTATCTAATAATAACTCAGGATTCGATGTAAGTAAAATATCAACTTCATTCCACATATTATTTTTTGTTGATTCACTGTAAAAAATAACTTTTTCCAATAAACAACCGAACTTAGATAAAAAAAATAAGGTTGATGGTTTTGATTTTCCAATTTCGTTTGATACTATAGTAAGTTGAAATTCATCTCTAAATTCAAAGTAGATGTCGTTTAGAACATTGAATGTTGTCATTTCTGTTGATGGTGAGTGACCAAAAATCTCCATGGCAAAGTCTTCATACAAAAAACTAAACAATTCTTCATCCGATTGAAAAGAGTAGTGGTTTTGTAGATTTAAAGACGTAACCTCCGAAATTTTTTTATATTCAAAATTACTTTCTTCCGACTCAATTAATGACGTATTTCCAGATAGATCTAATTCAAAAGTTTGACCTAAAAACTCCTCATCTTTTTTTTCTATTAAATTTTTTTGATAAACTAAATCAAATTTAAGAATTGTGTCCCTTAAAACACCATTCACATCAATTCCTATCTTCATCATACTTTTTTAATATTTTTGAAATTAATGGGTTTCTTACCACGTCTTTATCGTTAAACTCGAAGGTTGCAATGTCATTAATAAAATTAAACCTTGTTATTGCATCGTAAAGACCTGATTGTTTTTTATCTTTATATCTATCGGTTTGTTCTAAGTCGCCTGAAATAAAAAACTTACTAGAAAAACCAATTCGTGTTAAAAGGAGTTTCATTTGATTTGGAGTTGAATTTTGAGCCTCTTCAAAAATTAATATTGAATTATCTATATTCATACCCCTCATATATGCAAGAGCAAAAACTTCGATAATTTCAGAATCCTTCAACTTTTCTCGAGCGTCTTTTCCAATAATTTTATTTAACAAATAATAAGACGGAAATATGTATGGGTCCAATTTTTCTTCCAAATTACCAGGAAGTGATCCCAATTTTTCTTCAGCCTCAACTGCCGGTCTTACGATAATAATTTTTTCATAACCATTATTTGGATCTAGTAATAGATCAACCGCAGCCTTCATTGCAATAAAACTTTTGCCAACACCGGCAGGTCCAGAACATATTGTGATCTGATTTGAAATTAATTTATCGTAATATTCTTTTTGATTTTCAGTAAGAAACTTACTCCTTTGTTTTTTCTTTATTACAGAATTAATAAATTCTTTTTTTGATTGTGGTTTTGTGAAGTTGTCTTCTGATTGTTGTGTTTTTTTTCTTTGCATATGCTATTTAACAAACCTTTTATTAGATTCTTGCTCATAAACCAACTTTCTCAAATTAGAAGATGAAAAATTATGATCTCTTTTGTTATAGGCGAATCTTATACCTCTTTTTTGACAAATGTTTTTTGCGGTAAAATCTTTGTCTTTATACTCTTCTCCTATTATTCGGACATCTAAATCCAAAGATAAAAATATGGATTCAAGATCTTCTTCTGTGTTATATGGGATAATTTTATCTACGTGTTTAACGGACTCTAATTGAATGTATCTTTCAACCAAAGTTTGTATTGGTTTGTTTTTTTCTGGTCTGTCAATAGTCGGGTCTACTTGCAGTGCGCATATTAGATAGTCACAATATTTTTTACATTCTTCTAACATTATAATATGACCTGCATGTAAAAGATCAAATGTTGAGCATGTTATTCCGATAGTTCTGTTTTGTCTATCCATTTACTTGTTTATTTATCCATTTGAATGTTTTTTCCATTCCGACTCTTAGTGGTTCAGAAACGACCCAACCAACTTTAGATTTATACAATTTATTATCGGAATTTCTACCTCTCACACCTACAGGGCATTTAAAACCGTATTTATCTAAAAAATTCTCACCATCAATATTATTGATAGTAATATCTTTTTTTGATATATCAATTGCCATTTGTGCTAATTCATTTATTGTTACCATTTCTTCAGACCCAATATTCACAGGACCAACAAAATCACTATCCATCAACTTTAAAACAGCCTCAACACATTCGTCAACATATAAAAACGATCTTGTTTGTTTACCATCACCCCAAACTTCTATTTCACCACCATCTGGTGTTTCAGCTGCTTTACGGCACATGGCAGCAGGAGCCTTTTCTTTTCCACCATCCCAAGTTCCATAAGGACCAAAAATATTGTGAAATCTTGCGACTCTAATATTTAATCCATAATTTCTGCCAAAAGCAAAAAATAGTCTTTCACTGAATAATTTTTCCCATCCGTATTCTGAATCTGGATTAGCAGGGTATGCTGATGATTCTTCACAATTTGGGTTTTCAGAATCTAATTGATTATGTTCGGGATACATACAGGCAGAGGACGAATAAAATATTTTTTTAACATTAAATTTTGATGCGTAATACACAACATTTAAATTGACTAAAGCTGAATTGTGCATGACATTTGCATCATTTTCACCTGTAAATATATATCCCGCACCTCCCATGTCTGCCGCTAGTTGATAAACCTCATCGAAAGATGTTTGTTTGTTGTCAATTGATATTTGATTTGGTGCAAACATAATTTTTGACACAATTTGAGGGTCTCTCAAATCTCCACAAATATATTCACTACAAAACTCTTCAGTTTCGAAATATTCATGTTTTGGTTTGATATCAACAACTCTAACGTAATTACCTTCATTAAATAGTCGTTTTGATAAGTGACCTCCGATAAAACCACCACCACCTAATACTAAAATTTTTTTCATTGAATTTCTTTTATTATTTTATTAATCCCTTCCTTAATTTTTATTTTTGGAATCCAAAAATTTAAAATATATGGGTCCGGTTCGTTTCTTTTATTTAATTGAACTGAATCAATATCATTTGATGGAATTATTTCACAAGGAATTGATTCTTTAATTATTTCCGCAACTTCTAATATTGTAGTCCATTCAAAATTTGTGATATGTAAACTTGATTCTCTATCAATTTCATTATATTTCTCTGAAAGAATCATTAAACATCTCGAACAATCCTCTGCGTGTAAAAATTGACGTTCTTCTTTCCCATCCGTTAACATATCAATTTTACCTTCTTTGGCCTTTATAATGAAATCAGTTATAACATGAGATTTTTCTAAATCATGCTCTAAACCATAAACATTCCAGAATTTGACCGTCAAACCATTTAATGATTTAGTATATATTTCACCTAATGATTTGCAGATACCATAAGGTGAATATGACATATTTGCCATTTGAGACGAAGCAAAAATAAATGGTTTATTAAATTTTTTTAAACTTTCAAAAGTGTATAAAGTTAATTTTGTATTATTTTCAATAAATTCATAAGTATGTTGGTATTTTTTCAAATATCTAGATCCCCCAACATCAAATGCCAAAAACATTATAAAGTCTGATGACTCAACTAGATTGTCAATTACATTTGGAATTCTTAAATCTTGTGAATCATTTGACGCAATGTCAAATTCAATAACATCATGATTTTCTTTTCTTAAAAATTTACATAACTCAAGACCTATTTGTCCTGATGAACCTAAAACTAAATATTTCATTTTTTCAAATAATTTTCATAAATATAATCTTCAGCAATTGGTAAATTCATTGCTAATTCAAAGTTTTTTTCGATATACGGCATCATATCGTAATAAAGTTCTTCCGAAATTGTTGACAAAGTTGGGTCGTCATTAAGGAAAATAACCCCTCTAGAGTCAAAATATTTTTCAACAACTTTTTTTGATCCGTAATATATTGGGATTGTTCCCATAACAAAATTATCTGTTAATTTTTCTGTAAAATATGTGTCAGAAATATCATTTTCGATTGATACGGAGAACATATAATCCTTTATCCCATCTTCCTTGTTTTGTAATTGATTTGGTCTTCCTGTTCCAAATAAGTCAACTTTACTTTCTAATTTACTAACCCAAGACAATCTTTCTTGATGACCTCTAAGCCAACTTTTGTTAGACGCAATCATACTAACTAATTTTGTTTTTTGGTGTATTTTTCTGTTTTCCATCAATATCCATGGAGCGGCATTTGATATTGTATATGTAAAAGGATGTCCGATTTCAACAAGACTATCAACACAAGTAAAAATATGTTTATAATTGTCTCTATAATATTTTATATTTTTTAATATATTCCTAATTACACCCTCATTGATCTGAGGGGATTCTAATAACCATCCAAGTTTATTCTTAGAAGGGTCATTATTACCTTTGGTTAAGATATAATTATCAACATAAATTGTATGTTCATATTTTTCTTGAGTGTTAGGTGGAACCCATTTAAAGTTTTTTGGTATGTTTCTGTTTGAGGAACAATCAAATTCACCCCAAAAGTCAGAAAATTTTCTAATAAAAATTTTATTCATATTTTTTTTATTGGTAATATTTTACCTCCAATAACCCATTTACATGGTATTTTTATCCAATATGACTCGTATATGTCAATCGGATTTGGTCCTTTTGGCCCAAACCATACTGAAGGAGAAACTATTTTTTTATTTTTATTTTTATTAAGAAATACTCCCCACCAAGAAAATGTTGAGTTTGATATAATATGATTTTTACATAAACTCATAAGATACAATTCCTCCCAATCTTTTGATTCGTTTACAAAAATTGCCGATTTTAAATTCAAATTTTCTTTAATCCATTTATGATCATCACTGAAAATAAAAATAGTTGTGTATTCCCCAATTATATTTAGAGCCTCATTAATATATTCCTTAGTAATTGTAGGATGTATTTCAGGAAACAACAAATATTCACTTCTTCTAACGTGTAATGATAATGTATTTTCATCGTTCAATTGTGGATATTTTCCTAAAAAATAATCCACTAATTCCATCGGTGGTTGAAACTTATCTCTTATTTTGTCCTCAAAACCAAACCAATTTTTACTGCTTTGATAATACCCATCAAATACTGTATTTGTATCCAAAGGAGATTCTCCATAATAACTAAATGATTTTTCTGTAACTTTAGTGAACCCGTCTATATTTTCAACAAAAGTTAAATTTCTAAAAACATTGTCCACATAATTTTCAGCACCATTTCCTTGACCAGGTGTAAAGGATTTGGGAATAAAAACAACTTTTCTATTATGTTTTAATCCCTGAGAAATTGCATGTGCCGCGGAAAACAATTGATTACCTAATCCTCCTAATAAGTTTGATGAGATCATTTTTTCCATATTTTAAATATAATTTTACTTTATTAAAAATAAAGAACTTATATTCTATTTTTAATAAACATAGTATCCCCCCAATTATGTGACATGGTATCATAGTGGTATTTTTCAAACCCTTTTGAATTCATCAAATCTATTATGTCCGATTCTAATTTTTGACCTTCATACATTTCATCCTTGGTTGTTTCGAGAATAAAAATTTGATTTTTTAACTTTTCTGAAAACAAAAAATTGGTTGTTGATAATACATCGTATTCAGATCCTTGTATATCCATGTTTATTAAATCGAAATCTTGTATTAAATTATTTTCTTTCAAAAAGTCATCTATTCTAACTGAAACAACTTCGATTTCTTTGATTTTTTGTATGTGAGGGTATTGTAAAGAATGATGTTTTAATTCTTTCAAGGACGAACAACCTGTATTCGATCCATCTATACTATATATCAGGTTGAATTTTAATTTTGCGTTTTGAGATGAAACCGCATATTGAAAAATTTCTTGTTGGATATTAGGATATCTTGATATATTGGATTTTAGTTGTTCGATCAATTCTGGATTTGCCTCAAACCAGTAAATAATTTTTGGGTTTAATTTTGCGTAAAAATCTATCTCATGACCGGTGTGGGCCCCCAAATGTAAAATATAATCAATCTTATTATTATTCGATAACTCTAATACTTTATTTTCTATATTCATATGTTATTTTATTAACCATTTATAATCCGTAACTTTATTCTCTATATCACTAAAACTGACTCTTTGTGTTGCCATTGCGGGAACAAAGGAATATACGTTAAGTTTTTTTTGTAAATCACTATAAATCACATCCAACGGTTGATCTCTTTTTCTAATTCTATCTAATATGGGTTGGTAAGCCTTTTTATTTATACCTATACAATGTGTGCTAAAAGTGTGGTGTAATTTAACAACCTTTTCATTGATTGATTCTGGAGCTTTATGCCCGACATGTGTATTGTGATTTCCACCAAAATATATCATGTCCCAATTTTCAGGTAATTTCTCAACAAAAGAAGAAATATCTTTTACTTGATCTGTAAATTCTATATCATCTTCCAAAATTAAAATTGTTTCATAATTATTTTCTATCGCACTTTCAAATATTTTTTCATTAGTTAAAATAAGAGCCAATGCAGAAGAATTAACTTTTTGTGAAAAAAACATCAAATCTTTTCCGTCCACTGCAGAAACCCTTTCAATGTTATTTAATTCTTTATTTTTAAATTCCAATAAACATTCATTCCATCTGTCTTTTCTACGTTCTAAGTTAATACAGTATGTTTTAGAAAAAAAATTAGTTATATCCATTAGTGTCTTACATTATAATATACTTCAGGTGTAATCACCCATTTATTTGTTAGATTTTGTAATTTCATTAAAAAATCAAAATCTTCACCATCTCTATTATTATCAAATAATATTTCACCTAAGGATTTCTTATAACAAAAAGAAATACCAACTCGAGAAAAAGTTAATTCATTATGTTTAATTGGTGGTAACACAATACCATTTTGATATTTCATTCTCCATACCACAAAATCTTTATCTAAATACTTCTCAACTAAAGTTGAGACATATTCAGGATGAATTGTATCGTCATCATCTAAAAAACCTATCCATTCGGTTTCAGTTTGTTTAATTCCTATATTTCTAACCAAACCAGATTGACCGTTCATTGGGCCTTCTAAACCAACTTTTTCTGATTTGATAATTTTAATTCTTTCATCATCAAAAGTAGGTCCATCAACACCATCATAAATTACAATTGCATTCCAATTTGGATTTGATTGTTTTTTTAAAGACTCGATCGTGGTTAATAAAGTTAATCTTGCGATCGAAGGGATAATAAAGGTAATGATCGATTCCATATCTAATTTGTTACAATTATATATTTTTTTAATTTTTCAAAGTTTTCTTTTATAAAAGGATATAAAGTTTGGTTAAAGTCTTCCGCCATTTCTTTTTTTGTATCTTCTGTATTTCTTGTTTGTGATTCATGGTGATATGCGACATAATCACAATTACAGTAATTAATATAGCCATTTTTTAGAAGTTGTAAATTAAAAAGTGCGTCTTCATAACAGTGTCTTAAGTTTTCATTAAACCCTTCAAATTTTAAAAATAAAGATTTTCTAACCATCATAAGCGCCGCAGTATTTCCACCAACTTCTGTATTTCCTATTGAATATTTATAATAAGTTTCTCTCATCAAATGATCAACTAAAAAACTTTTTGATGAGGTTTTCATTAGAACTGAAATTCCATCGTGTTGAACTGTGTTGTTAGAAAAGTGTAACCTACACCCTACCGTTCCTGTTTTTAGATTTTCTTTAAATGTCTTTAACATACCATAAACAACATTACTTTTGATCTCAATATCATTATTACAAAATAATAAAAACTCAAAATCATCACTGATATGGTTTTTTACAACGTGATTATTTATTTTGGAAAAATTATAGTAATCATACTCAATAAGATTTATGTTATTATAATTTTTAATTTTTTCTTTTATCGAATTTTTTTCTTCTGATAATGATCCTGTATCTGCAATGAAAATCTCAAACATATTAGGATCACAAAATTCATAAAAAGAATTAATGCACTTGAATAAAAGATCTAATTTACCTTTGGTTGGTATAATGATGGCAACTTTGCCAAAATTTTTTATTGGTTTTTCTTTAATTTTTGGAATATAAACTTGGTCAGGTTTGAGATCTAACGGTAACTTGTGTCCCCATTTTTCAATAAATTTATCTTTACTCTCCCAAAATTCTTGATTTGGTTGGCCAACAGACTCGTGTGTTATTTCAAATGAAGAGGTTACCCCAATTTTAATTCCATCCAAATAATTTGGCAAACAAAATAAATGATCATAAAAATGAAATCTACCGATGGTCTCATCAAACCTATGTTTAATTTTTGTTTTATCAAATGAAATGAATAATCCATCTATCGTAACTACGGGAATTAAAAAAGGTAATTTTGTCGAATACTTATTAACCCATTTTTTTTGACCCTCAGGATGATGATATACTTGACCAACCATCGTGTAGTGCATTCGTTCCCAATACACTCCTGATTTTGGAAAGTAACAAGATCCTGCCTTTCCAATTACACCGAATTCGGGGTTATTAGAAAAATCTTGTAAAAGTTTTTTTCCCCAATTTTTTTCTAACTTGATGTCGTTATGAATACAACAGACAATATCATAATTAGATTGAGTAATACCACTATTATAGACTTCTGATAACGAATATTGATTATGATTTACAAATTCTAAGATTTGAACATCTTTTAACCCAACAGTTTGTAATAAATGTTGTTGAAATTTTTTATTATAATCTTGATCTTTATGTGTTGAGTAAATTATTGTGATCATACGCCAGTTGAACCGAAACCATTTTCATTTCGGTCTTTATTTTCTAAATTATCTTTTTGTATAAAATTAACCCACTTACCTGAAACAACAGGACATAAAACTGCTTGTGCAATTTTTTGACCACTTTCAATTTTTATTTTTTCATTAGTTGTGTTGAAAAGTATAACTTGTATTTCTCCTAAATAACCTTGATCTACGGTTCCAGGTGAGTTCAGAACCATAAGTCCTTGTTTTAGAGCCAATCCACTTTTAGATCTTACTTGAATTTCATACCCATCTGGTATATCAATATGAAGACCTGTAGGAATAAGAGTTCTACCGAACGGATGAATCCATTTATCCTCAACACTATATAAATCAAATCCAGAATCTGATTCATATGCGTAATTTGGGTCTGCGGTATTGTCTTTTGTTTTTTTATAACTTACGTCAAGTTTTGGAGTAAAATTTTCCATTTCTTTTTCTAAGTTTTCAAAATCTAAAGATAGATTTTGCATTAAACTATCATAATTAACATTACTTTCGTCAATTGTGTTAATAAATTCCATAAGACTTTCCATTTCCTTAGGGTCAATATCATCATCAAATTCTTTCATTATTTTAAACTTTTTAATTTCATTATTGCGTCGACCAATACATCAACATCTTTTTCACAATATCTTGCAATTTCATCTAGCCTATTATGACCCCAATAAGCCTCATGAACCATACCACCATTTACTTCACCTCCCTTTGGTGTTGGGATATTCAAACAAGCACACATCAAATCCAAAGATCCAATTGCGGTATATGCACCATATTGCCAAATTTCCTTTGTATCAATCGCCCTTACCTCCCACGGTTTAGTATCATAAGACGGAAGTATTTTTGATGGCATTATTCCATTAATAATCATTCGTTTAGCCATCATTGGTATATCAAAATTTTTGAGATTGTGACCGCATAAATAAAAATCTAACTTATGACAACGGTCTAAAAGATTTCTAACCTCTAACAATAACTCATATTCATTATCACCAGAAAAAGTTTGTCGTTTAACTTCACCACTATCTAAAACAAATGACATTGAGACACAAACTATTTTTGCAAACTCAGGAACAAGAGCTGCTCGTTTTCTAAAAATAATATCCATAAATTCTTCCGTCGATCTGTCGTTGGAAAAATCTTTATCTTCAGGGAATCTTTTTAAAAACCAATCAAAATATTTGTCGAACTGATCGGCGACTTTAGGGTTTGATTCTATACATGTTTGATAATCCTTACATCCACCGACGGTTTCGATGTCTAAAAATAAAATTTTTGTAATTGGGATATTGATCATTTTTATTTAATTAAAGATTTATAAAAGTCTGCTCTTGTTTTAGTGACCACATTAAGGTCATATTTATCTTTTACGGTTTCGTAAAGTCTTTCACCAAGATCGGTAATCATGTTTGGATTATCAACTAATTTTTTAATCCATTTTGACCAATCGCTATGATTTCTAACTTCATCAACCAAAAGAGCATTTCCATCTGTAAATTGACCGTTCTTAATTGCGTGTTTCAAATCTATAGTATATGGGCCCACATTTGATGCAATTAAAGCTTTTTTGTAAAATCCTGCCTCAATAACTTTTAATTGAGATTTCATTCTATTAAAGATATGGTTTTTAATTGGTGCCAACGAAATATCAAAGTTAGAGTAGTTTCTTGCGTATTGATCTACAGGACGGGTCCAAACCCTAACATAATTTTCTTTTTCAACACCTTCGAATGGTTTATCTTCAAATTTATCTAAAAAGATTTTATATTCAGGTGAAATTATATTGTAGTTGTTTGTAAAAATTTGTTCATATTTTACCCAAACTGTTTCTTGCGGTTTGATCGGTCTTTGAGTTTGTTCGCCAGTTTGTTTGTTAATTTCAGTAACACTTCCTCTAATATCAAAACCACAAACATAGTATTGTAATTTGTCTTGAACAGAACTTAATTTATTGACCATGTTATCCAATAACTTCAAGTCATGTAAGTGTGAAGATCCTCCTAACCACCCAACTCTAATTTTATCTGATGGGGGTGTTGGTTGATTAAATTGGGGTTCTTTTGGATCGATTGCGTTTGGAAGAACAATTACGTTTTTATTAAACTTTCTAATTTCATTTGCAAATATTTCGGTTGTTGTTGTCACGTAATCGGCAACTTTTAAGTTTTCGATAATTTTCGTGTTTAACTTACTTTCAATTATTAATTGATGAATTGGGTGTTCTTTTGTTGGTAACCAATAATCATCAAGATCGGCAATTACAATAAGACCAAGACTTTTTAAACTCTTAATAATTTGAGGACATTGATCAATGTTTCCAAAACTTCTATGGAAATGAACAATTTGATAATTTTTCCAATAATTGATGTCATTGATTCTTGGTTCGTAATCAATATCAACATGAAAATCGTTGGGATAAAGATTTTGAAGTTTGATGTGGGGGTCGACTGAACGAAATTTACCTCAGCCAACCCCGGACTTGTCACTTGGGAGAACCAATATTTTGATTCTCTCACGACCATTCACGGGGTTATTTTTTGTCATATTTTTTTATTAGTTTATTTATTATAGTATGGTCATTTTTTAAATCTGATTCCCATACCACTTCTAAATTATAACCCTTTTTTAATATTAAATCAACTTTATTTTTATCATATTCCCATAACTCTTTTGCAAATTTCTGTTTTTTTTGATTGTAATAATTTGCTTCGTATTTTTTTGGATTACAATGCCAATAGTCTCCGTTGTATTCTATTATCAAATTTAAAGAAGGTATGTAAATATCACAAATTTTTGACTCAACCATATAAGAATGTTGAGTAGAATACCCCATTTTTTCAATTTGATCTATAATTTCTGTTTCTTTTTTTGACCTAACTACTGATTTAATTTTTTTTTGACTTATCGTTTTTTTCATTAAATCTGAAAAGAAAGGTTTTAGATGATCTAATTCACCACTATCCCACTTTTTTTTTAGATTATCCTTGGCTTTTTTTCTCCATATTATATTAGACATACTATTTTTGTCCCCAATTGCTTTACCTTTCCTATTTTTTGATATTTGTTTCTTTGTTTTTTTTGTGTGTTTTTTACCATAAAACGGGTTACCTTCTCCTGTATTATTTTTACCCATGCAAATTCTACACAATGAATTGCTATTAATTATGTTGAAATGATTTCTACAGGCAATTGTTTTATCTTTAGAGGACGTTTTCACATCATTTTTACACATTGGGCATTTCCTTAAAACATAATATCTGTCCCCATCTTTTTTAATATTTAAACTTAAACACCTATCTCTTTTTCTAATTAGATTATGTTTATTTAGGACTTTAAGAATTGTTGGTTTTGATAGACCAACAATTTTTACAATTTCAATATTACTTTTACCATTTTTATATTCTGATATAATTTGTTTTTCAATTTTACTATCCATAATAATATTTTATTATAAATAGTCCTGTCCTATCAAAAGGTAATTTTTATAAAACAAAAAACCCACCTTTTTAAGATGGGTTGCATTCATTATTAAATTTAAAACTATTTACTAATCTTTCTTATCTTAGTGACTTTACCTTCAAATATATGTTGACCGACTCTAAATTTAAAAACATCAGAAGAGTTTTTTGTTGACTCAACTAAAAGACCATTTTCATAAAGAACTTCTTGAACTGTTTCTCTGATGACATCTTTAATTTCTTCCATATTAATAGATTGTGATGTTGGTTGTTGTCTGTTTGTTTGAGCGATATTTTTTGATTCATTCACGCCATTTTTACTTGGGGTTGAATTCATCAACCTTGATGCTTTTTCTACAAGTTCGTCACTCAACACCGCACCTGAAGACATTCCCATAGTTGGTTGTTGAATTGGGTGTTCCATCATCAATCTTTTAATGTCATCGGGTAATTTAGAATTAGAAATTTTTTGTTCAAACGGTAAGTTTGAATTGACTTGTGGTGTTGGTTTTGATTGTTCTAACATAAATTCTTGGGGAATATTATAACTCGCAGGTGGCGCTTGAAATTCCTCTACCATTGGCGCAGAAAAACTTTCTGAGTTCATTGTCGTATTTCTGACTTCACCTCTACCAATTTGATTATGTTTATCCATGATTTTTTTTGAAATCATCAATTTTTCTAAAAGTTCTGCTTCTGAATTCATATATATTTAAATTGTTTCATTATCAAATTTTGCATTTATTAAAACTCGTTCCATGCTTTTGTCACCATTTGGGTTATAGTTGGGTCTTGGTTCGTTAAAGGTTTCTTGTGTCGGTCTAATAAATTCCATTTTATCGACTCTAAAAAATCTCCAACTTGGTAAAGGTTTTTTTCCTAAATACGCTCTGTGAGACGCCCCCTCTCTATCCCAAGCCCTTAACACAGGGTTTCCTTTTTTACTATAACCAAAACATACCGGCTCAATAACCCTAAGTCCTCTACCACCTGGTTCATCACCATTGTAATAAATAACGCAAACTCTTCTTCTTCTAATGGCATCAGTGATCTGATCAATAGATGCCACTTCTAAAATAAGAGTATTTAAGGTATTGTAAAGTTTCATTATGCTGATGGTGTAGTATAAGGTTTGTTTGGTTGATATTCGTTTTGTTTGATCTCATTTTTTCTTTCAACAATATCAATTGACGAACCTCCATTAATTGTGTCTAAAAAAATTCCTGTCCCTTTTCCTGACTCATCTCCATCTGATAAAGCATCTGGGTTTGTTGATGAATAAGGATTTTGTGTTTTGTAATCATTTTTCACAATCAAACTTTTTCTTTGCAAATCTGCAATTGCAGTCAAGTCATTTGCAGGTTGACTAAAATCTAATCTTTCTGTTTGCATTTTAAATTATTTGTTTCATTATTTGGTTTATCCTTTCTAGGTCTTCTTTAATTCTAACATCTTGTGTAAAAGTGCTATGTTCTTTTGATGGTCTTAACATATCAGCGATTGGTCCTAAATCTTTTATAAATTTTACGTCAATCTCTTCGGGTTTAATTTCTTCAACCGATTGATGTGTTGTTGTTTGTTTTCGTAAATCTTGAATGGTTGACTCTACCCAATTTCTCATGTAATCAGCACCATTTAGAATATATGGAGCGTCGGTTCCGTCACCATCATAATTATCAAACCAATTTTTTATTCTCCCAAGTTGTTGATAAGTTACATAACCAGAATTTCTTAACTCTTCGTTTCTATTATGACCTTCCATATTAGAATCGGAGTTAGGTATATGATCAAAGCAAGTCTGAAGATATTCTTTGACTTCTTTTGGTAATTCTATTGTTTTATTGTATAACTGACTATTCACCTTGTTTCAAATGTTTAATTAACTTATTAATATCTATATTTTCTTTTTCGGCAAGTTTTTTAATTGCCTCTATGTTTCTAATCAACAATTTAGACATCACATTATCATTTTCTTTTTTTTCAGGTTTTTCTTTCTTTACGATCTCTTTGTCTTTTGTTTTTTTGGATATTAGAATTTCGTCAATCATTTTACTCATTTTTTCAATCTCTAATTCAGATAATCTTCTTTTGGTAAAACAATTTTTACATTGGCCCCTTTTTTTCTCACCTTTCAACTCCTTATCCAATTTTCTATCAAAACCTAATCTTTTTAATCTTTCATTTCTTTCAAACGGATCTTCAACACCCATTTTTTTCATAATTTTATTTGCCTGATCATATGTTGAAGCGTCTTCAGTTTCCTCAAACCCAAAAGATTCGGACTGATCAACCTCATCCAAAATTTTCCCATCAACTTCTTCACCTTCACCGTAATACACACGAATGAAAGGAAATTGATTTGCTTTTGTCATACGAACCGTTTGGTCCATAGTTTTTTTCGCCAAATTTCTTTGATTTAAAATAGGAATACTAGACCCTATAACAGACCCATCTGGATTTACAAGTTCACCTATTTCGCCGTCGGGTGCATGTTTAGATTTTGCTTTATTGTCCAATAATTTATGAACGTATTTTTTTGATAATTTTTTTCCTGATTTTAATATACTAGAAATAACTTTTTGAATGTCATTAAAAACTTCTTTATCAACAACAACAACCTCGTCATTTTTTCTTGATTCGGTAATCGTTTCCTCAACAGCAAAATATACATTGATTTTATTTCCCTTTTCTTTTAGATAAAAATAGTAAGGACTTTGAAAATACTCTTCGTTAAGTTTAATCATGTTAGAATTTTCTTAATAAATACTTCGAATTGCGGTATTTATAAGGAAAACAGATGTCGTATCAAAATATAAATCAATATAACTACCCAAAGTTAAAGTTGCAAGTTATTTATGACGGGCAAGACATGTCTTTGGCGTCTGATGAAGTTGATTACAATCAGGAAGTTGTTTTTTCTCCTTTTATTATTGGGGCGGATGACGGAAGGAAATTACCAATTAATCTTAATTTAAATAGTCCCCTCACAACACAAAACTTAAATTTAACATATGGAATTTATAATCCCAATAACATAATTGTTTCAGAAACTTATTACCAACCCGAAAATTTAAATTTAAGTTGTTTTAGCTCGAGCACTTCTTGTGATATTGGATTGACAGGTGTTGATAATGGTTTAGTTTCAAAAATTAAAGGAGATAGTATAGTTTTTACAAATGGTTTATTTAGCGATCAGTTAAAATTCCAAAGACTTTATTTTGATAGACGAATGAAGTTTTTTCAAACAACAACAAATGTCCCTTCAAATCATAAGTTTTCAGGAGTTCCTTATTATACAACATATCAAATGATTTCTAAAGTTGCTCCTGTGATAGGTAGATATGTTGAATTGTATGGTGGTTTTTATCAAGGGTTTTATAAGTTGTTTGGTTATGACTATGACATTTTACCCGAAAGAATGAATAAGGGGTGGACTGTAGAAATGATTTTAAAACCAAGATTTTCTGACGAATTTGTTCCTCCACCAGGTTATACCACTTTAAATCAAATTTACCCAAATAACAAAAACACATTTTTTTATATGGGTAATCGGGCTGAAAATAAATTTTACCATTATGCCGACGGATCACCAAAATGTGATAAAGATTATGTTAGAGTAACTTCAGGTTTAACTTGTGAAGAAACATGTGCTTGTTGTGATTATTCTGTAGAAAACAGTAGATGTATCTATGTATATCCACCAAGACCAATTGGTGAGGAATACGACCCACATGTCAATTATGGTTGTAATTTGTGTAATGGAAGTGTGGAAAGACAATTAACTTGTGGTTGTGGATGTAATTTAGATCCTTGTTTGAAATGTGGATGGATGTGTTTTCCTCATGTTTGTTCGGGAATAACAATTCCAACACCAACACCTACCCCAACTCCAAGTCCAACACCACCATGCGATGCACCATCAAATGTTATACCTTGTCCAACCAAACCTTGTTGCACATCTTGCCCAAGTTGTGGTTGTGATACTTGTGGATGTCCTCCATCTACACCATCATCAACATTTTACTCAATAGAAGATACTTGTGAAAAAGATCCCAAAATGGATGACTTGTCAAATAACATTTCATTTAGATTATGTGGTGACCCAAAAAATCCTGGTATTGGTATTAGAGCAATTAAAATTACCGGTGAATGTGAAACAACGGGGTCTTGTATAACGGGTCAAACTTATGTTACAGGATATACTATAGTTGATATTTGCACTCCACCAATTTACCCATATTGCTTAGAGGTAAATCCTGTTTGGTTAGACTTTGAACATTGGTTTTTAATTGATGTGGTTTGGGAACGATACACTTTTTTAGATTTTTGTGATTTAAGATGGTTTGGTGGTTTGGATCAAATAACGAGAGTCGAGTTATTACAAAGTTTGGCTAACAATTCAATTAGTTTAATACAACCACCATATACAAATGGTTATGAAATTCCTGGTCAAGTGGAGATTGTTCAGTTAAATCAAACTTGGTTGGACGAAACTAAATTTAGATTAGGTCGTTTGAAAATTTATATAAACGGTAGAATTTTTTACACTGTGGAAAATTTTGAAGAAGTCATTCCACGAGCTTTAGATACCGATAAAGAAAAACAAGTTGGAGTTCCTTTTAACATGTCTTGGGGTGGTGGAACTCAAGGACTTCACGAAAATTTAACTTTGTCGGCTTGCACCTCTCTTAATGTTGGGGACTACATACAAGACCCGGAATGTTTTCCTGAGAATGTTTTAAGTGCGACCACGTTGAATAAGTTAAAAACTCACATTTTGTTAGAACAAAATTTTGCAGGAACTTTTGATGGTGCGATTTCACAGTTTAGATTTTACACCGAACCGTTGTCTTCTCCCGAAGTTAAACATAATTTCCAAATCGTGAAAACAAATTTTAATATGTTTGATCCCGATTGTCCTGTATGTGACACATCGGTATGTATTCCTAATGATTTTACATACACAATAATTAATACGTAGATGAGTCAAAGTATAGTAATCAATAGTGTTTTTTATGATGGTGAATTGGCTGAAGTCCTATTCAAACCAGACAACGATAATGTTGTTTTAAACTTTGGTGAAATAACTTTACCTTTTTTATTCGAACCTTATTTACTAATACCCGCAAGAGAAATCTACGGAACATATACTATAAAACCTGTTTCGTCCAATTGTCCTTATTTTTTAAATGTTGTTAGACCAACCCCAACACCGACACCAACAATAACTCCGACAAAAACTCCGACACAGACACCTACGCCAACACCAACTCCTACACCAACAATTGATCCGTGTCAAATTCCTAGTCCTACACCGACATCGACTCTGACTCCGACGCCAACACCGACCAAAACTTTAACACCAACACCGACTCCAACATGGAATCCATGTATAACTCCATTCCCGACACCAAGCCCATCCGCAACAGATCTTGTGGTTACAATTCATGTAAATGTGGTTCCTGGTTCAATCATAGTTCAATCAATCGTAAATTACAACATAACTTTACCTTACGAAACATGTGTAGATTATGAATGTATATTGATGATGCAAGATGGAACACATATTTCAGTTCCAAAATCAACAATAGTAGAATCAGGTCAAACAACCGGATATAGCGAAACAATAATAGATCATAATTATAGCGATTTGGATGGTGATGTTATTGTTACAAATACCGAAGTATCAGGTTATACAGGAAGCGCCGTGTTTGATGTGATAATTGTGACAGACGTAACACCAACACCAACTACCACACCTACGCCAACACCTACACCAACACCAGGTTCGTCTGTAACCCCAACTCCGACAATTACAACAACTAATACACCATCACCATCTATAACTCCGACTTTAACCGTAACACCAACCGTAACTCCAACCATAGGGGTAACACCAACTCCAACAGTAACTATTACACCAACAACAACACCAACAGTTACAATTACCGCAACTCCAACATTTACACCTACACCAACACCTACTGTAACTCCAACTATAACACCTACCGTAACTCCAACGACTACACCAACACAAACAATTACACCAACACCTTCTATCACACCATCTGTAACACCAACATTTACCCCAACATTAACACCGACTCCAACAGCTTCACCAGCAATTGCACCAACATTGTATTTTGGAAAACTTCAAACTCCGTCATTTACTGAAGGTCAAGAAAATTTATTAGACAACGTTCAATCCTTTAATTCAACTGACATCCACATTCCAATTGTAAGTGGAAGTGGTTATGGATATTTGTTGATACCTTCATTTATGAATCAACCATCTATCATTAGAAATAGTTCTGAAGGATGTGCAGGATTCGTTGTTCCAATTATTTCTAGACCCGACGTAATTATCCCTGATATTTTTGGTAATCCCACTATTTATAAAGTATATAGAACCTACGTTTCAACTCACGCAGAGGTTGACTTGTGGTTATGTGTATAATATTTTATGAATATAGACTAAATTAAATGGCCGATTTTAGTAGTGTCGGTGGGGTTGGAATTATGGGTTTCATCTCGCCGATGGACACAAGAGACACATATGCCGTAATCGATCCTTTATATGGAATCGATGGTATAAGAAATGTTAGTTCCATAACAGATCTTAATTACGTATCGTTTGATCGACGAAGATCGGGTATGATCGTAGGTGTTGATGGTGGAAGTAGATATTTCAAATTAAAAGATTGTGTTTGGGACTTTACAATATCGGATTGGCAAGAGATTTTTTTATACACAATTCCTCAATCAGCAATTACCATAAATAATATTACAGGGGGGACGGTAGATTATTCATCTCAAACTTTAACTCTATCAAAAAGTTCAGGAGAACTAATTACAATCACGGGGTTAACGGACACTTATATTACAGGTGGAACATACAATCAAGGGGAATCAACATTAGAATTAATAAACAATTATGGATCTAGTGTTGAGATCTCAGGATTTACGAGTTCTGTAAGCGTGTCTGCTAACACAGGTTTGGGTGTTGATAATGGCATTCTTTTTACAGAATATAACACATTATTAGACCCTTCTTTACAAATGGCTCAGACAATAGGGGGTTTACCGGCAGGAACATCAGTTTCAAGTTTGTCAGGAAAAACATTAGTTGAAATATTTGACGATATGTTTTTTCCAACTCAACAACCAACATATACAATTCCAACAATATCTATCAACAACTCAAACTCAACTGTAGAAGTTGGGACAACTTATGTGAGTAATTTGATTGTAACGGCAACAAAAAATGATGCAGGAAATTTTACATTTTTAGAAATTATAAGAAACAACGCGACTTCTTTAACTTCAACAACAACACCAACGTCAGCAACTACAACAAATTTACCAAGTCAATATGGATATAATGATCCAAATAACCCAAATTATACCTTTAGCGTATCCTATAATGAAAGTTATGTTATACCAACAGGTATTACAAGTTCAACAACAACATATAAAGGTAGGGGTAATTACTCGAGTGGTTTGGTAAAAAAAACAAATAAAGGAGTTGATGATACACGACCATTTCAAGTTAGATCTACAAATGCACCTCAGTCAAGTTCATCTTCCTTTGATTCGTCTTCAAGAACAATAACAGGGATATTTCCATATTACTATGGAAAAATGAACATAGAACCAACGGTCCAATCAGTAATAGATTCAATATCAAACGGAACCGCAAATAAAGTATTGTTAAGCGCCCAAGATAATTTACACATAACATATAACGCAACTACAGAATTTTTGTGGTTTGCTCATTTGTCAACCTATGGTCCAAAATCACAATGGTATGTGGCGGCGGATAACAAAGGTTTAATGTCGACCACAAGTTTATTTGATCCTGGTGTAATCGGTTTGGTAAGTAGTGAATCGGGATATTGGTCAAATGCTAGTTTTTATATTTATTTAGGAAATTACGCAACAACACTAAACACAATAACACTAGGAAACGGATTATTCTAAGACATGGCAATTCAAATTAATGATAATTTAAATCCACTAGCCCCCAAGATCTTAGATAATAGATATGGACCCTATACCTCGACCACTGAAGCCAACTCGGTAATTAATCTTTCTTTTCGTGTTGTAGGTCTTACTGTCGGTATTTTATCAGGTGATACTGTATTTTCAGGAGGACGATACATTAGTTCAACCGAAGGTGTTGTTGAGTATTGGTATTATACCGGAATCACCGATTCTGATTTAGTTTTAAAGTCTGATTGTACGGCTCAATGTGGTGACCCAAATTTTGTTGATAAAGAAGTATTATATCCTGTTGATGGTGTCAATAGGATTTTTACATTAAGATATACACCCGAATTTAATTCTGAAAGCATTTATTATAACGGTCTTTTACAAAAAGAGGGTATAAATGCTGATTATTTAATTTATGGAAGAACTATAGAGTTTAATGTTGCGCCATTTGCGAACAGTAGATTATTGGCATCATATAGAACTTACTCTGAAATTAACTTTATCGATAATGAAGTTCCGATGGGTGTTGTTAACGGAATCAATACTGTATTTGAATTATCATTAACTCCTGTGGAAGGTAGTGATCACTTGTATTTGAATGGTTTATTACAAGATGAAGGTGATATGTTTGATTACAGAATAACAGGAAAAATTATAACATTTAACACTCCTCCTCCAACAGGAAGTATTTTATTATGTTCATATAGATATAATTAAAAAATTTATGTAATAAACTTTAGAAAACAAAAAAAATAGACATATTTATAAAAAGAAAAAAAACAGTAATGGAACAAGAAACAAGATATACAACAAGTGATCTTTATTTAGGGGCATATTTAAAATTAAAGGGGTTTAAAATGGTTGTTGAAAAACAAAGAAACAAGGCTATTTTTGTTTTTGACAAAACGGAAGAGATTCAAAAAGAAGTTAATGATTATTTAAATGAAGGTGGTTCTTGTGAACCGCTTTTATATACAAATTCAATTAAGAATTTAAAAAATTTATTATATAATTTATAATAATTTTTTTTCTTTTTTGATAATATGAAATATTTATATGTAAATCAAAGTCTTTTTTAAGACGATTATTAATATCTTTATTTATCCCAATTATTTAAATTAATAAAAAAATTAAGCAAACAATTTAAATTATATTGTTTGGGTAAAAATTTGTATGTGTCAGAAAAACGTAAAATCTGAGTTGGATTTTTATGGTGAGAAAAATCATTTAATAGTCAAAATTAATTTTTACAAATGGCTACAACAAAAATAGTCTTAGACTTACAGTCGGACTTGTTACTTACAAGTCCAACAATTACAAACCCATCGGGAATTACCGCAGGAAATATCGCGTTTTCAAATCCTGCGTTTCCTCCTACAGTTACTGCGGTTGATGGCGCTCTAACGGTATTAGAAACTGACTTAACTACAGAAGAGTCAACAAGATTGTCTGCTGATAATTCATTATCAACTGCATTATCTACAGAAATTTCTACTGAAGCATCCTCAAGAGTATCAGGTGATGCGTCATTGTCTACTGCATTGTCTACTGAAGCTTCTACAAGAACATCTGCGGATAACTCATTGGAGGATTACGTTGATGCTGGTATTTCTACTGAAGCATCCTCAAGAGTATCAGGTGATGCGTCTTTATCAACTGCAATTTCTACTGAAGCTTCTACAAGAACTTCTGCTGACGCATCGTTGTCAACTGCAATTTCTAACAACGCTTCT